TACTGTAGGATTTCACAAATCAGCTGCAGGATCTATGTACATTGGGACCACACCGATTGAGTCAATTACTAACTTTAGTGCAGCAGATGCTACTCCAGTTGCATTTGATTTTACTGTAACAGGATCATCAGCACCTACAGCTAGATTCAATGCCGGCGACGTTGTTGGAATCTCAATAAATCCAACAAATTCACCAGATGACTGCAATGTAACAGTTATTTGGGAGCTCCATACACATAGAATTCTCAGTGGATCTTCTATCTAAGTTTTAATTTAAAATAAAAATTGTACATTTTAATAAAATATCCCTATATTAAAGAAATAGAGATCTAATTAATCAGCTTTCTCTAATATAGAGTATATTAATTAGATAAATTAAGTAGAATATCTAATAAAGATTAAATTCTATTGGAGATTTAATGATATCATTTAATAGTGATCTATTCTCATCTAAGCAAGAGATAGAAATACCCTCAGAGTGTGATATAGTATTTGTCTCAGATATGTTTAGCTCAGACTACGTAGGTGGTGCTGAGATGACTACAGACTCACTTATTGATAGCTCTCCCTTTAGTGTCTTTAGGCTTCACTCCAAAGATGTTGATATGGAAATCCTTGAAAGAGGAGTCTCAAAATATTGGATATTTGGTAATTTTTCCCAGCTTGATATGAATTTGATACCGAGTATTGTTTCTAATATGAAGTATTCCATTCTAGAGTATGATTACAAATACTGTAGATATAGATCTCCAGAAAAACACATGTTCTCAGAGAATACACCCTGTGACTGTCATAATCAAATTCATGGAAAGATTATTTCTGCCTTTTTTCACGGTGCAAAATCTCTCTGGTGGATGTCAGAAAAGCAAATGGAAAGATATCATACTATCTTTCCATTTCTAGAGGAGAATACAAATACTGTCCTCTCATCAATTTTTGATGAGAATTTCTTTGTGTCTCTAAAGATGCTCAGAGAAAAGTATAAGGATCACGATAGAAAGGGATGGGTCACTCTGGGATCAACGTCTTGGGTAAAAGGAGCTCAGAAAGCAGAAGAGTGGTGCAAGAAGAATAAAAAAGACTATGATGTAGTTTGGAATCTTCCATATGAAAAGCTTCTTGATAAGCTGGCAAGATCTAAGGGCTTTGTCTATCTTCCTGCTGGATCTGATACATGTCCAAGAATGGTTATTGAAGCAAAGCTTCTTGGGTGTGAGCTTAAGATAAATGAAAATGTTCAACATGCAAATGAGCTATGGTTTGACACAGATGATATGTTTGATACTGAGGCATATCTTTATGCAGGTAGGGGTAAATTCTGGAATGGTATCAAGTACAGCATGGGATATAATCCAACGATAAGCGGATATACGACAACTAAGGATTGCATATCTCAAAATTATCCATTTATTGAGTCTATTTCTTCATTGCTTACTTTTTGCGACCAAGTGGTTGTTGTCGATGGAGGGTCAACAGATGGAACATGGGAAGAGCTTCAAGCCCTAGCTGCTTCGAACCCCGATGGTAAAGTTATAATTCACAAACAAGAGAGAGACTGGAATAGTAAAAGATCTGCAGTATTTGACGGTCAGCAAAAAGCACTTGCTAGATCACTATGCACATTAGATTTTTGTTGGCAGCAGGATGTAGATGAGATAGTGCATGAGGATGACATTCCAAAGATTAGAAGTATAGTAAATCAACTTCCAAAGGGTGTGGAGCTAGTTGCCCTTCCTGTTATTGAATACTGGGGCGGTCCTGAAAAGGTAAGGATGGATATTAATCCGTGGAAGTGGAGATTATCAAGAAATCTACCCCACATTACCCATGGAATTCCAGCAAGTCTTAGAAGATTTGATAAGAATGGTGAGATGTTTTCATCTCCCGGAAGCGATGGATGTGACTATGTTAGAAGTGATAATTTTTCCCCTATTCAGTTTGTCTCATTCTATACAAAGGATGCAGAAAATCTAAGAAGAGATGCAATGATAAATCCATCTTCATTAAAAAGATATCAAGCTTGGTTTAGCGAGGCACTTGGTAGACTTCCATGTGTTCATCACTACTCCTGGTTTAATATTGAGAGAAAGATAAGGACATATTCTGGATTTTGGTCAAGACATTGGCAAAGTCTATACAACATACATCAAGATGACATAGCAGAAAATAACATGTTTTTTGACAAACCGTGGTCTGAAGTTACAGATGAAGATATATCTTTACTTGCTTCATCGCTTAAAGAAAAAATGGGAGGGTGGATATTTCACACCAAGGTAGACTTTTCTAAACCTACACCCCATATATCTCTAGATACAGATCATCCAGAAATTATAAAAGATTGGATTAATAGATGAAAGTTATCTTTATTTCACCTTGCTTTAATGCATCTCAAAATTTAAAAAATCTCTTAGGATCTGTTAGATCTCAAAGTGATGATAGGTGGTTTCACATACTTGTTGATGATCTATCTATTGATAACACCTCAGAAGTATTTAACACAGTTGCGGGAAGTGATGATAGGTTTTCTCTAATAAAGAATGATGAAAAAAAATATGCTTTAAAGAATATTATTGATGTTGCTAGAGAGTATCAAGATGAAGAGGATACAATTATTGCTGTTATCGATGGAGATGATCAGCTCTGTAATGATGATGCAGTCTCGCTACTAATAGAAGAATATGAAAATGGAAATGATGTAGTTTGGACAGGACACAAGTGGGATATTAATGGAATAAACATATCTCGAGCCATGCCTGGCCCTGTAGATCCCTATGGGTGGCCGTGGTGCACATCTCACTTAAGAACATTTAGATCAACACTTTTAAAAAATGTCTCTGATAATAATTTCAAAGATCCGTGGGGAAACTGGTTTCAGCGAGGATATGATCAAGCACTCATGCTACCACTTCTAAAGCTAACAAATAAGAGAAAGTATATTGATGAGATATGCTATCTCTATAACATAAAATCTGTCTCTGTCAATGATCGCGACTGGGCAGAAATGAAACAGCTTTCTACAATAAATCTTGTCAGAGCTCGGGGGTTTCTAGATTGAAAGTTTTTTTTGATAATGTTAATTTTAACTCTTCTAGTGGACCAAATTCATTTGCAAAAAGACTTTCTGATGAGCTGATAAGAAGAAATTATCAAATTTCTAATGTAGCATCTAAGAGCTTTATTCCCGATGTTCAGCTTTCATTTATTATGTCTCAAAAGAAGATTGCTCCGCTAGTTCAAAGACTTGATGGAATATATTTTAACATAGAGCAAGATTATCAGGTTTTAAATAAGCCTCTTCTTGAAACATATGAAAATTCTGAATCAGCTGTATTTCAGACAGAGTTTAATAAAAAACTATCAGAGCATTATTTTGGAAATCACTTGAATTCTACAGTAATAAGAAATGGAACAGATTTAGACCTAATATCATCAATACAACCAGTTAAAAATAAAATTTTAGATAAGTTTGAAAAAGTATGGTGCTGCGCCTCTTCTTGGAGACCGCACAAGAGACTATCTGAAAATGTTAGATATTTTCTTGAAGTAGCGCCGGATACACACTGTCTTGTTATTCTTGGATCTAATCCTGATTTTATTACTAAGCACCCCAGGGTCTTCTACGGAGGTGAGGTAGGATGGGGAGATCTTATTTCCATATACAAGAGGTCTGACTATTTTATACACCTTTCGTGGCTTGATCACTGTCCAAACGTTGTCGTAGACGCCAGGGCATCCGGTTGTCAAATAATTTGTTCTTCAGCTGGAGGAACAAAAGAGATTGCTGGAAAAGATGCAACTGTCATAAAAGAAGATGATTGGGATTTTTCTCCTATCAAGCTTTATAAGCCTCCTGAAATGGACTTTTCTAAAACTGTTAAAAATGAATACGATATTGATATCTCTATTTCTAGGGCAGCTAAAGAATATATTGACGTGTTTAAGGGGGTCTTAAGAAGATGAAGGTGTTTTGTGTTGCGCCTAGGGAAAACTGGATATGTGATCGAATCGCCGAAGAATGGTATAAAAATTGTCCAGATATTTCTACTAAAAGTATCTTAGATGCAGATATCATATGGCTACTGGCATCGTGGTGCTGGAATCAGATTCATCCTGACATACTAAATAAAAAGAAAGTTATCGCAACAATTCATCACATAGTTCCGGAAAAATTTACTAAACAAAAGCTATCAGACTTTCTACTAAGAGATCAGATTGTTGACCTCTATCATGTTCCAAATAAGAAAACGTGTGAATTTATTCGTCAGCTAACTAAAAAGCCTATAACTATAGTGGGATACTGGTTTGATAAAGATAAGTGGCCCATTGAAGATAAAAAAGAATGTAGGGAAATTTTAGGGCTATCTCAAGATGACTTTATTGTAGGATCGTTTCAAAGAGATACAGAGGGCGGAGACCTAAAGACGCCAAAGCTAGAAAAGGGTCCAGATTTATTTTGTGACTATGTTGAAAGAATTAATCGTAAAAATTTACACGTCTTGCTAGGCGGATGGAGAAGGCAGTACGTTATATCTAGATTAAAAAAGTCAAAAATCTCTTTTACATATTTTGAGCTAGCAAACCTTCAAAAGCTAAGACAGATGTATTGCACACTTGACCTATATGTTATATCATCTAGGTATGAGGGAGGTCCCCAGTCAGCTCTAGAGGCTTCAGGAATGAAGGTCCCGATAGTATCGACAGATGTCGGAATGGTTTCAGAAATTCTTCACTCTAGCACTATTTTTGATTCACTAGATGAGAACTTTTACCCTGGTGAAGATGTTGTCAAATTTAATTTTGAACAGGTCTTAAAGTTTGAAATAAAATCTCATATGGAAGACTATATTAAAATGTTTAAGTGTGTTATATGAAAAAAAGAGCATTAATAACAGGTATAAATGGAATGGACGGAAGCCACTTAGCTGACCTCCTACTTGAGAAAGATTATGAAGTCTTTGGTATTGAGAGAAGATCATCTACAAGAAGTAGAGTAAATACATCTCACCTTATGGGAAAGATAGAGTTTTTAAACGGTGATCTCACAGATCAGAATTCACTATTTAGATGTCTAAAGCAAAGCGATCCGGATGAGGTCTACAATCTAGCAGCACAGTCTTTTGTTGGAGAAAGCTGGAATACACCAGAATACACATCAGATGTTACCGGTCTCGGTGCTTTAAGAATGCTTGAATCAATTCGAGAGTTCGGGAGGACCACAAGATATTATCAAGCAAGCAGCTCAGAGATGTTTGGGAGAATGGTTGAAAATCCAGCAAGAGAGACTACACCTTTCTACCCTAGAAGTCCGTATGGTGTTTCAAAGCTTTATGCACACTGGATTACAAAGAACTATAGAGAGTCATACGGAATGTTTAATTGCTCTGGAATACTCTTCAATCACGAGTCAGAAAGACGAGGTGTTGAATTTGTAACCAGAAAAATTTCTGACGGTGTCGCTAGAATTCACCTCGGACTATCTGATCATATTACATTGGGAAATTTAGAGGCAAAAAGAGATTGGGGATATGCTCCAGACTATGTAGAGGCAATGTGGCTAATGCTACAACAAGATAGTCCCGATGACTATATTATTGCAACCGGTGTGTGTTATTCAATAAAAGATTTTCTAAATGAAGCTTTTTCTATAGTTGGAATAAGTGACTGGACTCCGTACATTAAGCAAGATCCTAGATTCATGAGACCTGCAGAGGTTGATGTGCTTATTGGCGATAACACAAAGGCTAAGAATAATCTAGGATGGTCACCTAAAACTTCATTTAAAGATTTAGTTAAGATCATGGTGGATAATGACATCAATTCTCTTAAATAGAAGGCCTGTAGAGGGTCCGTGGGGTGGTGGAAATCTTCTCGTAAGCGCCATTTGTAAAAACTTTACAGAGCAAGGCGTCAAAGTAGCTCACGACTTTAGTACTGATATCGATGTGATCTTTATGCAAGATCCCAGACCAGGAAATACTGGAATTTCAATAAAGGAAATTATAGCCTATAAAGATCTTCATCCTAAAGTAAAAATAATACACAGGGTTAATGAGTGTGATGCTAGAAAGGGAACACAGAATATGGATTGTTTTCTAAGACAGTGTAGTAAATTCACAGATCATACTGTATTTGTATCTGACTGGATGAGAGATTATCATCTTTCGAGAGAGTGGCATTGTAATAGCACTAGTGTGATCTACAATGGTGTAAATCTAGATCACTTTAAAAAGGGTCATAAGATTGACAATGGCAAGGTAAATATTGTAACTCATCACTGGTCAAGCAATAGAATGAAAGGTTTTGACGTGTATGAGGCAATTGATGAATTTATAAAAGATACTGATTTTACTTTTACGTACATCGGAAGAGAGCTTGGCACATTTAAAAATACCAAAATTATTCCTCCTTTATTTGGAGAGAAATTGGGTAAAGAGCTTTCTAGATATGACCTATACATTAGCGGATCACTGTGGGATCCGGGTCCAAATCACATTTTAGAAAGTATAGCATGTCAGATACCCACATATGTCACAAGTGACGGAGGAGGGGCAGTTGAATTTGCAGGAGAGGATCATGTATTTGAGAACATGGATCAGCTACTTAGAATTATCAGATCCAGGAGTTATGTCAATAATAGCCTATCGATTAATTCTTGGAGACAGTGTACCGATCAGTATTTAGATATTGTGAGATCACTGTGAAATTTATATCACATAGGGGAAATATAGAGGGCTCTGATCCAAGAAGAGAAAATACCCCAGAGTATATTGACGAGGCCATTAGCAAGGGATTTGATGTCGAGACTGACATAAGACTGGAAAATGGGTATGTTCCTCCAGGAAGTTTCTATCTAGGGCATGATATTCCAGAATATGAAGTCAGCCTAGACTGGCTTATTGAGAGAAAAGATAGACTATGGCTTCATGCTAAAAATGTAGGTGCACTTAGGTGGTTTTTAAATTCAAATGTAAGCTGGAATATATTCTGGCATCAGGAAGATGATTACACGATTACAAGTAAGGGATACATTTGGGTATACCCTGGGCGTCGTCCTTGCCACGGCTCCGTTATTGTAATGCCTGAGAGGACAGAATATTCATGGAAATTTATTAAAAAATGTGGTGGCATCTGTAGCGATAATATAAAGAAGTATTATGAAGAATTTAAAGCTGGTAATTTTTGATCTCGATGGTGTCCTAGTTGATGCATGTGAGTGGCACAGGCTTGCGCTAAATGAAGCACTATTGACTGTCTGTAATTATGAAATACCTGTTGATGAGCATGGATTGATATTTAATGGAATCCCAACAAGCGTTAAGCTTAAAAAGCTATCAGAAATGGGAAAGATACCAGAGACCTGTCATGAAAAAGTTTACTCTATTAAGCAAAAAAAGACCATAGAGATAATTGAGAAAAATTCAAAGATTAGATCTGAAAAAATTAACATGATAAGGGATCTCAAAGACAGGGGTCTAAAGGTCTGCTGCTTTACAAATAGTATTAGAGAGACTGCTGAGCTAATGCTATCAACTTGTGGAGTTCTCAATATGCTAGACATGATTGTTACAAATCAGGATGTTAAAAATCCCAAGCCAGATCCAGAGGGCTATTTAAAAATCTTAAATCATTTCAATATCTCCTCAGATGATACCGTAATTGTAGAAGATTCTCCGAAAGGGATCGAATCAGCAATTAGATCTGGCTGTCTTGTAATTGGTGTGGCAGGTTGTGACGATGTTAATATTGATATATTTGACGAGATCTTAAATGAATAAAATTCAAAAACCGTGGGGTCATGAAATTATATGGGCTCAAACTAGCACATATGTCGGAAAAATTCTTCACATAAAGGCTGGTAATAGGCTATCAAAACAATATCATCAGATAAAAGAAGAAACCGTCTATGTTATAAGTGGAATACTTTACAATTATGATGACTGTGATAATATTCAAAAATTTTTACCAGGAGAGTCATTTCACATACAACCACATCAAGTTCATAGATTTGGAGCAGGTGAAATATCTGTCACATTAGTTGAAGTAAGTACACCCCATCTCGAAGATGTTGTGAGAATAGATGACGACTACGGCAGAGTGAATAGTGGGAAGAGTAAATGAAGAGATCGTGCACCCTTCTTCTACAGAGAAATCTACCAGAAGTAACTGAGAAATTTGCTGAAAATTTAATAAAGTACAATGGTGATGTAACTGACTTATATGTTGTAGAAAGTGGGTCTGATGATGACAAAATTACAGAAAATAAAACATTCCATGCTAGCTGGGAAGATGCAAGAATAAATGGGTTAAGGACGGGACGAGGATTTAATTTTGGACTTAAGTCTCTTATTGAAGAAGGGCTGGACTATGAATTTATTATGATGGCTACAGGCGATACTCAGCTTCCTGATGAAAATGTTATTGAAATCCTAATAGAAGAAATGGATAGAATACCAAGGCTTGGAGTTATATCACCAATTTCGTGGAACTGGGGCGCAAGAATTACTGGATTTATTAACAATAAAACAACTAAGGCAATATCCATACCAATTCCTCACATCTGCTGGATGTTTAGAAAGAGTGCAATTGACGATGTTATCATGGGAAAAGATCCGGCTGTGTATGAACAGTTTCTTTACGATGGAACAAATTTTAGATGCTATGGTGTAGACACAGAGTTGATGATGAAGATGTATATGAATGATTGGATTTTTGCAATAACGTCTAAGACATCACAAAAAGAAGACTATAGCCTGACTGATAGAAATTATAAGAAAATGAAAACTGATTCTCATAATGACCATAGAAGAATGATGTGGGAAGAGGGCTTAGCATGGTTTGATAAAAAGTATGGGTTTAAGGATAAACATGGATTATCCAGTCTATTGAGAAATGAATATAATAATTTTTTTAATAGGCATCCTGAATTATCTGATTTGATTTATTAAAGCAGATAATTGTGTAAAATTAAAATATTGGAGAGCTAATAAATGATAATTTTAGGACTTCCTTCAAGTCATCATAGTGCATGGGGGATTGTTAAAGATGGAAAGGTCTTAAGGGCAATTCTGGAATCAAGACTAAATAGAATCAAGCACTACCCATATTATACTAACTTAAAAGAAAATCCCATGACTCTTGGCCTAGAGTACCTTCTAAGAGGGCAAAACTTCTCTGTTGGGGATATTGATGTTGCTACAATTCCTGTTCTACCTAAAGATTCAAAGTTTCATCATTTAGACATCGTAGAAATGGATAGTATTGATGATGTAATACAAACCAATGCTGCTCCGTGGTATAGTGCAATTTTAGAGTTTATCAAGTCAGAAGGATTTAAAGGCAAGATAGTATTTGTCAATCACCAGCTATCTCATGCATCATATGCCTATAACCTCTCAGGATACAAAGAGTGCGATGTTTTATCTTATGATGGTGCAGGTTGTGGTTGGCCCCCTGAAGTTGTTGTCGGATTCCATGTGAATTCTCACAGATATAATAGACTATTTTCAGTTAGAGTTCCTCACAGCCTGGGTCATGTGTATTCAAATACGACAAATAGAATATTTGGAAATAGATCTGATGGATGCGAGGGAAAGGTAATGGGCCTTGCACCATACGGGGTGCCTGATGAAAGATTGACAATGCTTAAATTAGATGAAAATAGTGAAACATATATTTCAACATATCCAAGCACAACAAAGATTCAATATTCAGGAATAGAGCCTCATTCAAGCATATTCGGATTACGTCAACAAAATATACCCCAGAGAGAAAATAAGAAAAAATGGAATTTCGATGATGAGTCAGATATGTTCTATGCAAATCTAGCAGCATCAGCACAAAGATCTGTTGAAAATGCGGGAATGTATTACGCTAAAAAACTTTTAGACGAAACAGGCAGTGATAACCTATGTCTGGTCGGAGGTGTTGCTTTAAATAGCTGTCTAAATGGAAAGATAAGAAGATCAGGTATTTATAAAAATGTATTTGCAGGCCCTGCATGTCATGACGGCGGTCACGCAATAGGTGCACCTCTTTATTATAGTAATTTAAAAAATCCAAAAAAGACAGAAAGATTAAAAGATGATTTTTTTGGATATCCCTATAGCGATGACGAATGTTTAAGTGCGGCGGAAGAATTTAATTTAACGTATAGTTCATTTAATAATACTGAAAGTCTTTCTGCTGATATTGCAAAATCTATTGCTGATAAGAAGATTATTGCCATCTTTAATAAAGGTTCAGAATTGGGACCAAGAGCCCTTGGACATAGAAGTATTGTTGTAGATCCAAGGACACCTGAAATGAAAGATACACTTAATGCTAGAGTTAAATTTAGAGAGGCATATAGGCCATTTGCACCGTTTGTATTGCAAGATTATGCATCTGATTATTTTGAATTTAAAGATAGTGAGTTTATGCTATTTGTTGCAAAGGCTACTGAAAAAGCAAAAAAAGAAGTTCCGGCAGTCATTCATGTCGATGGAACTGCAAGAATGCAATCTGTTAGAAAAAATAACGAGCCTTTTTATAGCACTTTAAAGAATTTTTATAAAATGACTGGTGTACCTGTTTTATTAAATACAAGCTTTAATATTGCTGGCGAGCCAATAGTTGAAACACCCCAAGATGCAATTAGATGTTTTTTAGGAACCTCTATTGATATTCTCTATCTGAATAATTTAAAAATTGAAAAATAGGGACAAAAAAGACTTTATGAATATTTTAATACCAATGGCAGGAGAGGGAAGCAGATTTAAAAAGGAAGGATATACATTTCCAAAACCGCTGATTGAAGTTAACGGAAAGCCAATGATTCAATGTGTTGTTGAAAATCTAGACTTTGATGCAAACTATATTTTTCTTGTCAGGTCAGAACATCTTAGCAAATATAACATAGAATCTGTTTTAAGATTTGTAACAAATGAAAGGTATGATATTGTCACTGTTGAAAGCCTTACTGAGGGTGCTGCTTGTACTGCTCTACTGGCAAAAGATCTCATTGATAGTGATGAAGAGCTGCTAATAGCAAACTCTGATCAGATTATTGAATATTCAAAGGAGAATTTTAATACAGTTAGAAGGTTTACTAATTTTGACGCCTCGGTCTTTACGTTTAGAGCCGTTCACCCAAAATGGAGCTTTGTAAAGACGAATTCTAGAGGTGTTGTAACAGAGGTCGCAGAAAAAAATCCAATATCTGATATAGCAACATGTGGAGTCTATTATTATAGAAAGGGATCTGATTTTGTCAAGTATGCAGAGAGAATGATAGAGAAGAATACAAGGGTTAATGATGAGTTCTATATTGCACCCGTCTATAATGAGCTAATTCTAGATGAAAAGATACTCATTCCATTTTTTGTAGATAAGATGCATGGACTGGGAACACCTGAAGATTTAAAGAAATACTTGAGCATGAAATGACTTATGATAATAATTCGAGGAAATTCTGGATGCAGTGTCGAAATCAAGGATAGTCTATCAAAAAAGATAGTTAAAAAATCATCTGCAGATTCCTCCTACTATCATAGATTAAAAAATCAGTGTGAGAAGCAGAGTGATGCATTCTTAAGAAATGAACTAGACTTTATTGAAATTCCAAAAATTCTCAATAGACAATTTTTATTTAAAGATGATATCTGCTACTTTGAAATGGATTTTTGCAGATCACTTGACTGTATTACATTTTTTCATAGATGCTCAATAGAAGAGGTTAATTTTTTAATATCTTCAATTACAGGCTTTGTTGATAGGACAATAGCAGATTCTAAGATTTCTAAATTTGATAAAAAGATATTTTTACTAAAATATGATTCTGTAAAAGACAATCTAGCAAATTCTAATTTTTTTAAAGATATAGATAGAAGATTTCTTAAAATAGATGAGATATTTTATTCTCTGGATGAGAATCTTATTCCAGCTGGATTCTGTCACGGAGACTTGACATTATCAAATATTTTAATTAAGCGAAAGAGTAGGAAGATATGCCTTATAGACTTTCTTGATACATTTTTAGAGTCACCGCTTCAAGATATGGTCAAGGTTAGACAAGATACGAAATATATGTGGTCCCTAAATCTATATCCAGACTCAGTAGATTTAACAAAGGTGTCAATAATTTTTGACTATATTGATAGAAAAATTGACAACCACTTTAAAAAATATGATTTCTATAAATACTTCTATCAATCCTTTCAAATAATGAACTTATTGAGACTTTTGCAGTATTGTAATAATAAAGCTGTTGTTACACAGGTAATTCAAAATATAGATCAATTGATATTGGAGAAATATTGAATCTTATTATACCCATTGCAGGAAAATCATCAAGATATCCAGGAATGAGACCAAAATGGCTTCTGACACATCCGTCAGGAAGACTTATGGTAGTAGAGTCTATATCTGGTCTAAATTTAGATCTTTTTGAAAAGATATTCGTGATAGCACTTCAGGAACACGAAGATCAATATTCTTTTTCTAGCGGGATGGAGCGATGTTTTTTTGACGCATTTGGAAAAGAAATCTATAAGAAGCTAGATGTCGTTCTGCTAGACGCAGAGACACAAAATCAACCTGAAACAATATTTCAAGCAATTGATAAAAGAAAGATTGAGGGTCCAATATTCATTAAGGATTCTGATAATTTTTTTAAATGCAATATAAATACTGGAAATTTTGTGACGACTTACGACATTAGCTCAATGGAGTCAGTTAATGCTGGAAATAAAAGCTACGTTGTTACAGATGACAATGGTGTCATTACATCGATAGTTGAGAAAAAAGTTATTAGTTCAGAATTTTGTGCCGGAGGATATTCATTTGAGTCTGCGTCTATCTTTAGAGAATCCTTTCTTAAGCTAAGAGAGCACAAGAATCTCTACATTTCTCACATGATATATTCAATGATGCTTGAGGGAATAGAGTTTGCAACAGAGCTTGCTAGTGGATATATTGACTGGGGAACACTTAAAGACTGGAATGAATATAAGTCATCATTTGCAACCATCTTTATTGACATGGATGGCGTCCTTGTAGAAAATTCTGGAAGATATTTTGGAAAATTGTGGGGAGAGACAGGTCCCCTAGAGGATAATGTGAAAAAAATCAGAGACCTATATGATACTGGAAAGTGTCAGATTATTATCACTACATCAAGAGATGAATCCTTTAAAGCGGCAACAGAGACCCAGCTAGAAAAAATTGGTGTAAAGTATCATCAAATAATTTTCAATCTGATGCATTGCAAGAGGATTATAGTAAATGACTATGCGACTACTAATCCATATAAGAGCTGTGATGCAATCAATATTTCAAGAAATAGCTCTGACCTAAATGACCTTATTATAGATAGTATATGCTAGCATTATATGAAAATTAATACTTACATACCTGAATATAGAAGACAGTTTTTTAAATATGAAAATTGTTTTGATATATTTGTTTCTGAGCTTATCTTGCAGCTAGTGAGAGAAGGTCACGAAATAGTTGATGAAGATGAGACATCAGACGTTAGTCTAATCTTTAATCATGTGGGACAAAAAAGAGATGGTAAGCCGTCTATTTTAACTATTGACGATTCAATTATGCCAGAATTAATCAAATATGATTCTGACACTGATAAATTAAATAGCGATGCCTTCTTAGAAAATTTTCAAAATGCAGATGGGGTAATTTATAGATCTAATCTTATTAGAAACTTTATTCACCAGGCTGTGGGAGAAAAGAAAAAAGAATTCATAATTCCAGGTGGATTTAATATTGATTCACTAAAGACTTCTAATAATCTCTTTCAAACTCCGCGGGGTGATCTTATTAGTGAAAAGACGTGGCTATACGTAAACATCTTAGGATCTGAGAATGGATTACGAGAGTCTTTTACATATTTTGATAAAAATGCTCCAAGTGATTCAATTTTACTTGTTATGGGAGAGCCTGAAGAGGAGAGGTGGAGTGCCATCAAAGATCTTAAAGAGTTAGACTTTTTTAATGAGAATCGATTTGTACAGCTTGGGAACCCTGGTGAGAGGGACGTCTTAAGCTCATTAAAAACCTGTGAGACCTATATCAATCTATCTTGCTTTCCATACTATTCAGATCTTGCAATTATTGCAAGTATCTACGGTTCGCACATTATATGCTCAGATATGACTGTAGAGAGAGAAATATTTGGAAATAATTGTACAGTAATACAAAATAGCACTATTATCTTAGATGAAGATTTTAAAAATAATCATCTAGTTCCATATGATGGTTCAACGCCTACCTTAGAGGAAGTTGGCATAGAAAGCGTTTGTAAAAAATATATTAGTGCAATTGATTCTATTTTAATATAACAGAGAGAAATTAATGTCAAAAGGACACAGTAAACAATTTTTTAGCTTTTTAAGGGCTTTAGATGACAGCAATGTGAGATATGTAATAATCAGGGGATTTGGAAAATTTCCAAAAACTCCAGACACAGATGTTGATCTTGTATATCACATAGATGATCATGAAAAGTATATATCGCTAGCAAGAGAAAATCTTGAAGAATTTGTAAGTGCAAATGGCTCAGAGTGGCAAAGCTTCGGATCTGGCGAGTGGTGTGAGATGCTTTACTCTCCGTGTAGAACAATCGGAGAAGAAGATCCGGAAATAGAAAACGGCTGCTTTAGAGTTGATTCATATAATTCAATTTATTTTAAGACCCCATACCATAACTTTTCCACATACTGGACTATTTCTAAGCAATTTAATGAATTTATCATAGATAAGAGAATCAGAGTTGAAGAGGATTTTGGATCATACTATATTCCAGAACCTGAGTGTGAAATTGCACTCTTAATCGCTAGAAATGTTTTAGACAATAAGAAAAGACCTGCGTGGTCAACCAAGCACATATCTAGAATTCAATCTCTAATATCAGAAAATAAAGCCCAAAGAGATGTGATCATTAATAGGGTCTCTCAATTATTTCCAAACGCTGATAAGATTGCTGATTTAGTATATCAGAACTCATTTAGGCAAATAATGCAGCATGCTCTAGGGTTGACAAGATGAGTCTAGTAGCCAGTGTTATTGTCAGAGGAAAGATCAATTTTCCTGTTGATAATAGTGACTTTATAATAGAGGATAACCCAGGTGATGACTGGCCGATACACATTCACATCGGACCTGCTGGGAATTGGAAAATTAGAATTCATTTCACATATGAAGAATTTAATGAATTAGTAAAAAATATGGAGAAAGAGAGGGAAGAATATGGGTCACGTTATTAAAAAGATACTTGGAGATAGAGATGATGATCCTTTCTATGAAACATTCACAATTGAAGTTAACGAGTCAGTATCACATAGAAAGCTTCAGGGAATAAGAAACCACCCAGGAGAGGTTCACTTTCACGCTAAAAATCTAAGATTTGACATAAAGTGGGAGGACTATAAGACACTAAGAGACGCATGCATATCTGCAAATAAAATTATAGAAAAAAGAAATGAAAGCGAAAGATAATTTACCTCTACCGGTAGATAAAGAGAATCTATTGGGCAAAGATAAGATTCCTATCTCATCAGAAAAGAACGGCTTCGTGGGCTATCTTGAAGTTCCAAGATATCCGAATGATAAAATTATTCAAGAAATACACGGAATGAACTATCAGGTATACAGAATTGTTGAAAACAACGGAAAAGAATATTTTGACTCGATATTTCCACTACCAGCTTCTTATATTCGTCAAGAATCACCTAAGCGATTTTTAGATATATTATCTTTATCATCTAAAAAGTATAGAAAGCTTAAAGAGGTATCAAATAGAGATACAAATAATATAGTTGAAATAGATAAAATAGAGTCAGATCTTAGCCACTATATTTTAATTAGAATGAAACTAGTGCAGGGTCTCCCGCTAGTCCCGGAACCTAGCTCAATCATGCCATCAGATGAAGCCTGTAAAGCCTCAGCTAAGATTTATAGCGCAGTACTTGGTGAAAGAAATAAGAGAATAGTTCAAAGACTATATGACTGCTTCGTTAACTCAAATATTGAAATAATACGCGACTGTGGAATGTACATGTCAGATATTGCGCCTAATAATGTCTTAATATCATTTCAACAATCAGATCAAGAAGGATATCAGCTTGATATGACAGTTAGATTTATTGACATGCTAGACCTAAAAAAGTATAGAAGGCCAGTTATGGTGGACATGGTGTCTCTATTTACTATAACTAGAGATAGGCTTCCCAAGGCATTTATTGAAAATCTAACAGATTCTGCGCTAATGATGTTTCCATCTCTTGATGATCGAAACGATAGATTTAGAAACTATCTGTGGGAAAAAAATATTAGTGATTTCTTTAACTCTATCAATAGAGATCGATATCTAAAGTTTGACAGGAGAGAGTATGAAAAATAGAATCGGTGTTGCAATATCTGTGTATGATAAGGGAAATTTTGTCATGACTGGTATAAATGTCATAAATAATCTCTGGACAATATCACCATATATCTCTATCTGCTGCAATCATCAAGAAACATTTGAGAAGCTAAGTAGAGTAGACGGTGTCAATGTTGTGAGAGGTGATGACCTTCCCTTCTCTAATAAGAATGAACTGAGACTTCGACAGTACGACTGTATTAAAAAATCAGTCCTTCAGGCCTGTCAAAATTCTGAATATGTCATTCACTGGCACGGTGATGCACTTTCTCTTTCTGATTCTGCAATTCTTGAGATAGTTGACCACATGGAGTCAAATGACATCTACTTTTCTGGAAGAGGATTTTGGAAAGACTCTACATCACCAAAGATTCCGCTAGGAGATATCGACGATCATTTTTTCATCATAAAGTCTTCACATGTTATATCCTCAGGAATGTACGATGATGATAAGGTTGATTACGTTAGGATGCTTGCTAGAAACGGTGTCTGCTCTGAGGGAATTCTTGTCATACTAGTGCAGGGTTGCACAAGTGATGATAATATCTACATTTATTCAGACATGTCAGAGTGTGTGGTTCTTCCCAGCCAGAAGGTAGACGATAGATACGATGATAAAATTGCTCACAGAACACTACCACCCGTAAATTTTGATCCCATTAGAAAGTTTTTACACTGTGATGACATGGCTCACCTTAAGAGAATATTTGAATCTGAAAGAATTGATACAGAATTAATTTGTGAGAATCTATAAAGTGTGTAGAGATAGAATTTGAAATATTTAAATAGCTGCATTCTTAAGACATCTAGAGAAAAAAATATAAAAATATTTGGAATGCAAAAGTGCGGATCAGGAACACTTAGCCTTTATTGCAAGCTATTTGATAATTTATTGTGGGCTGGTCACGGAACTTTTTTAAGTGAAGATATAAAAAATAATATACAACTTCCAGGTTCTTCCTGGGAGAAAAATTTAAGACAAGGACTCAGTGAGTATGTATCACTTCGTCCGGAGGACGATGACCTCTATCGTAGTATTCGAAAAAGCATCATTGACTCATATGCTGGTAAGATCTTTGATAATAAGTTTAATATTCAAGACACCTGTATCAATGTTGCAATGATAAGAAATCCATACGATCTTTTATTAAGTTTTTACTTTCATGGCATATGGGGAGCTAATAATATTGCTAAGAAATATGAAAGTGATACTTCAAATGGCCCCACTATCGATGGATTTAGCAGTTTCATTCTTTCTCTAGGGAGACCAGAGAATTTTGGATTTCCAGCATTTATATTGAGCTGTTTTTATCCTTACTATAGTAAAGATGGTGAATTTATTCCGGAATTTGCCTTTAAACTCGAGAGACTTGATGAAATAATCAGCAAAAGGGGAGGATGGCTAAAGAGCACTAGTAGAAGTGACATTGATTCCCTAAAGCACAGATCAAATAAGCCACGATTACCCATTAATCAGATATACAGTAATGAAATGATTTCTATCATGGAGTCTATTTTTTTATATGAATTAGAGATATTTGGTTATAAAATTGGATATTCAGATGATAGAATTATCATACCAAAATCTGACATACCAAATCTTCCTAACCCTAAGTTAGATAATTTTTTTAAATTACTAGAATCGTATCGTTTAAATAAAAAATGAGATATCAAAATGTTTAATAAGCACCTATCAGAAAAGATGTATGGTGTTTCAACAGAGGCTGATTTAAGAAAGCTTCTCTACGGAACAAGAACGGATCTAACAGCTGGTGAATTTAACTCTATATGTGATCATCTTTCTAAATTTGACAATCCGCAATATCTTGAGATAGGCGTCTACTTCGGTGGAAATTTCAATAAGGTTGCAAATTTTTTAAAAAATAACTTTAAAGACTATCATATAACAGGTGTAGATCTTTTTGAAACTCTGATGGCACAGGATCAGTGTGATCTTACTCATGATATTTTAAATAAGTGGAATATTTTAAATGTTGCATTTAAGGATGATCTTTCAGACTTTCTTCAGTCCAGCGGTATTGAAAATTTTTCCCTTGTTATGGGATTTTCTGACACAGCAGTTAAGAATCTAGAAAGCGCCTTTGATGTTATGTTTATAGACGGTAATCATACATTTGATCAGACATTAAAAGACGCTGAGGCATGTCTTGAAAGATCAAAGAAGGGTTCATTTTTAATATTTCACAATGCAAGTAGCGATATTGAGCCAGATCCGCAGTATATTGAAAAAGACGGTGGTCCGTGGAGAGTGTGTGAGCTTCTCAAGAAGAGAGATAGCTTAAGACATGTTGGGCTATTTGATAGATGCTCTATATTTGAGGTTATTTAATGATAGAAACCACTTTATGTGTGACATCATATAACAGGCCAAATAAGCTTAAAGAGGTTTTAAGGTCATTTTTTATGACAACCACATATGACCCTAGCAAGCTAGAGGTTATAATAGTTGACAATGGATCTACAGATAGCTCTGTTACTGATTTTATTAAAAGCTATAGTCCAGATTGCTCTTATAACTTTATATTAAATGAAAAGAATGACTATCCAAGCTGTCTAAGATATTCAAAAATTCAAGCTAGAGAGATTGCCAAGGGTGACTTTTATATAGATTGTCCAGATGATCACATTTTTGTTGCTAGGGCATCATGGATTGAAAACTGTATATCAAGAATTAAAAGTGATGATACAGTGGGATGTATTAATTACTACGCATACCCGATGTATAGATTTTCAAAACCAAAGAACAAAATGACAATTGATAGTAAAGCTACTGAGTTTTCTGTTTCTTCTTATAAAGGCTACGCAGATTTTCACATAATGTCGAAGAAAGCGTATAATAAAATAGGAGAATACAAATATAAGCTCGGTAGAAAGGCTGAAAGTGAGTACATGGATAGATCTTTAAACGAAGGATATTTTAGAAATTTGATGGTTAATCCCGTTGCGATTTGTATGGATGACGGAAGCTTTGGCGAGGGAAGTTGTGGATTTGAATTAATACGACCAATACCCTCAGATGAATATAATTCAAAGCTAATTGGATTTATGAGAAAGTGTCACCCTGATAGAGTTTCACTTCCTATTCACAATGAAGCATTAATAAAGTTTTGCTTACAAGAAGGATATATTAGGATAAAGGATGAGTAATATTTGGCATGATGATCTCTGTGAATATTACGGTGTTGATAGAGAAACAGCATTAAAGCTAGGCACAAGATCATCTGGAAGAAAACCAGACCTACCGGGATCTAAAACGTGCAAACCTATTTCAGGAATGACATTTGAAGATATTTGGGAGCTAAGGGATCGGACAGATATTGAATCTGTATTTCAGTTTTATGTAGACCAGGGTGCATGGAGCACATTCAGACAGTGTGTTAGGCATAAAGATCTTTCACAATTTCATCTAGCAAATCTTGTCCCTGTTCTTAACGCAAGCGAACCAAGAAATGGATTTCATATTTGTGAATATGGCTGCGGAGTCGCTCCTTTTTTAAATACATTTGTTACATTTTTAAGCCCAGAAACAAGAAATGTTAGACTTTCAATTACAGATATAGCGGATTGTGAACACTTTCTTTTTGCTGAGTGGAGATTAAAAAAGAAAATTTTAAATAGATCACTAGATATTGACTTAGACATTAAGCCTGTTATCCCCAGCTCTCTTCCAACGTATAGTGATAAGCTTGATGTTGTTCTAATATTTGAAGTTCTTGAGCATGTCCCAAGTCCAATTTTGACAATTAAGAATATCTACAATCAGCTAAATGAAAGAGGGTTTATTTTAGAAAATTTTATTAAGCATTCTGAGGAAGATATTAATGACGACGGTCCTGACTTAGTCTCTGCTGCAAGAGAAAGGGATGCATATTATTCGTTCTTAATTGAAAACTTTGATCTTACAGGCGGCGAGCCCCTTAGTCAAAATCAAAATGGAACTAGAATTTGGAGAAAAAAATGAGAAAGATTCATATAAAAGAAAAATTAGAAGAAATCGAAGTAGATCTAAGTGAGTTAAAGCTAGGAGACTTTGATCAGATTGGAGAATTTACAGCAAAGAAAAATAGATCACCTGGTAGTGATCTCTATAATAATGTTGGATTTTACTTTAGACCAAATTATGAACGGGGTATTTTAATCTATTCATTGATCACTAAGTACAAGTTGACATCATTTTTAGAGATAGGATTTGGAAGAGGATATTCAACATTCTGTGCTGCTAAGGCGTTTAGTGACATAGGTGTTGCAGGAAAAATAGCCACAATAGATGTAAACTTTGATGAGAATCTATTAAACGGTCTAACACAAGTTTTTCCAAAGCAGTGGTTTAATATGATAGAGTTTAAGAGAGGGACTTCTTCATCAGTCTTACCTCAAATTAAGGAAAATTTTGACATGATCTATATTGATGGTGATCACACATATGATGCAGTAAAGAGTGATTGGGAAAATTGTAAGGATAAGTTTAATGCATTTCTTCTATTTGATGACTACCACCTTCCGACAAAAGATAGTGGTCCAGGAATTGAGTGTGCAAAATTAATAGATGAGATAGAAGACGAGGAAAAAGACTTCATAATAATGGATAGAAGAATATTTTTGGATGATAGGGGATATAGTGACGATGAGATAGATTATGGTCAAGTTCTTTTGACAAGAGAGTATGAATCTGAAATGATTAAAGAAAGAGTCTATATAGAAGACTGGTTAAATACCTGACCGGGAGCTTGGGTGAATATTGGATTCTTTATAGACAAGGCTCAAACTGTACAGTTAATTTTAGGCCTTTTGATAGAATCAAAGAGAAGGGGTCATGAATGTGGTGTATTTTCCACATGCGATCCTAGCTGTCTATCTTCTGAAATGCACAGTCAAATTGACATATCTGGAGTTAGCTGGCATGTGAGACGGGACAGGCACTCACTTAAAGATTGTGTATTATCAAATGCTGACATGTATCATGCAATGGTTGGGATAAATCTATTTAACAATATCTGGAGAGACGTCTACGAGACGAGAAATATACCCACAACTGTATATTCTGTTGAATATTGCTGGAATGAGATCTACAATCACAGATCTGACTATAACGGTAATTCAACACTCTTTTCTAATAGTGAGTGGACAAAAAATGTAATCGAAGATCTCACGGGATACTCAAATATTAAATTTCTCGGAAGTCCTTGGTTTGAGCTCATTAAGAGATTTCGTGTAGAAAAAAAAGATAGAAAAGAAAATAGATTTATTACATTCATGTCTCCTCACAATAGCTTTATTAATAACTACCCTGGGTTTTTAAATAAGACTAGAGTCTTTTTAGAGTGTCTAAGAGGGTATTGTGACAAGAAGGGTTACGGTCTCGTTCTTAAGACGAGAAATAAATACGGTCATAAACTTGACAAGGTTGTGAATTTTGATAGCGTAATTTCAGATAATAAGGCTCTATCACATCTCTGTCTATACGCAAATTCTGAATGTGTTATTAATTTTTCATCTTCTACAATTAATGAGCTGTCATTTTTAGAGGTCCCAAGTCTATGTGTATTTCCAGATTTTCATGCAAACCTTCACAAGGAAAGAGATAATCTATTTAGAGCAATGTCAAAAATTAATGAGAAATATTATTCAGGAGATATATTCGACGGCATTCACACAGACATGATAGAGTCCGGTGAGTTTCACAGCAATGATCAATTTAGAGATAAGATGAGTGACAATATGGAGAAACTCGATAATCTTATACTTTCAAATAAGAGAGACTGGCAAAGTTTTCAAAAAACATATTTTCCAGGAAATCATGAAAATTCATCAGGTAGGATTCTCGACTATATTGAAAAACAATGCTTCAAAAAAGTATAAATCTTCAATTAAGAACAAACGGCTTATTAAACTGGTTCTTACTACCTAGATCAAACTGTCTTAATGATCAGCCAGGATTTGTTAAAGATTTAATATCTAGCTCTATTTTTACAGCCTACGATCACTTGAGACCTGAGGATTTTAATACAGTTAATTTTGAACATAAGCTTATACAGCTAGATAGATCAAAATATAAATCTAAATTTCTTAGTCCGGTTTTAGAAATTTCTGATACACTCATAGACGCGTGTGGAGAGTATATTAGTGATTTTATATTGCATGGTAGCCTATCAACTCTTGATTTCATTCAAGGGTGGAGTGATTTTGACAGTATTGTCATTATTAAAGATGAAACCTTAAAAGATCCTGTAAAGATGAAAAGATTAAGAGCAGTATCTCTTCATGTAGACAGGATTATTAAAAAAATTGACAATCATCAGCACCACGGTATCCACTTTATAGCTGAAAAAGATCTTTTAATGTATCCTGATCTCTACCTTCCGCATAATCTCTTTAAGAGTGGTACATCTCTTATGGGAAAATCTAAGATTTTAGGAAAACTAAGAGATTCAAAAAAAGAACAAGCTGATAGATTTAATTCAATCTATGCAACATTTAAAAATGCATATGGTGGTGGTACATTACAGCATCACGCCATCGATGGTGTATATCTTATGAATAACTTTAGAAATCATTCAAACGGAATGTATCAGTTAAAGTATTTTTTATCTGTCATTGTTATCCTTCCCTCCTATTTTATGAACATTACGGGAGTTAATCTCTCTAAATCAGATTCAATCGTAGCATGTAGAGAGATTATTAGCGAAAATAATTTTGAGATAATTGACAGGGCAACAGCAATAAGAAATATGTGGAATACACATCCAGTTGTTTCTAATTCAATTCCTGATAGTGTTAGGGAAATATTGGGTAAAAACTACTTTTTTAGAGGGTATAATCTTATTAAGGAAATGAAAGAACATCTAGGCATCTAAGTTGGAAACAAGAGAAGATTATGATAGTGCAATTTTAGAGTTCTGCAGGGACAATCCAACCCTTCAGGTCTATCAGGTTGGTGATATTTCTCATCCTGGAATTTCTGATTTAGACTTTATAGTTCTTGACTCTAAGCCGAGAATTAGTGAAAAGGTTGCTCACTTTCTTCAGGGTGGAAATGTTATTATCATGCCATCAAGAATCTTTTCTAAGATAAATTATATTGAAAAATTTAATCTCAATCTTATTCAAGGTGTAGACATACCTGTTGAGGACGTTAGATCAGAATATTTTGATCTCATAGAGATTCTTGAGTGGCTTCCTGAGAGAATTTTACTAATTGAATCTCTTTTACAAGACTGGTGTGTGAGTGACAGAAGAATTCTTTTGCTCCTGAAGTCTATTGATAGAAGTATTAAGAAGATTGAGAAAATGACACTTTCTCACTTTAGCAGGTCTTCAATACTTGATGTAAGAAGAGACTATAAGCACTTTGATCTTAAAAGAGTTTGCTATGAATATCGTAATGCAGCTGAAAATGCTTGGTATACATTTTCTTCAAGCATGAAGGCGATATCAGGTAATTTATCAGGCACAGTGTCTATTTCTAACCACTATGCATTTAAAAATAGATTTCATAAGCTAATGATTTATTTTGACATGCTCTCAGATTTAAACCTTGATATTTCAAAATCTTTAAATGAGTGTATTCAAATTGAGCATAGTGATTATTATATTAATGACAACTTTAAAAGTTTTGCACTTAATCGATGGAATATTCTAAATGATACTTTTTGCTGGTTTAAAGAGAATAATATTGATTCAGGAATGGTAAAGTATGGGTGGTTTCTCAAAAAATAAAGCCCAGGTGCTAGCAGTTCACTGTGTGGACACAGAAGGACCTATAGGGGGAGATGTTAGGAGAAGGCCAGATGGGTCCAAAGAATTTATGGACAACTGGAAAGATATAAAGAGCTCACTATCAGACATAACATCTGATAAATTTAGATTTGATGCTAGAGATTCTTTTGGAAATTATTTTATTCTAAATTGGTTCATCATGGACTTTATGGGCTTTAAGAGTAACCCCAAGAATAGAATTGAAAAATATAATGACACATATGACAACATTAAATCGCTAAGGACAGATTGTGACCACTTTTACTGGCACTATCACCAGCCCCCAAGGAGCGGAATGGGTGATCAGTGGTCTGACGACTGGAATAGTTCTGACATACACTATCAGATACTTGGGCATAGGCTTATTGAGAGAGAAGACTTTCCAGAAGCATTTAGAGCCGGTGGAACAATAGAAGATAATAAGTGCTCCCTATGGCTTGAAGACAATTTAATGCTCGACTACTCCAACAGGGTCTCACACACCTCAGCTAAGACAGATGATATTTTTGACTTTAACTGGTTTTATGCTCCTCGTCACTGGGGATATTATCACCCAAGTAGAAGTGATCTATTTTCTCCTGGAAGGATGAGAAGATACGTCGTCAGATCTGTTGACTTAAGATCTAGACTTCACGAGCTTCAACAGTGGGAGGTTGATGAGGCATTTGGGTATGCTAAGCAGAATAACTGTCCCATTATTCTTTCATATTTTAGTCATGATCATAGGGATATGAGAGATGAAACTCATTACGCTATAGAATTGATAAGAAATGCTTCTAGAAAGTTTGACGTCCCATTTAGATGGTCAGGGGCAAAAGAAGCCATTCAAATATGTGAAGACATAAGACCGATCGAGGTAAAGATTGGACTAGAGAGATGGTCAAATAATAGATTAATGATAACATTCCGAAGCCAGATATTTCAGAGCAATCCGTTTGTTTTCACACAGAAGAGAAACGGTGATATAGTATTCCACAAGCTTGATCTGGAGATTTGTCCTGCGTGTCCGTATTACCTCTTAAGGTGTTTCTTTAAACATGAAGAGGATGATGTTAAAATTGGAATCGCATGTACTTCAATGACAGGTGATAAGTCAATTCTCGTGGAGGATCTTTGAAGATAGTTTGTATCATACCAGCAAGGGGAGGGAGCAAGAGGCTCCCAAGGAAAAATATCTATCCTATTCTTGGTAAGCCCTTAGTCTGCTGGTCAATTGAAGCATGCCTGGAAAGTAAGCATCTTAATTATGAAAATATATTTGTTAGCACAGAAGATCAGGAGATAAAGGATGTTGTAGAGGCTCGAGGAATAAAGGTCATAGATAGACCAAAAAACCTTTCAGAAGACAATGTCTGGACACAGGAGGTGTTATCTCATGCTCAAAGATTTTTAAATAATTCAGGTATAGACTTTGACATAATGGTGAGAATCCAGGCAAACTCTCCACAAATAGAGTCTAAGAAGATAGATGAGTGTATTGAAAAGCTAATTGATAAAGAGCTGTGGGAGGTATTTACAGTTGACAAAGATGGAATTGAAGATGCAGCCATACACGTTCTTTTGAAAAGGTGTGTCAATCAAAAGGCACTTAGTGTGTATAAGGGCATTGTAAGGACTGACTATATTGATGTCCACGAGAAAGAAGATATTTACCTTGTTGAAAAAGAGATCTCTAAGAGAGACAGGGTGAAAATAATGGATTCTGAATACGATATAGTGAAAAATGATTAAAGTTAGTGTCATTATCACGTGTTTTAACTTAGAGGGGTATATAGCAAGATCAATAAATAGCTGTCTAAATCAAACGTTACCAGAAGATTCTTATGAAGTTATAGTTGTAGACGATATGTCTACTGATAGATCATGGGATGTTATTTCTGGATTTGGAAGCCTTGTGAGTACAGTAAGGATGAATAGAAATTCAGGTGTCTCTGCAGCTTCTAATGCTGGTATCAAATTTGCTTCTGGAAGATACGTTGTCCGTGTCGACGGTGATGATTTTATAAATAAGAATTTTCTTCTCTCAATGTCTGAAGTGCTAGAGTGGAATGAGGATATCGGATTTGTCTACTGTGATCACATTATTGTCAATGAAAATCTTGAGAGAAAGCAGGAAATAAACACTCTCGAGATGCTTTTAGATCACGGTGCTGGTGTCATGTTTAGGAAAAAATATCTAGAATCTATAGGTCTCTATGATGAGTCACTAAGAAATAGAGAGGACTATGATCTCATTCTAAGATACATTAAGAACTTTAATGGGTACCATTTAAGGCTACCGTACTACAGATACTTTAAGAGATCTGGAAGCCTCTCTAGCAAGATTGAAGAAAGAGAGATTCTTAAGAAAAAAATAGATGAGGATCAAAATGTCACCAGTTGATGAACTATGGGCTCGAATTACTTCTGGTGATCCATTTTTTATTGCAGAGGCAGGTGTTAATCACTTAGGGTCACTAGAGCTTGGTGAGCTATTGATAAGAGAGGCAGCCCAGGCTGGTGCACATGCTATTAAGTTTCAGTCCTACAAGGCTAAAAATCTTTGCACAAAAGATGCACCTAGATTTTGGGATTGGGATGGTGAAATAGAGAAAGAGGGATCTCAATTTGACTCGTATTCTCATCTAGATTCATTTGGTGAGAAGGAGCACTTAGAGCTAAAGAGGCTCTGTGATTCCTATAAAATAGAGTTTATGTCAACTCCTTTTGATGATGAAGCTACAGACTATCTTGATAGAGTTGGAATTAGAGCGTATAAGATTGCCTCATGTGATCTGACAAATCATCCGCTTTTAAAAAATGTAGCACCCAAGGGAAAGATAGTCATGCTATCTACTGGTGCCGGATCTATTGACGAGATAAAGTCAGCAGTCAGTGTATTAAAAGAGGGTACTGATAAAATTGTTGTGATGCACTGCAATCTCAAATATCCAACAGAAGATCATGAAATTAATCTAAGAATGATAGAGCACCTGAAAGAGGAGTTTCCAGAGTGTGTGATAGGCCTATCAGATCACACAATGAATCTCTGGACGCCTGCATTTGCTTATGCTCTCGGTGCAACAGTATTTGAGAAGCACTACACTGTAGACAAGACTCTTGGAAAAAGTGCAGATCACTGGCTTTCTGTAGATCCGACAGAAGTTAGCAAGATTATTGAAAATATAAATCTTGCTGTAACACTTTTGGGATCTCGTGAGAAGAAGTGTACTGAGAGCGAGGAGAGGGCAAGACTCTATGCTAGAAGAAGCATAGTCTCTACTTCAGAGATTAAGAAGGGCGAGATGCTTACAGATAAAAATATGTCGTGTAAGCGACCAGGTACCGGTCTCTCACCAGCCATGCTACATAAGATTTTAGGAAGATTTGCCTCTAGAGACATCTCAGATGATCAAATTTTAACAATGGATGATATAGAATGAACTTAAAAGAAATTACACCCAAGGGATAAGATATGATTAATACTATTGGAATAGTCGGACAAGGTTTTGTCGGAGGCGCGTTAAATGAGGGAATGAAGCATGCATTTAATATTGAAACGTATGATAAATTTATATCTGAGAAGTCTACATGTGAATCGCTGAAGAGCCTTATTGAAAAAGTTGACACTATATTTGTCTGTCTGCCAACCCCCATGAGACAGGATGGATCTTGTGATTTAAGAATTGTAGAAGAAACAATCTTAGAGATTGATAGCTTTTGCAAAAAAGCAGATAGCAAGGTAGTCGTAATTAAGTCAACAATACCACCAGGAACAACTGAAGACTTAAATAAAAAAGTTTCAAATATACAGGTTGTATTTAATCCTGAATTTCTAACTGAAGCCAACGCAGTAGAAGACTTTAAGAATCAGACTAGAATAATAGTCGGCGGTCCGAGACCTGGGTCTTCAGTCGTAAAGAATATCTTTAGAAAGGCATTTAAGCAGACTACTATTGTTAAGACTGGATCAAATACAGCAGAAATGGTCAAGTATTTCACCAATTGCTTTCTTGCCACAAAGGTTATCTTTTCTAATGAGATGAAGCAAATTTGTGACCCTCTCGACATAGATTACGACAAAGTTGTTGAGTATGCACTTTACGATGAAAGGCTTGGAAGGTCACATTGGTCAGTTCCTGGTCCAGACGGAAGTATGGGATTTGGAGGACACTGCTTTCCAAAAGATCTAAATGCACTTATTAAAGTAGCAAAGAACAATAGTGTTGACCCAAGAATTCTTCGGTGTGTGTGGGAAAAGAATCTAGAAGTCAGGAGTGAGAATGATAGAGACTGGGAAAAGATGACGGGTCGAGCTGTTAGTGAAGACTGATATACGTGTAAAATCCTAGTGGGATAGGTATAATATTAGTATGACTGAAAATAATTTTCCGACAGGTAAGCCCCATATTTCTTTTTCCGAAGTCAAGATATGGAAGGAATGTTCCTGGAGGCATAAGCTCATGTACGTTGATAAGGTTGATACATTTAAACCCTCTCCTTATTTAGATTTTGGAACTGCCGTTCACGAGGGATGTGAAACACTCCTTGAGACAAGAAAGGTTGATAAGAAAAAGCTTTTTAATGACATCACAGATGCATGGAAAAAGCACAGATTTGATGAGCCTGAGTGGTATGAAAAGATGCCAAAGTGGTATAAGCACGTACCCGTTGAAGAATGGTGTAGGTGGGCTGAAAATATGTGGGCTGAGGTTCCTGACTTCTTAGATGAGACATTTCCCAACTGGAATGCTGTAAAGGCCGAGGAGTATCTCTATGAGGAGATAGAGGGAAAGGATATTAAGTTTAAGGGATTTATTGACGCAGTTATTAAAGTTCCAAAAAAGCGCGGCGAGGGATTTAACTACTGGATCCTTGACTGGAAGACATCGCAATCTTATGGGTGGCGAAGACAAAAGAAGCAAGATCTTTTAATGACAGCACAGCTTATTTTATATAAGCATTTTTGGGCTAGAAAGCACTCTGTACCTCTCAAGGATGTGCGTTGTGGTTTTATCCTACTAAAGCGCGGGGGTAAGCCAGGACGTATCTGTGAGCTGGTTACAGTATCTGTAGGACCCAAGACTTTAGATAGGGGGATTAAGCTTATGAATAGCATGATAGCCTCCGTCTATAATAAAATGTTTCTAAAAAATAGAGACTCCTGCACATACTGTCAGTTTAAAAATACAGAACATTGTACCTGATTTACTTTATAATATCTCAGTGTTAATATTTCACTGAGGTTTATAGACATATGACAGAAAAGAAGAAGGTGTTGATCTTATCTGATCACGCCCTTTCAACTTCGGGTGTGGGTACTCAAACTAGACATCTTGTTAATGGTCTTTTGACCAAGAATGAGTGGACATTTAGACAGTTCGGTGCTGCATTAAAGCATGGCACATATGATACAGTTGTTGTCAATGAGGATTTTATAATTAAGCCTATTGACGGCTTCGGTAGCAGAGACCTAATCAGGGTTGCACTTGCAACAGAAAAGCCTGATATTTTATTTATTTTCACAGATCCGAGATTCTTTATCTGGCTATTTGAGATGGAGGATGAGATCCATCAAATTTGCCCGATAGCGTGGTGGCATGTATGGGATAATGAGCCATATCCTAGCTTTAATCATGTCTTATACGAATCTGTCGATCTCATTAATTGTCATTCAAACATGACATACAACTTAATTAAAGACAGGGTCAATAGTAAGACAAACTTTATTCCACACGCTGTCCCAGAGACATTATTTTTTCCACTATCTCAGACTGATAGACTCTCTTATAAAATGCAGATCTTGGGAAAAGACAGACTAGATCATTTTGTTGGAATTTGGGTTAATAGAAATGCTAAAAGAAAAAGGCCTGCAGATGTTGTAGAGTCCTGGAAGATTTTTGTTGACAATATTGAGAAAGAACACGGTCATAGAAAGGCTACATTAATAATGCATACAGACCCCCACGATCAGGAGGGTCCAAACCTGTTTAAGAATGTTGATCTTCACAGCATCTCAGATAATGTTTACTTTTCCACTGATCGGTTAGAGTTTGAGAAAATGAACGTTCTTTATAACATATCTGACGTCTGTATTAACATAAGCTATGCAGAGGGCTTTGGCCTCTCAACACTCGAGGCCATGATGACAGGTTGCCCAATGGCTGCAGTTAAAACAGGCGGATTGACAAGACAGGTTGTCGATCACACAGACGGATCTGAAAATGGTGTTGCTCTTCCTGTTGAATTTAGGTCGCTTGTAGGCTCTCAGCAGGTACCATTTATTTACGAAGACTACGTCACATGTGAGACAACAGCTGCTGGGCTGATGAAACTCTTCAATCTTTCAGGTAGTGAAAGGACTAGTCTAAGAGATAAGTGTCTAAAATATGCAAGAGAAAACTTTGCCTTAGAAAAGACTATTGATGAGTGGCACGATACAATGAAAAAACTCTCTACTGAGTGGAGAGGGGACTATAAGAGATGGGAATGTTTTACGCTATAGGGGACAAATAGATGAAAAAAGTCATTATTAGAGCACCGCTTCTATCATATAGCGGATATGGAACACATTCCAGACAAATTTTTAAGTGGCTTCTTACAAGAAGAGACTTCGATGTAATAACACAGGTAGTCCAGTGGGGAAATACAACGTGGATGCTTAATCAAGAGTTAGAGAATGGGCTGATTGGAGAGATAATGAAAAGATCTGGTCCCGAAAATCAGTATGCAGATATCTCAATTCAGGTTCAATTACCAGATGAGTGGGATCCGACATTAGGAAAATTTAACATCGGTGTTAGCGCATTTGTTGAGACTGACATGTGCAACCCTGAGTGGATTAAGAAGATTGATACAATGGATCTTGTCATAGTTCCATCTGAACATGTTAGAGAGACGATAATGAGAACTGGAAGTCCAAAGACACCGATCCACGTTGTTCATGAGTCCTACATCGAGGAAATTGAACAAAATTTAGATCCACTTCCGCTAGAGATTGATACAGACTTTAACTTTCTTGTTCTTGGACAGTTTACAGGAAATGATCCGTACAATGATAGAAAAAATCTACTACACACATTAAAGTGGCTATTTGAGTCATTTAGTGACGATCCAGACGTTGGAATAGTAATTAAGACAAATCACGGGCGAGGAACTAGAATAGACAGAGAGATTACAAAGCAAAAGGTCCAGCAGGTAATTTCAGAGGTTAGAAAGGGTCCATACCCAAGGGTTCACCTCATTCACGGTAATTTAAGTAATTCTGAGGTTGCATCGCTGTATGCTGTGGAGTCTATAAGGTGTCTAGTCAGTCTCACTCGAGGAGAGGGGTTTGGCCTCCCTTTGCTAGAGGCATCTGCTGCTAAAATACCTGTAATTGCAACAGCCTGGTCTGGTCATTTGGACTTTTTAAATATTGGAAAATTTATACCCATAAATTATAATATTGTAACAATACCTGAAAATAGAGTTGACGGAAGAATCTTTCTTAAAGATTTTAAGTGGGCTGACCCATCTGAAAGCGACTTTAAGAAGAAAGTTAAAAAATTTAGAAATAATTATAAAAAACCCAAAGAGTGGGCAGTTGAGCTATCTAGCAGGCTAAAAGATACATTTTCTCAGAGAGCAATCAGTGTGAAGTATGACGCTTTAATTGATAGTGCATATTGGAGAAGATCTTGAATTGGGCTTGGGTGATATCTACCTCAATTCTCACTCTACTTCTCTGCGTGTCTATATATTACAATTATAGATTTGCTTTAATATTGCTCAATCTAGAAGATGGAATAGAGGATGCGCTCGATAGACTGGATGAAAAGTATAATTCTATGAGTAAGATTCTAGAGAAGCCTGTTTTTTTTGATAGTCTTGAAATTAGACAGGTTATTAAAGATATAAAGGGCTCAAGAGATGCCGTCCTACATGTTGCAAATATTCTCGGATCCATTGATGAAAAATCAGCAGAGACTGAAAAATAACCTTCTGGAGTGTGGTAATGAGAAATGGAAAAAAGAAGTTTATAAAAATAAGAAGGCGTAGGGGGAAGGGAAAGCGTAATCTATATTTTCATATGGGAACGCATAATGCAATAGTAAAATTTCAAAGTCTGGAATGTCTTAAGGAAAAAGAGAAGCTATATATTTCTGAAATCTTTCCTGCTTTTGATAAATTAGTTGAAAATTTAATCTTTATTCACGGATTTCAATCAACTCACGGATCGTTTGAAGATCTAAAAAATGACTGTGTTGTCTTTCTCTATGAGACTTTAAATAAGTTTGACCATACAAGAGGAACAAAGGCATTTTCTTACTTTAATGTTGTTGCAAAGAATTGGCTTATAATAAAGAGCAAGCAAAGATCAAAGCAAATTAGGAGACAGCTCAGCCTAGATGATCCTCTTTCAATCAGTAGAAGAGACATGACTGCAATTGAAAGCTATAAGGTGATTCCCTCTCAAGACACAGAAATGATCAAAAAAGAGTCTATCGAAAGCCTATTCGCACTTATGAAGGAGATAAAGAAAAAGCTCTCAGGAGAGAATGAAATTGCGTGTATAAACGCTATCATCGCCCTTTTTGAAAAAATTGACGACATTGACCTTCTCAATAAAAGGGCGATATTCGTGTATCTTAGAGATATATCAAGTCTTAATCCAAAGCAGCTGTCAATAGCAATGTCATCAATAAGAAAGCACTATAAATCACTGGTGAAACAGGACGAGTTCGATATATTCTTTTAAGGGGGCACAAATGTCAAAAAAAATATCAGATCTTCAAAAGAGAATCGATAAGAAAAATAAGAAGATAGACGATTTTGGAGATATCCTAGATGCAATAGAAAGCTCAGAGGATAAGAAAAAGCTGCTATGGAAGGAAATATATGAGAATGCTCTCAATGATAGAGAGAATGCTGGAATCCTATTCATGGATCTCATGACTCAGTCCCAGGGAAATGCAGGAAATCACACGACATTTGGACCAATTATGGCAAAGTATCTCGAGAGAATGTCAAAGTCAAATGATCAAATTTTAAGGCTTGCAGAGATAATTGACAAGGCAGACAGGTCCTCTGACGTGATAAACCCTGATGATATCTTTAATGAAATAGGCGGATAAAGATGTCATATGATGCTTCAAATCCCTATGGAAATAATTCTGATAGGAGCGCAGGCAGGATATTTTATACCGTTGTTGTTGCTGACTTTATCACAAATCCGGCAAGCATTTCAAAATCTAGACTAAAAAGCCTAAGAGCACAGAGCCTTGCACAAGGCGTGTCTAATAGTGACTTTGTTACGAGAATGCCTAGAAATAGCATTTTAGGGTATAAGGTTAGCGATGGTGAAGGAGATATGGGTCAGCTTGAGATATTTTATCCATTCTTCTCTCCCCACCTGTGTCTTCCAGTTAAACCCGGAGAGCAGGTCTGGGTAATGTATGAGACAATTAACGGTGATGAGTCGCTTGGCTACTGGATGACCAGGAAGTGTGTAGATCTTCAGGTCGACGATATAAACTACACCCACGCTGATAGGATGAACACATATAGGAATAAGAGAGAGACCGACGGTACGACGTCAGACCTCACTGATCCCATCATGCCTGATTTTCCAAATGGTGATACTTTATCGTCTGAGGGAAGAACGCTTAAGCATAGGGGCGGATATAAGAGAATTCTTCAAAATTCAATAGCACTTGGAAGGGAGGGAAGAAACCAATTCATTGGTGAGCCAGTCCCAAGAATTAGCAAGGATCCTGGTGATACTGTCCTACAAGGGTCAAATAACACAAGTATAGTTCTTGGTACTGAGGTCAATCCTGCTGGGTCAAATACAAATAGAATTTTTCCAAAAAGCACCTCAGATACAAACCAGGGTGCAATTGATATATGCGCTGGGCGCGGACAGACATCAAAGACAGCAACAGCATTTACCACAAAAGGTGTTGAGAATGAAAGGGGGTACAGGGAGGCTTCAAAGTATCCAGCTAGAGAGTTTAAAGATAAGGGTGAGAATATAGCTGAGGGATTTCCAGACTTTACAAATGATCTCTCAAGAATCTACCTGTCAATGAAGACCAGCGCAGATGAGAAATTCTCAATCAACATAGATGGGATAGATCAGACAGAGGGCGGTCAGCCCGCAATAGTTCTTAAGACTACACAGCTCAGGCTCGTCGCTCACGAGGATCTCAAGATCGTCATCGGTGAGGAGGGTGTGGGCTCAGCAGTCGTTCTCAAGTCTGACGGAAATATCGTTTTCGTCCCCGGCCCTAGCGGAATCATCAAGCTTGGCGGAGAGGACGCAGATAAGGCAATACTGACAACAACACCTCAGTTTACTACAGACCTGGGAGGATCTGTGACACCGTCCACACCTGTCCAGACACCCTCGGGAGGCGTTCTTGGCTTTCCTGAAGAGACAACAGAGGCCATAGCAGTTCACTTTAGCACGTTTGCAAGTAAGATACTGGTGAAGTAATGGCTACAGCTCTCGGTCCGGAAGGCGCCGGTGTCATAGACGAAGACGGTGTGATTACAGACACCGAGATAGAGAACTTTAAAACTGCTGCATTTGATATCGTTAGAAACGGAATGAGTTCAGAGTTTGCATATATCATTCCTGGTGTTGTAATAATACCAATAGAAGATGCAATAGGTTTTTCTCTTACACCTAGCCCAGACGTTGCTGACCTTCTTGAGTCACAAAATAGCACTGAGGGAATAGAGTCATTTGAGACAACCATTGTAGGTGCTCTAGAGGCAATGGCAAGCACACTCGACATGAATATTGACAATCCAATTGGTAAGAATTTTGGACTCATAGATCCTACTGTTGTTATATCTACAGCAATAGCTCAAATAGCTGCATCTATCGAAGGCATCATGGAAAATATAGAGGATGCTGTAGCTGATGCAAAGGATGCACTCGGTGACTATCTTCAAAACTTTCTGGATGGCCTTAGTGAAGTTTTTGCATTTGAAATGCCGGGCCTTACAGAGATACTTGACAATCTTGTAGAGCTCTTAGGGTATATCTTCCCACACCCGATACTTCCTGATGGCCACGGTCCAGATATCGAAGGGCTGTTTGGATTCCTTGGAATACCGACCATTTCAGAGATGATGGATAAGCTCTTTAATAAGATTTACGAGCTCATAGTAAAAATTACTACACTTGATATCGGTGAAGATCTTATCGATGAAATAGTAAATAGATTATTAAACTTTGCAGAGATCATCATCTCCACGACTCTAGAAAATATTATAGAAGCAGTCACTGAGAAGATCACACAGCTTATTCAGGCAATTGAGATTCCCACAGTATTTCTTCCACCATGGGTATATACTCTACCAGAGATTACTGGTGATCTGTTTAATATAGATTTATCCTGGAATGAATTTTTCAACCTTGGCTTCTTAGACCCACCGCCTATAACATTGCAATTATATAACTTGTTTATTGCAATTATGGATTGGTTTAATAATCTATTCACAGGTGACATTGCAGCATTTGTACTTGGTCTTATTGATGCCCTATCTAAAGGCGTCGCAGGGGTTGTAGAGTTTATAATTGAGATAGTTGTTGGCTGGATTGCAACTGCGATGGGGCTTGTAGCTGGTGCTGTTTTTAAAATAGCTGCATCTGTAGCACTGATAAATAGAACAGTTAGATATCTTGCTGTGTGCCTTGTTGGAAAACTAGTAGGTCAAGGATTGATCTTTGATGCTGTAGCTGCTGAGCTTTTAGGCTAATAGTGAAGATAGTGAAGCTTAAGGGGTTTGATTATTTAAATAAGCATATAATTAGTGGTAGGAGCAATCTAAGTTGGCAAGTAAAAGTTTTAAAAGTGTCGGAGATAAGATCTCTGACAGACAGTTTAATAGGGAGTTTGATCCTCTTCCGTTTGGAATCAAGACACCGCTAAGGTTTGGAACTGGCAGGTCTGGAATCTTTGACATGCACTATGGTCTCGGTGATCAGATACATGATAATCTAAGAAATCTACTGTTGACAAATCACGGAGAGCGGCTCGGTCACTATGAGTTCGGTGCAAATTTGAGAGCACTTACGACTGAGCGACTCTCAAATGATAGTTTTGACAATGAGGCAATGATAAGAATTAGAGACGCTGTTTCTCGCTGGATGCCGTTTATTAACTTGGATTCATTTGATTCATCATTTAAGTCTCCTCCAGATGTAGATTCTATTGCTGAGATTAACATAAGGATATTCTATAGTATTCCCAAGCTTAAGATAGTGAATAAGGGAATCGAGGTTATCTTACATTGTATAGGGTAGTGTAATGGCAGTAAAGACAAATCTAAAGAAAGATCAACTAAGATCTTATCTCAATAAAGATTTTAACAGTTTTAGGGCAGATCTCTTGCTATATGCAAAGACGTTCTTTCCAGATCATATTCAGGATTTTTCTGAAGCCAGTCTCGGAGGTCTTCTACTTGACATGACAGCGTATGTTGGAGATGTCATGAGTTACTATCTAGATCATCAATTTAATGAGCTTGACATCGAGACTGCAGTTGAAAGCAAGAATATTGAGAAGCTTCTACGATCAGCGGGTGTTAAGATATCTGGTGCATCTCCCGCCGTCGCTGACGTTGATTTTTACATCAGAGTTCCATCAGACTCATCTGACACAACTCTTCCTGTCCATAATTATCTGCCAAAGATCAATGAGGGAACAACACTTCAGTCTACAAACGGAATTACATTTACTCTCTATGCTGATCTTGACTTTGCAGCGAAGGACGAAGATGGAAATTATCTATTTCAGCAAATTACACCCTCTGGTGCAGGATCTACACCGTCAAGTTATATACTAAAGATGTCAGGAAGGTGTGTCTCAGGTGACGTAAGCACTGAAAGATTTTCAATACCAAATGTCTTTATACCATTTAGAAAGATAACGATACCAAGAAGTAATGTGACTGAGGTTGTATACGTGTTTGACAGCGAGGGAAATGAGTACCACGAGGTTGGATCTCTTGTTCAGAATATTGTCTACAAGAGAGTTTCAAATGTCAGCTCTGACTCGTATGAGGTACCAGAAAACTTAGAGCTACTACCGGCTCCATACAGGTATGTTGCTGAGACTAGTGTGGTTGATGACAGAACTACTATTTTATTTGGATCGGGTCGAGCAGATTCACTCGATGATGATATCATTCCAGATCCTAGCGAGCTATCATTGCCACTATACGGAAAGAAGTCAGTTAAGAGATTTTCAATTGATCCAAACAATCTTTTAGAAACACAGAGTCTTGGAATTTCACCTATTAATACGACAATAACTGTGAAATATAGAAGGGGCGGCGGGCTATCTCACAATGCATCTCCTGGTGAAATAAATGCAGTTAGCACTCTCTTAACCACCTTTAACTCTGCAGTTCCTCCCTCAAGAGTCTCATCGATAAGGGCATCAGTTGATGTTTTGAATCCACAGGCTGCTGCTGGAGGTGAGAATCCACTCCCACTTGAGGATTTAAAGCGTCTAATGGTGTCTGCTAGAAATACACAGTCTAGAATAGTGACAAGGGATGATTTACTATCACATGTGTACATGATGCCTTCAAACTTTGGTAGAGTATTTAGGGCCGGTGTAAGATCTAATCCAGACAATCCTCTCTCAACTAGACTTTATATCGTTAGCAGGACTAAAAGCGGGCTACTCACAACATCGCCTGATTCACTAAAAGATAATCTTTCTATATTTTTAAATCAGAATAGACTGATATCAGATGCAATTGACATTCTAGATTCACCAGTTGTCAATATAGGTGTTAAGTATAGCGTAGTAATTAATAATATAGCAAATAAGAATACAGTGCTCCAGACAATAAATTCTAAGATTAAGAATTACTTTGGTACAGCAAATTTTCAAATAGATCAGCCTATATTTCTTACTGAAATTCAAAATATTATCATCAATACAAGCGGAGTTATTTCATTTTCTGAATTTGGTGTAATAGCACTAAGCGGAGAGTCGTCAGGTAGAATCTATTCTGATGTTATTTTTGATGTTGATAATTCAACATTTAAGGGAATTTTAACACCACCAGACGGAGGTATCTTTGAAATGAGATACCCGACAGATGATATTATCGGTGTTGTGGAGTAGAGATGTATAGAATACTTACAGCTAGTAAAGATGCTTATATCACAAATAAGATCATCAATAATGACATAAGGGCAACAGATGCTAATACAGGTCAAGCTGGAACGCTTGATCTATTTAAGCTTTATGCTGAATCTACATCTGGATCAGATACCTCTCCCACTGAGCTTTCAAGAGTGTTGATAAAGTTTGATCTAGATCCACTTAGGTCGATCACAGGATCATTTTTAGACTATTCTCACTCCTCGTTTAAGTGCTTTTTAAAGCTAAAAGATGTCTACGGTGGCCAGACAACACCCTCTAATTTTAGATTATTAGTTGCTCCGCTATCTAAGTCATTTGATGAAGGTGTGGGAAGGGATATAATTTCATTTTCCGACCTTGACTCTTGCAATTTTGTCACGTCCTCTGTATCCGGTGAGACTCCAGCGACATGGACACTTACGGGATCAAATAAGGAGGGTGTTCTTGGAAGCGATGATCTTGACATCATTACAAGTGGCAATCTTCATGATGGTAACGGTGTTACCTTCTTATGGAAAGATCAGCTATTTGAAACCGGAGATGAAGATCTTAATATTGATATAACCACCATCGTATCCGGCGTCTTGGCTGGACAGATTCCAGATCACGGGTTGAGAATCTCATATTCAGGAACACAGGAGACAGATGAGAAGACTAGGTTTGTTAAGCGGTTCGGATCTAGACACGCAACTACTTTTGAAAATAGACCTAGCATAGTCATTCACTATAACGACAGGCAGGAGGATCATCACAAGAGCTTCTTCTTTAATCTCACGGGATCTATATTTTTAAATAACTTTCACAGAAGCCAGCCTGCCAATATGCTATCAGGATCAACTGCAACTGCCGTAAAGGGAGATAATTGTGTAGTTGTTCGTGTTGTATCTGGATCAAATTCTCAAGGAACCTATTTTTCAAAATCAATAACAGGATCTCAGCACAAGATAGGAGACAGTTATATAACTGGTGTATACTCTGCTACTTTTGCCATATCTGAATTTGCATCAGGGACATTGAGAGATGAGGTAATTAATGCAGCTTCAGCATCTTTTGATGTCTTCTGGGGCTCAACTGATTACACACTTGGATATCACACCGGTTCTCTTGTGATTAACAACGTCAGGAGAACAAGCTTTGATAACTCTCCAGATAAGCTATTTTTAAATGTGACAAATTTAAAGTCTAACTATAGATCATTTGAAAAGGTAAGATTGAGGGTATTTGTGGAAAATCTAGGAAAAGAGGTTGTCTTTAAAAAGGCACCGCTTGAGTCATCAAGTGAGATATTTACTCAGATGTACTATAGGGTGAGAGATGCATTTAATGGAAAAATTGTTGTTCCATTTGACAAGGCATACAAGTCGACACTTCTCTCAACTGACTCTGATGGAATGTTTTTTGACTTCTACATGGATACTCTGTCATCAGGTAGGGTATACATCTTTGACTTTCTAATAAAGGATTTCGGAGCTGATAGGGTCTTTACCAATGTGGGAAATAAATTTCGTGTGGATGAATAATGTCAAAAGAAGATCGTGTACTTGTTCAAAATAAGCCCAAGCTATTTAAACCTGCTACAATTAGAGGAATTAAAAAAGGGCCGGGAAGAACCAGAGAGACAAGTCTCTCAGATCTAAAAGATACAAACATAGAGAGTACGTCGTCATTTAGGTATGATCAGCCTGGTGATGGAATAAAGTCAACACAGCAGCTTGACATAGACTGGAGTGACTTTGAGAATCACACATTCTTTAACTCAGCAGTCTCAAAGGTAAATGTCGCATTTGATAGAATAATCAATGACTTTCCCTTCGATGGAACGAGAAGGAATATTGAGGCGTACACAGACTCTCTAACGGGATATGAGAAGTACATTCTAGACATATTCCCTAGGAATGTAGGATATCTAAATTTTTTGGGAAGTAGCACAGCAGGTCTCGACCAGGGAATCTTTATAAAGGTCAGAGATCAGGCAGGAAGTCTATTTCCACAGTTTTCAAGTCTCAATACCGGAGAGAACGTCTTAGATCCAAGCACAGGGTCGTTCTCAATTGAGATGCAGCTTCTTTGTGCAGCAGCCACAAATAATGAGCAGGTCATATGTCAGCGTCTAGTGTCAGATAGCTATGGATTTGGATTACTCCTGTCTGGATCATCTTCAACAACAGAGGCACGAATTCTTTTCTCTGTAATGTCTGGATCAAGCACCCAAATAGCATCTGGAACAATTGACAAAGGATCATTTCAACACGTATGCGCTGTGTGTGATAGAACAGATGGAGTCAATAAGCTTAGGCTATATTCAAATGAAAAGTTCATTGGTGAGTCAGATGGTCAAGTAGAGATAGGTGACGTGGGATTTACAGCTGATCACTACTTTACAATCGGATCAGGATCAATACAGCACCTAAGCGGAACTGATAGCGGATCCGAGACACCCGCTTCGAAATACACTCCTTTGGAAACATTTTCAGGTTCTATGGATGAGTTTAGATTCTTTAATTCTGTTAGAGCACTTGACGATCAAAAGCGGTATGCTAAGAAGACAATCTACTCATCTCACGATCTTAGGCTGTACTTTAAGTTTAACGAGCCAAGCGGATCTACAGGCGTCAATGATGTTGTCTTAGACAGCTCTGGTAAGTCACTACACGCTAGGGTGACAAACTACCTTGATGCTGGTTCCGGAATAGCTCTGAGAAGCTCTAGCTCCTTCTATGGATCAGAAATTAAGTCTCCCATGGTTGATGAGGATATTAACCTCGCACCTGTGCTATTTCCAAAATTTGAAAGAGTCACTGAGTTAAATACGAAACTTTTAACAACTGCAAGCCTGTACGATAATGAGAATCCAAATCTCATAACGAAGCTAATTCCACAACACTACCTCGAGGACGGTCAGTACTTTCAAGGGCTTTCGTCAATAGACGGAGGAATAGGTGGGCACTACTCTGGATCATCCATTCCGGGAACAGGCGACCTGGGCTCAGCACAGCTTCTTTCTGCCCTTCTATTCATATACGCAAAACAGTTTGATGAGATCAAGCTATTCATCGATGAATTCTCAAATATCATTCACGTCGACTACGATGCCTCAAACTCTGTCTCAGATCCATTTCTTCAATTTGCTGGAAAGTATCTCGGAATAGAGCTTCCTAGAATCTTTAACAATGCAAGCATCATTCAAGGTGTAGATGGAGAGAATCTAGGCTTGGATCAGGCAAAGGCTGCTAACTCACTAAACTATGTTCAGAACTTGATTTGGAGAAGAATTCTGACAAATATGGGTGAAATTACAAGGTCGAGAGGAACTAAGCACAGCGTCAAGGCGCTTATCAGATCAATTGGAATTGAACCAGATAACATCTTAAGAATTAGGGAGTTTGGTGGCCCCTCTACAAAGACGCTTAGAAATTTACGCGTCAACAGATCAGAGGTCTCAACCATGCTAGACTTCTCTGGATCACTTGGAGTTCCTTCCCAGGGCTGGACAGCTTCTAATCTCAACTATCAGGGATTTTCAACTGGCTCATCACAATCACCTAGAATAATGTCACCCTATCTAAGCGCAAGTAGATTTGAGGTGGGATTTCCAACACCGATCGGAACCTTTGTAAGTAAGCACATAGACTACACCACGACAGTGCTCACTGGGTCAGTTAATTTTTCAGATGGTAAGTTTAATCCCATATGGAATCACAGCGTTCACGGACACTCAAATAATAATAATGATGGTCTTTTTACATCTGGCTCCTGGTCCTATGAGGCAATATACCAGATTCCAAAGCTTACAACAGGCTCTCACTTCTTAACTCAAAGCCTCGCTAGAATGCATGTTACAGGAGCATCATCACCTTGTGATAAGCATGGTGTTATTTTTAATTTAATTGCGTACTCTGGTTCAAGAAGAATTGACTTATTTGGAAGACCGGGATGGGCTCAAAATCTAGTTTCATCACCTGAGATGAGACTTATCTTAACAGGTCCTGATATTTTTGATGGAAATCTCTGGAATGTTTGCTTCGGAAGGTTTAGATCTGATGACCCAACCTCAGGGAGCGGAGTTCACGGTAGCTCCTCTTTTTATCTACGTTGCTCTAGAAATAATTACGGAGAGCTCAAGGAGTATTTTACCACAGCTAGCCTGTTTAAGGGTGAACGTGATTCAGCTAGCATCTATCAGGGCGGGCTACAACAGAGAGTCTTATCGTCCTATAACGAGCTAGGATCGTTTATTGTAATCGGCTCTCAGAGCATTGATAGATCAACCAGGCTTTTAAACGACGTTACTAGACTACCAGATGATGAGTGGTCTGCCGCTAGGTACACACAATTTTCAGGAAGAGTAGGTCACATTAGATTCTGGTCAAAAGCAGTGACGAATACTGAGTTCGAGGAGCACACTAGAAACTTTAAGTCGCTAGGAGTTGACAATCCAAAGATTAACTTTAACTTTGATAGAACAACAACAGGTTCGTTTGGAAAATTAAGACTTGACGTCTCTACAGATCAGCCGACCACAAAGTCAGATGCGCTTGGTACGATAACACTTACAGATTTTTCTCAACATTTTGTGTTCAGCGGATCAGCCCAGCGTCCTTGGAGCATATTTCAGTCATCTGCAAAGCTCGAAGCCTCCGCTGTAAAGGTAGCCTCAGCCAGCTTCTTTCACATGTCAGGATCAGGATTTGAGCCCAATAGAGAGAGGGTGATTAAGCCTCACACATTTCACTATAGCCATATTTCTCCTCACTTTGACCTATCTGAGACTGATAGCAAAGTGAGGGTTAGAAGCTACCTGGAACCAGATAAGATAGAGGCAAGTGACTACGCATATCCCGCACCGCTTTATGACATCCCAAGGTCAGATATTCCAGATGATGATATAAGATTTGCCATCGACTTTTCAATTGTCCAGGCATTAAATGAAGATATCATGACTCTCTTTTCCTCACTGGACTTCTTTAATAATGCACTCGGCGATCCAAATTTAATGTTCGACGACTACTATCCAGATCTCGAGCAGCTAAGAAAGATTTATTTTAATCGTCTTGTAGATAAGATTAATATTAAGCAATTTTTTGAGTTCTTTAAGTGGTTTGATACAATGCTAGGTGTCATGATTGAGCAATTAATTCCCAAGAAGACTAATTTTAATGGAATTAATTTTGTGATAGAGTCTCATGTTCTTGAGCGACACAGGATGAGATATTTATCAGATGATATTTATTTAAAGCTATCTGAAAGAGAGTCAACATTTTCAGATCTTGTTGACAAGAATCTCGAGGACTAGAAGATGCCAGTATCTCCCTTTAAAGATAGGTTTGGAAAGGCTTTAGCTCTAACCGGCTCAGCTTCAGGATCATCTCCGCCTTCTGTCGGCGTAAGCTCATCATTTAAGATACTGAATACAGCAGCTGGAGGAATGAAGACAGCTAAGATTGACATCTATAGACAGGGTGTGAGCATAACATCAAGACGATATATCAGGAGAGATTCACCCTCAACAGTTAACGTATCTGGTCAGACTGCAACAATTGGCTCACTTCCAGTCTTAACATCTAACGGCATGGACGGTGAGACACTAGAGGAGATCCACGCTATTGAGGTTAGGGATTTTGGTCAACCCAAGCTATTCGTTGACGATGAGCCATTTGAAGACATGGCCTCCATGAAGATCCATACCAGAATCTCATCAGATATAACCTCCGCGTATGGTGGTGCGATAGCGTATCTAAATGATACCAATCAGCAGCTATATCCAGTAATATTATCTAATGTTTCAATGAAATATCCGGATCAGATGGACGGTGTCATCGAGCCATTTCCAATCAGAGAGGTTATAAGTAACAGATCTGCTGAGACTCCGTTTGTTGCCCACAGGGTAAGGGCAGATATTTTAGATGGAAATATTGAGGAATCTTACGGCTCTGATAGGGTGACACAGATTATGTCTGTGACAGCTTCACAGCAAATTGATCCATTTATAGATTCTGCTGAGATAGCTATGGCAGATGGTGGTACATTTACGCTATTTGCACCAGGATTTACATCTGATCTTCAGCGAATTTTACCACCCTTTCTTGACAGAGGTTCACCCGGTGCTGAGGGTAAGGAGAGATTTTGTAAGATTCTTGTTGGAACAGGATCTCTAAGGGATTTAGGTCTCATTGACAGCCATCACAAGTCAGCAGGTTCAGGATTCACCTATGGAAATAATCCAGAAGGAACAGATTCACTAGCATTCGGTGGGCTTCTCAGTACAGGCTCTACAAGCATGTCAAGATTCTTAAGCAAGCCCCCGCGTCTTGAGTTAAGGGAGACAGACTCTAGAACTGGATCATATCCGACTATCAATAGAACAGGTGATAGGAGTAGACATGGAAAGTATAGCATTAACTTTGACGATAGAAAGACAGTCATCTTTACATCTGCTTCTGCTGTGTACCCACAGGTTTTAAACTTTGACTCCCCAAGCTTTATCTTTCCAACGAGCTCACTAGGAAAGGTCACAAGAAATCTAAGAAAAGGTGTGTCAGACATACGTGTTGAGTTTACACCAGGAGAGGCCTTAGGGCCATATGACGATAGCCTGATATCTCTGGGATCAAGTTCATTCTACATGACAGGAACAACAACCGATATAATGGATGGATTTTCTGGTCCGCTCAAGAGTAAGACACAGATATTTTTTGACGTCACTCCCAGTGAGACACTTACGCTGACTAGATCGCCCAATAGTAGATTTAGTATATTGGATTCAGGTGCAGAATCTACAAAGACAGGATTTGCATACTGGAATAGCACATCTCGACGGTGGGAGCAAATAGGGCTTAAAGATCCTGCAACAGGGGCTGATATTAAGTTTGACTACGCAGCAGAAGGCTCCGCAATAAACAATGTCACTAGTGGAACAAACACATATCCCCAGCAGTTTACACCATGTCAGCACACGACATTTACAAAAGGTCAAATAATTGGAAAACCTTTCAATAGTGTTCTTAGGTCAAGGCTATATCACCTAATAGGTTCTCCAACAGTCTCTTCTTTTGCGCCGTTTAAGACCACCTATCACGCAACAAGCAGCCAGACGATAAGCATGTCTGACTATATCTCACACCCATTTCTCTTAGAAAAAATCGTCGTTAAGATGGAGGGGCGTGCACAGAGAGTGCACCCTAGGGCAAAAGAGGGTGCTGCGATTAGGCATCAAGATGATTACATGTTTTTCATCTACAGACAGGAAAGGAGAAATCCAAGCGGAAGCTTTAGAGGGGGTGGGCCTGACGATAACTCACCAGGAACGCCGACGCCGTCAAATTTCTTCAGAGTGGATTCTGCGACTGATATCTCAGGAAGCCAACGATTTCTTGTTTGCAGCGGAGCGATGACATTCTATCAGGGAACTGTTGCTACAACAGATGCAGGATCAAATAGAGTTACTTACGACTATAAGCCAGTTAACTCTCCAGCATTCTCCTATGATTTTAACATTCTAGCTGCAGGAGCAACACAGAGAGTTGGAGCGTTTACAGGATCCATTAAGCTAGAGATCGAACCAGCAGTGGCAACACAGGGAATAAAGGGTAGGTCAGTTATCTTTGATAGTGATTCTCCAAATGCAGCAACAAGAGGTGCTGGTATCTATCACTACTGGCCCGGTGGAACAACGTCAAAACCATTTATGCACGGTGGGCATAGAGTCAATATTACAGACTCCTATGACATGGTCAAACCCTCAATATATACAGGAAAGGCTGGAATTGATGCGTCATACGGCCAGTGGACATTTACTCAAATAACAAATGGTACTGTTCCAAAGTCAAGTCTCGGACCAAGACAGCTTCCAATAACTGAGATAGATTCAAGAACCTTTAGGCCTTTAGGCGGACCCATCGGTGACCCTATTGAATTTGGAAATAATACAAATGCAGCTAAGGGAATGGCTCCGAGAAGGGATGCAAATCAGTCAGCTAAGTCACCCTACATTCTATTTCCTGAAGATAAGATTGTCTTTGGTCTAGAGGCAGCCATTGCGCCAGGAGACATATCAAGCATGACAGGGTCAGGAAATGCTGGTGGAGGATTCGGTGGGCAAAATTCACTTACCGGATCTAAGCTTGAGATATTTCAGTCAGACTCTAGACAGACAATTGTATTTTACGGATCACTCATAAGAGATGGAAAGGAACATCACGACACACTTAACCAGCCGTTGACATCTGACGCCATTCACGAGATGATCTTCGAGCCAGTCGTTGATCAGTGGGACATATCTTCAGAAGCTGTAAATGCAGGAACATATGCTGACAACTATGTTACAGGGACTATGACATCTGCTCCATATCCTCACAACGCAGATGCAGATGAGTTCTCTAATAATCTCAATTCAGTTGTTAGAGGTGTGGCTGGAAGCTTTATCAAGGGGACAGCACCTAATCGTGCTGGGTCTTTTCAAAGATCTGTCACCATGTTTGACAGCTCTCAGAGATTCTATGACACGATAATGCCAGATCTTAAGACATATGTCAGACGATCAGGCGGATTTCAAGAGCTGCAAGCGTCAGGATCGATGAGCACAATAGTCTTTAATCCGACTAAATTTTACATCGAGGGCGACGGTCATAGAATGCCATTCCCATATGATGGAAATCCTACGAGAAATATATCTGATTCTACAAACCTATTAGTAATATCAGCCGCAGGATCTAGCTATCTGTATGGATCGTCGCAGTCGTCTCTAATTAGAAGACTTCTCTTTATGATTGGATTTGAAGGCGGAACATTTGACACGTATACCACATTTACCGGTAAGACGGGAGCAACCACTACAACTATAGCGTCATTTGCTCACGCACACCCACAGTCAACTGGCGCAATGGGATATAGGTATGGAATACAAAATATCTATCCAGAAAATCCCAGAGCCGTATTTAGAAGAGATAGCTATGGTCAATTTAGAGATATGCTTGAGCAGAGAAAAGAGGGAAGATTTTTTGAACCATTTTTATCTGACATAGATAATTTAAATCTTAGAGGTAAGAGTGAGAGCACCGTCGGCGATCCAGCTGTATTCTGTAAGTTTACTAAACCAAGTTCAGATGAATCAGAAGATCCCTATCTAACAACGTGCTCTAATATGAGCTTTGCCTCAACGTCTTCACTTCCATTCTTCGATGGTGAGATTGTTAATATTACCAATCCAACTCTACTTAAGACAGTTGCTGTGGTGAAGGGAACAACCCTCCCAGCTGCAGTTCAGACAGCCCTGCAGACTCCTGGAATTAATTCTAAAAAGGGTTAATGAATAGTAATGGCAACAACGACACTATATGATTCTGATCTTAGAAAAGTAGAATCCATTACTGTCAGGTCAGGATCAGATGAGGGAGATATTGACGTAACAATATTTCCAAACAGGATTCAGATAGGTTTGGATGATAGCGACTTCAATCATGTCAATGTAGTGTCAGGAAGCCTCAAGGTAACTGACAGGATTAACGGAAAAATACTTCACTATACACATCATAACTTTACCGTTGCATCAACAAGTGTCAACTATATTCCTATGAGCTCAACAACAGAAACTACAACTGTAACAGATCAACAGGTAGGATTTCAAGCACCCCACAACGGCCAGCTTAAGAAGGTTTTAACTAAGGTAAATGTTGTGTGGGGAACTAACCTGGCCCATAGCACAACAATTGCATTTCACAAAGGTCCTGACGGAACTGAGAGTGTTAGTGCGTCAGCAACAGAATCTGGCACAGTAGCGCTGATAGCTTCAAATACTACTAAAACAGCATCTTTCTCAAGCTCAACATTTAGTGCGGGTGATACAGTTGCAATTTCAATAGACCCATATGCAAGCACTTCTGGAAAGGTAAGAATGACTTGTGTGTGGGAATATGACACTAACACATAATTAGTGAATAGGAGAGACAGTGGCTGGAATACTTGACAACAAACTTCGGATCATGGACGTTGTAGTAACAGAGGAAGGAAAGCGCCAGATCACATCTGGAAAGATGAATATTGAGTTTGCAACGTTTACTGATGGCCACACATTTTATCAGGGAGATGTGGCTAGCGGATCAGCAGATGCTTCAGATAGAATATTTTTAGAGGCTGTGTGCCTTCCAAGGGATCAGATCACGTTTGAGACAGATGACTCAGGAAATCTAGTGTCATTTACTGGAGGAGATTACGAGGTCGGATCTGATGGAACTCTCTATCAGGGAACAGACAACAGGAGGCTTGATCCTGTTTCAAGTGGATCAGTCTTCTCAAGCCTTGTGGATACAGTTCTCTCTTCTTCTATTGATAATTTTAAAAATCTTCAAACAATTGGAACAAAGACAATATTTGATGATCATGCGTTTCAAACAGATGTTGACTTTATTGATTTTTATATTTCAGAAAATTCTCCAATGATAGGAGGTGCTGATGATGTTGATGCATCAATTAGCATAGACATCATAGAGCCGTTATTTTTGGATTATCGAACGTCTCACATCGATAATTTTCAGTTTCTACCTCCAATAATCACGTCTGATAGGTCGTCAACTGGAGCTGAGGAGTCATTTGGAGAGTACACAGACCTTAATCAGCTTGTGTATCAGGGGACCGAGGCGACGTGGATGACAGCATATGGTTCACGAAGCACATACTCTACACTTTACGGATATCAGTATTCTGATATTGAGTTTACAAAGAATAGTAAAGATGCAAATATCATGTTTCAAGTCTTTGAGTCAGGTGGAACAGTTGACTCGAGGCTGAAGAAGCTTGACGTTATTGATGCAGGTGTGTATGTCACAGATGAGGGACTTTCCTATCAGACATTTTTTGTCGGAAAGGTCTTTATTGATAGTGTTGGACAGCCTACATTTGTTAACATATTTCAGATAACACTGGCGGAGTAAAAAGTGAAGATAAGTCTACCTGTAATTTCTGCACTTCAAGATGGTGATGAGATATGCGAGATTAAAGACTATGCGACAACATCAACTGGAGACATTGTCTATAACTACTCCTTCTCTATTGATGCAACTACAAATGATCTTTTAAATAATGACGTCGTAAGCCTAAGAGTTACACTGCTATCTACAAAGACGTCATCACCTACAAATGACTTTAGAAAGTTAGCTTCCGGAGATCTCTCTCCCGTATCAGATTCAGTCGGATTGACTATTTCCGATAAGAAAGAGCAGTCATTTTCTAAAAATTCTACAGTCGCAACTTCTATTCTTAAGTCACACATACAGATGAAACAGTCAATAAGAGATAATAAAATATCTGAATCACTATCTAGAATTGATTATGCAGAAATTTCTGTTGATTCAATAATGAATGCAGATTCAAAATCTGCACTTCTAGAAGGAAAGACTAGGACGGCAATCACGTCAGGAACTGGCGATGAAATTTCGCTGGGCTCAAGAGTTTCTGATATATTTTTTGATGGCGACTTTGAGATATCAACGCAGAGAAGAAAGAATATATCCGCTGCTAAGTCATCACAGGCTAGCGATATTCCCGTCTTAGATACAATTCTTGTTCAACCGCCTAGCCCAAGTGCTAGATCGAATCGTGGAAGTTCATCAAAAAACTATGAGACAGATGCTAGCGGAAATGTTGTAGAGGTCTCAGGAATTCCAAACATTAGCCAGTCTACAACACAAGATCCTCTCTCTGGAATACTTGAAAGATCTGGAAAGGGAAGTTCTACTCCCTCATCTATTGACTCAAGTCCGCAGGCAGCGAGTTGGACATCTGCAATGGCTCACGGTCTGGCTTCTTCACAGATTATTGCAAAGGATATGGGTAGTATCATAAATTCAGCACATGATAACTTTGCAGGTACATCAACAAAATTTTCATCAGATGTTAGTGGGAAATCAGCTTTAACAACAGATGACGTTGATCAGCTTGCAGCTTCTCTAAGGTCGGGATTGGAAAAAATTCCAAGTGTGCCACCGTCAAAGATGTCAGATATCAATGGTAGTGAATATGTCTCAGTCAAGGTTGACACAACTACAGAAAATCTAATATTTAAGACAGATTTAAGTGTTCCTTCATCGTTACTGTCTAATCCGTCATCTTTTTATGTGGTTTTAGATCTAATGGACACGAATGGAAGAACTGTTCAAACAAAAACAAGAGTTATAGATCACGCTAAAAAAGTTTCCGAGCTATATTATTTAACAATTCCGCCATCCATTACAGCAATTCAATCTGAAGATTCAACGATTCGTGTTACTTTAAATCAGATGGACCCTAGCGGGAAGAAAATCCGTCTGCTTACAAAGGTCATGGATGAGATAACATTTACTAATGGTGATGTATTTCAAACAGTTGGAACATACAATGCAACCCATAAGGGTGACTCAGTGAGCATTGGAATCAACCCGCATCCTGGAAATACAATTCTAGTTAGAGCAATTGCAATGTCTTCAGCTGGTGCCTTAGGAACATTTTCAGATGTAATAATAAAATCCGTCTCCAAACCTCCGGCAATATTACTTGGAAATGAGCTTGGTGAACCTGCAATTTCTTCTAAAAATATTTTATCTGGAATAGAGGTTTCAGCAACAGTTATGATAGGAAGCCCGGTTGCAATATACTTCTTACGCAAGGATCTGACTGCTGGTGAGAGACTATTTACAACTCTATCACCTAAGTCTTATGATGCATTCTACAGGGGTGGAAAGAGATGTCAGCTAATTGATACAGCTGTAACAAAAGATCATGTGTATGAATATAAGTGTAAGTTAATTTTTAAAAATGGTTTAGAGAAAATTTCTAAGAATAGTGCAATTATTTTAAATTTTAAAATTCAGGATAATATTTCAATAGAATCTCAGACTCCCAAGATTAAAAAAATAAGCTCAAAAGGTGCATATTCAATTAAGGTTGATATGAAAATTAATATTCCTGAATCAGATGCCGATACTGTTAAATCTATTTTTGACAATTTAGGACTGTCAGATATCTTTAGTGACGAAATATCAGATATTAAAGATGAACTTGAAACTATTGCTGTCTTTAGCGTTAAGCGATTTGACTTTAAAACTGGAATCGAGCATGACTTAGGAATGTTTCCACAGGGCTTATTTACAGATGAAGGTGATTTAACAAAGGGTATTCCCACACCTGATAGCGGCGGTGAATTTTTGTATAAGTTTGAGGCATTGATTAGGGTGCCTAGTGAAGCTCTCTCTGACGTTTCTGTAAAGACTGATCCAAACTTTAGTGAGAAATTTATATCACCAATAGCAATTCGTGATGGAACACTGTCGTATGGAAGCTCACTTATATCTAACCACGCTGAAAATGTCTTCGAATTAGGTAAGACGGGAATTGTTAAGACTGTGAGAGTCACAATACCCTCTACAGATTCAGTTCAAATAAATTCTAACAAGATTAAAGTGACAAATAAGAATGATGTGAGAGTTTCATGGACAGTTTCAGGAAACATTGCCAAGATAGATCACTTTATTATTTTAGCATCTAGAAATGGTGTGACGATCCCAGTGGGAACACATCACAGTTCATCAAGGGGAGGTGGATTCTCCTATGTAGACACATCTCAGAAAAATATTCTAGGAATGATTAAGTACAGTATTGTACCAGTTTTTTCAGATTTTACAAGAGGCTTACCGTCATCTGTGGGCTCAGCAGTGATCAGTAAGGAGGTTTCAAATGGCAGGTAGTGATTATATGGCACAGGCATCAGGAGCTGAACCATCAGTGACATCAGGGGATCTTGTTCCCTCTGAGGTCTTGGATCAGGTTTTAAATATGCCAGCTGTCAACCTCGTCTCTCCAGCTAAGAGTAATATAGACAGCCTGGAAGAATCAACATCTGTCCCATCTCAAAGTGACACGTCGACAATTGAGGGAAGCGTTGACTTTATAGATGCAACAGACCAGGCATTGACAAATTTGACAAATCCTGCTGCAGTTGCAGGTCTATCTACAAAGGCACCCGAGTTGATCGGATCCTTTGACTTCGTTCCGCTCTATCCGTCTGACTCAGATATTCCACACCAGAGCGTCTTTAACGCGATCCACATGAATGTCATGCTAGATAGCCTGACAAGGGAGGCTGCTAAAAACTGTCTCAATAAGATTCTTCAAAATGATGGTAACGTGACAGATACACTGATCTCATCTCTTCAGCCAAGTTCATTTAACACATACAGTGAGTTCCTAGATGCTTTTGGAAATATAGCAAGATACGCATTCTTTGTCCAGAAGCTATATGGTGTTAATTTCGGGTGGGACGATCTATACTCAGCATTTGATGCCATGAGATCTGCACTTAAGTCTAGGTTTAGTATAGATGCCTCTCAATCAACGTGGGAAGAGATGGCAGGAGCTGGTCATTCCGGAGCAAGCGCAGTTGCTGACACACAGGGCTACCTATGGGCTGTATCAGGAGGCTCTGGATCTGATGAGCTTAGCACTGGTCACATATCAAAGCAAGATCACATGTCTGATCTTGTCAATGTAAGTAATAAGAATGAGATATCCGACACAGCGTTTATCGGTCAGATCATTCAGGATCTAAGAAGAAGCGTTTTACTTATCTCACCTCAAATGAGAGATGGAGATAGGGACGGAGAAGATGTATCTACAGACGGTGCGTATTCTGTCAGAGATGACATGAATGATACCGATTCTTTCGTCAACAAGATGATCATGGGACTGAATGCGCTTAATACATCAAGCGATATTGAAGCTACTGTTACATCTCAGGTTGAGCAGATTTTAATGCTCTCACAGGATGACTACTTGACATTTACGTCAAATCTACTCGGACCGGATGCTGGAACGTCTGGAGCTCAAGACCTAATCTCCATCTGCCACCTCATCACACGTGATGTGTATATGTCATTTATGAAGAGGACAACAGCTGTGCTGTATGATGCATACAAAGCTCTCGATGCCCAGTCGATTGGAACAAATCCCTCAGTTGAGCTTCTTGTCAATGAGACTATAGGTAATATCGGAGGAAGTCTTTCAACAAGCACACCCGCATCAGAGTCTATTGCCTCTCTTTTAAACCCAGTAAGTGATGCAACAGGTGGAGAGAGAACATTCACATTTGAAAGATTCTCAATAGACTCATCATTTGGTCTAAATGCTAGGGCAGGATTTGACGTATTTTCAGGAGACCTCTTTGACATGCTCAAGACACCACTTTTACTTAGATCCGCTGCAATTTTAGACTTTAGCTTCGGTGTATTTGCTGATGACTTTACCAGAAAAGCTCAGTCTATAGCACAAATGGTTCCAATTCTTATCGGAGGCGCAAAGGGTTCAAACTCCCTGTGGAAGGCTACAACGACATTGTTGGCAGACTATCTTTTAGGTCAAAACTTCACAGAGGTCGGTTCGGATCTTGCATTTCATGATATCTCTAGTGATGCCTGGGAAGATGCACTTGGAGGCTACGGAGACTGGTCGGGAGAACAGGACGAGTATGAGTTTATTAGACTTGGAATCTTCGGACACGCTATCGATAGCGAGGAGATCGGCTATCTATTAACAAGATATCTAGATCTCAGGCACCTGCTGAAGGTGATGGATGCTAGCTGGGAGTCTAAGATGTCTGGATCTGAGATCTTAGATGAAGGTTCAGTTGAAACTGAATTTGAGGAAAATTATGAGCAATTTTATGTGATAGCAAAAGAGCTAGCAGAGAAGGTCACTGAGGTCTTAGGAGTAACAAGCTATGGTGATTTTACAGGTGCAATTGATGAGGCATCGTATGATGTATCTTCTGCACAAAGTGTTTCATTCAAGCCTTCCGGGTTTATGACATCAGAGGAAAAAAAGTCATATGCTATTTCAGAGCTAGATGTCATGGAGACTCCGATAGGAATAGCCCTCTTGACTAGTGTTAGTAGCTCTGAGAGCATATTTGATCTGCCCTATAGGGTTCTGGCATCATTCTATGACACGCTTTTAAATGAAGCCTTTGTTTCAGACGAGGGTGATCGAGTTTCATCAACTGATCTCACAGAAGATGATAACACAAGAGTTTCTGCTGCAAAAGCGCTAATGAGCGCGGGACTTGAGAAGCTGGAAATTACAACTGACTATCGAGGCTGGTCTGACACGCTGAGAAGGCGTGCTATAACTCACATGATAGCCACCCTTATTGACAGATTCATAGATCCAAATCTATGGGTATATTCTAGCGCTGTAGTGACAGATGCCGCAGTGGGACCGATGCCAGGTGCCCGAGGCGGCGAGGATTTCACAATACTTGGGCAGAATGTATCTGCTCAAATATTTACACAGATCTATCTTATCATTGATAGCATGAAAGTCACACAGTTTACTGCAATCGTGAGAGACATGAATGATCTCGGCTACGGCGGAGGCGGATATGTGATATATGATGACGTCATTGACCTCCTTAAGTCACTAGATGATGGTGGAGCATTTGAGGAGACAGAGGGGTCTATCAAGTATGTTCACACACAGCTTCTCAATGAGTATGCCAAGACTGAGTCATACTGTGAGGCTCTCAAGATAGTCGGAGAGACACTGAAAAATGAGTATGATGCTGTTTCAGCTACAATCGTGGGTCAGGGTGTATCCAATCTAGTCTCGCTAGTTGAGCTAGCTGCAAGCAATGCTATCAGTAATTCAGATAATCCAGTTGCCTCAACACTGACCTCAGACGACGCATTTTCAGCAATATTAAGCACAGCAATGTTTCCTGAGACCCTCAGCGCAAAGACAGTTGCTAAAGAATGCTCTCGATACGTGTCTTCTGGAGGCTACTACGATAGTGAGATTAGCTCAGGAGAGCAGAATGCGGCTGTAGATCTGCTTATTCCCTCTTCTGAGGTCATTCCTGCAAATCGCCTATCACAGAGAATAATTCCATCTCTTAAGCTAATGACTGCCCAGGGAAGGGAGCAGACAACAGGTGAAAAAAGTGATCCCATATCAGTCAAGGGTGATCCTGACAATGACCGAAAGGAGATACTTGCTGTCGGTCTGCCTCCAGGACTCACAGAGAGATTGAGAGAGGAGGCTGCAGTTTTTAGCTCTGGCGGATATAGCCCAGAGGACTATGAGCAGAGCCCGTTAGTATGCATCAAGGTGTGGAAGAAGGATCTCGACCGAGGTGATGTCGTCTACAAGCCCCAGAACTACGTTTTTGATACACGTGTGTATCCATCTGTTTACGACGGATGGGATGGCGGAAACACTACAAGCAAGATCGTAGCTAAGGGAATCGGTGCATCAGCTAAGTTGAGTGAAACTGACTTTGGGGAGCCTGTGTACACAATCGACACTTCGACTGAAGACGTTTCTCTGGACTGGGAGACCCTTATGTCGACAAGAGGTATGAGTACAGTGGAATACTCAGACCCTTCACAGTTTGTTGATCTATATGATGATCTTCGATTTCGCCTTATTTTAAGATCACCTCTTCGGGGAACATCCTATGGATGGGTGCAAGAGTCAGGCAGCCTAAATGACATATTTGAAAGCTCCTCTGCAGATGAGATTAAAAAGAATCATCTTCAGGATTACCTTCTAAGTCAGTACCTTAGGGTTGTCGCAGGAGTGAACGTAGAGAATGTAGCATTTCAATTATTTAAGAAGGGGACGTCCACGATGGCAACAGGTGACGGCGCCGGGCTTGGAACAGGCGCAGATGATTTTTCATTTATAAGTGACATACTTAGCATGAATCCTTCTTTCTCGGATGACTTCAGGGACGGCGACTATATTAAAAATGTCAGATCAGACATCTTAAGCATGATAGACAAGGGCATCACAGACGATATTATTAGCAACTTTGGTGTTAGTAGCACGATATCTAAGAATGTTACCTCAAAGATCAGTCAGTCCCTTCTATTCTCTCCTGAAAAGTATTTTAATAGACATGTTCTTCCCCGACTCTTTGAGAGGGTATTCTGTATTCTCATTGATCCAGACGGATTTGACATAGACACAGATGAGACGACTGGAATTGACACTTCTGATGATAATGTTCTCGCGGCATATAAGTCCGAGATATTTAATTTTTACGTTACAGTTGAGATTTTACCGGTCCAATCAGGTGACGGATTTGAAACCTCTGCAGACTAATAGGATTTAACATGTCGTCTACGCTATCTGATCTAATAGAGAATTATGGTTATTCATCAATGCCCAGCAAGGGAGTAAATCAGTCTGACATACCAATTCCAGGTGATGTCGAGGCTGAGTTTCAGTACAACTACTTTGTCAAAGATGAGACAACGACACGTGATGTATCTATCAGAGGTGACTCGATAACTGCATTCACAACCCTCTCAGATGACGCATCTGAGGCAGAGAGATTAGTTGCCCTTGCTCAATTTGACGTTCCTCGATTGGTCAATATTAGGTGGACACCTGCAGTTCTGGAGTCAATAATTACTGATGAGGGCTCTGAAACATCTTCTAGTATTGGTGTGACAATAGGCGATAATTTATCTAATGTGTTATACGAGGAGGTGATGACAAGCAACCAGTATAGCGGAATAGGCCTCCAGGACGCCGAGGGCCTAGGGATGTTGACAGATATGGCAAAGATATGTGTCAATGCATCTAGCCTTCCAATTGAATTTGTAACATCTGACTCTTCTAGCGAGGCAACAGAGTCAAATCTTGACGTTGTCAATCAGTGGTTCGATGCACTGAGCTCTGGCCTGGATTCTTCAATGCTTGGGTATGGAGGTGACACTCACGGCGGCAACAGGACATTAGATGGATCAACTAAGGAGCTTTTAAGAAATGCTCTTGCAAGCTATCAGTCCGAGGGAACATATAGTTTTGCAAATAGGACAGCAGAGAGAGAGGCTGCAATTAATGACACCCTTAGCAATAATCCTACAACATTTGATATCGGAATATCTATTAGTAATGTACTAGCAGATGTCCTTGGTGATAAGTGGTCTTCGGACGGCGGTAGCGCATATTTTGAGGAATTTAACTCTATCAAGGATGTTCTTAGTATGATAGCCACAGCTGCAATTACACAAGAAACAGCTGGTCAGATAAGCGATAATGATTACGACATTAGCGGAACGCCAGTGACATACAGAGTCGTCCAGAGCATCGCAGATCAAACGTCTGATAGTCAGTATGTCGCTCAGGTCACCGGTTATATAATTGAGAAACAGGAGATAGATGAGAACGGAAATATCCTACAGATGGATCCACTTGTCTGTGAGGGAGGTGACATAGGATCTTTTGTTGATCCGAATATCATGTATGGACGGGGATATCGCTACAGGGTCAGAACTGTTACTTATCTAGAGTTTAGCGCAATTAATACCTATCCCGGAAATGAGTCTAGAAACGAGACTGTTGTTGTGGGGATGTTTGTTGCATCAAAGGCTAGCAAGGCTGTATCTGTAATATGCATAGAGACGACCCCGCCAAAGCCTCCGGCTGACATAGAGTTTAACTATGACGGCTTTAACGGATCGCTTGATATATCATGGTCATTTCCCTTAAACAGGCAGAGAGATATTAAGCAGTTTAGGGTATTTAGACGTGCCTCAATAGATGATCCATTCGAGCTAATTAAGTGTTATTTCTTTAATGATGCTGACACAGTTCCAAAGACTCCAGAGATTTCTGATCCAGATAGCTTGCTAAGCTCAACATCAGCAAGGCTAAGCGGTGCATTAATTCAGGTTACAGACTCTGCAGTAGCTCTATGCAGAGATTCTGACTTTAATGAAGACTCTAGGTACATATATGCCCTTACAAGCGTAGATGCGCGAGGAATGAGTTCAAACTATTCTTCTCAATATGAGCTCTCATACGATAAGTTTAAGTCAAGGATTGTCCTAGACTACGTGTCTCAATCAGGTGCCCCAATGCCCTATCCAAATCTCTATCTTAAGCGAGAAGTATTCATTGATGCGCTAAAAACATCAGGATACAACAATATGACAGTTTTATTTAGACCTGAGACGCTGGTCGTTACAGACTCTAGCGGAACAAGTCTTGATTATCTATCAAATAGTGATGATATGCCTAGCTATAAAATATCAATGATAAATCTTGATAATCAAAAGTCTAAGATGATTGATATTTATGTTAGAGATATCAGGGGTGCATCATCTGAGATAGAAGAGGGAGTTGAGTATGAGACGACAACTAGAGTTGCCACGCTAATAGATTCTTCCTAAGAATTATTTTACCAGAATACAATGTGAATTGTATATTTACAACCAGGAGTAAAAAATGGGCTTCTTAGACCACAGTACTAATAATATTATTTTGGATGCTGTTTTAACAGACAAGGGAAGACAGCTTCTTTCAAGAAACGACGGATCCTTTCAAATTGTTAAATACGCGCTATCTGACGACGAAGTGGATTATACAATTGTTAAGAAATTTGGACGAACAGTCGGAAAAGAGAAGATAGAGAAGAATACACCAATTCTCGAGGCACTTACAACTACAAATGTTGCTCAAAAATATAGGCTGAGAAGCATATCAGTGCCGAATCTCACAAGGCTACCGTCGTTAACACTAGACGGAGTGACGTCTGATACGATAACACTGAATGTTGTTAACACTAGAAGCTCATCAGTCACAGTAAAGCAGTCAATCGGCGGTGATCAGCTAGTTCCAACTGAGCTAGTTGACCAGGTCTTTAGAGTGACAATGAACAACCTATTCCTACAACTATCCGGTGTTAGGCCTGTCACAATTGATTCTGAGAATATTGCAACATATCTTGTTACGAGAGGGTCTTCACTAGACACTGTAACAGGTGGCGCATCTTTCGCAGGAACAGTTCAGGTTAAATCATCACTCACAACAACGATGTTCAATACATACGGTGTAGCTAGTGATAAAACACTAATTAGAACATATGTCACCGTGACTGGTCAACAGTCAGGTGCAGTTAAGAGCTTTTTAATTAAGATCAATAAGACGTCATGATTGGTAAGAGATAAAATATGGCCACATTTAAAGAAATTTCCGCAGCTGACATTAAGACAAGCAGGTCAGTATTAAATCAGTTAGTTGATATTATTCAAGAGGATATCTCAGGATCAACAACAAGAAAGAAGTACCAGGTATTTGTAACCGGTGGTGTGGGCCCAGGTGTGACATCATCCCTATTTCAGACTGTATATGACCAGGACTACACACTTCAGACTGCAAATCCAATTTTCGATATGACCTTTGGAATGTACTCAGGTAGCGCAGATGTAGCGTCAGCCTCTAGTGGTCAAGACAGCGCGGGTAAGATTCTATTTCCATCTAACTCACTAATGATGCGTGAGAAGATCAACGTATACAGACAGTTTTCACAGCTGCTTCTCGGTAATGCAACATATCAGTTTGCGTCGCCCTTTACGACAACACAGCCTCCAACTTCAAATGGAATTGATAACGCTTTATTCTTTACATTCAAGAGGCTATTTGCTCGCGATAAGATTAAGCGTGAGACCTTCGCTATGAAGTTCTACCAGTCAGCGTCAAGGGCTCCGGGTGATCCCACAGCATCTGGTCAGGGTCCACTGTTTGGAAATATGGGTCCAAATATTAATCTTGCAACAGTCTCTGGTTCAGCCATTTTTACAGATATTGGATCTGCTACAGCCAAGGAGACCTCTATAGGCGGTGAGGTTGGTAACATTGTAGACTCGTCTAACACAAACAGAAATGTTGGACTTCTCTTCTACGATATGGGAATTGGAATCCTTGACGTCGACAAGGTGATCTCTGCATCACAAAAGGCATCAGGAGTCATAGATGCGATGACCAATGCAGCGTTTCAGGGAGCAGCGAAAGGTCAGACCATAATCGGCTACGGTCCTGCAGGTCCTGTTGGAGCACATCCGGGATTAGACGGAGGAAGGGGAAATAGACAGGCAAAGTTCGTTCCTGACTTCGTGGTTTCAGCGTCAATGGATAACATTCTTGATCACTTCGCCTCAGTTAGATTCCAGTCAGGATCTCTCACAGCTATCACGTTTCAGAATGTCACAAACATCAATTCAACTTTAATATTCTGCAGGGCGACGTCAGATGAGTTTAACTACTCTTCCAATCCAACATTTACTGACTCTACGGGAAGAATTAATGTTATTGATGAGGGTGAGGAGAACACACAGAGAACATTTTCATTCGTTAGCACGATCGGCCTATATGACGGAAGAAATAATCTACTAGCAGTAGCAAAGCTAAGCAGGCCCGTTGAGAAGAATGACGAGAAGGACATGACATTCAGGATTAGGCTTGACTTCTAGTCCTAACTGGAGGTTTTAGCCCATGTCAATCATTAAAATAACTCCAGACCTAATTGAACAGGTTACGATGACAACACACCCAAAGAGGGTGTTTGTCTCATCCTCACAGGGCGGTGTTAATGACAAACCTGTGATGGACTCTGGCGTCTTAAGTCCGACAGGAACCATGGGTCAGGTCAGCCTAATGGCGAGAAATAACCGTGTGATCAAGGGAATTAGAGAGTTTAATCCTGATAGTGCGCTATTCAATGAAGACTTATCTAAGACGTTAATCTTTTTAGATTCAGCTGCTAAATGGCCTGCATTAGCAGAAACAATCGGATGGAATCCGTACGACCTCGGAAACTTCTTGGGAGTTGCAACATCAGGATCTCACATATCAACAGATGATGGAAACTGTGCAGGTGCTCTTGTTACAATTAATAGCATTCCTACAAACGGTCATACACTTATCTTGACAGATGCTGATGGAACTTCTGACACATATACGTTTAGCACTAGTGTTACACAGGAAGATAGCACAAAATCCAATGTCGGGATATCAGGTGTTGATACGACTTCAGGTGTTGCTACCTCATTAAGAATATCAATTAATCTCGCCAGCCTAGACGATGATATTCAAATCACAGCAGCTATTCCAGCATCTAATGAGCTAACTGTCTATATGTTGACAAAAGGCACAGCAGGAAATGGAAAGACGATAACAGGAACTGCGGTATCTGCTGAGTCTATCTCTGTAAGCTCATTTAGCGGAGGTACACCTAAGCTGGACTCTGAGGGCAGATACATGGGTGCTGTTAGACAGCTAAGCTTACCAGCAAAGAATTCAAAGGCCTTTAGCATCACAAGGTTCAGACCTCCATTTCTATTTCAGAGTGATGAGAATCAAGGTCAAGGAGGTGATAACTCATCTCCTGAAAGCTTTGACGCCAAGAGGCGGATTGTGAAGAACCAGGTGAGGAATATTCTTCTCCCTCACTACATGTCAAAATTCACACATCCCAACTACGCATACACAAACTACCACACGTTAAACTTCTTTACATCATCGATTAACTGGCAGCTCACCAAGCCATACGCCACGTCCACAGAAATTACTAGCTCACCCTATAAGTGGATGAATGGAAGTGTGCTAGCCTATCCCTGTCTAACAGGATCACTGAATACAACATTTACTAGTAATGAGCAATACGCGCTTAGGGCTAAACGATTTGACGGTCGGTACACACCTGAGAGTGCATTTACATTTGACTTCTACATAAATCCCAGGTATGGAAATGATGTTAGACCTACAGCTGGAGGTCCCAAGAAAGGAGACTTTAGGCCGGGAACAATCTTCCACATGAGTGGTACATACGCAATAAGTCTTGTTTCAGGATCAAGCAAGGCTGCAGACGGCTCTGCGAATGGATTTAGGATACTTGTACAGCTATCACAGAGCGCTGAGTATCCTCCCTCAAAGTGGAAGATATTACCGGGTCATGATAGACCAATTTTTGGAGCAAACAACTCAAACTATAAGCAAGATCCGTATGGGTATGCCTGGGTCTCACCTGATAACGTTCTTAGGCGAGACCACTGGCATCACGTCGCGATTCGGTGGGGAGGATCAAAGGTAAATAACGGCACAGGTAGCTTTGTTATTGACGGAAATATTGTCTCTGAGTTTGTAATTACAGGAACAGATAGCATCAGGCCTTTTGTAAATCATTCATTTGGAGGTGTTAGGGCTAGGGCAGATAGATTCCTAGCAGGAAGGGCAGATCCGAATGCTCTGTTTATAGGAAACTTTTATGAGGGAACAAATGTAACTGGCTCTGGTGGAGCAAATACAACAATTGAGAGATTTTTTAATCAGGCCGCTCAAAAAGCAGAGGGATTTACACCAGCTGTCTCAGGAGTTCTCGGAAGAGGAGGTGACCCTAGCAGCTTTACGTTTAATCATCCTTTAAATGCTGAGGTCCATGATCTAAAGATATTTAACTCACACAGGACACTCCACCAGATAATGACAAGCTCAGTGGAAGGTCCCACTGATACATCTGATCTTATATTTTATGTTCCGCCATTTTTTATAAATGAAAATAGAAAAAGAAATTTTCTAGTTACTGCTGTCTCATCATCAAGAAGAGAGTACTTTACTGACACAGGCGGTGCTAAATATGACGATGAGTCAGCTGAGGAGCCCTTTAATTATCCGACTGATGTCTTTACACAGCCATATACATCACTTCCGTTCAACGCCGGTCTGTCAATGACAGTTGACGCAACTGATATCAGTGTTGAGAATTTTACAAAGGATATTGCCAATAATGTATATCCCAGGCTTGTGTATCTTACATCGTCAGTTGACTCATCTCTGGTCACATCAGCTGCAGCAACAAGGGCATCAAAAGGTGCAGTACAAGACTATCTATTTTGGAATTTTAATACGGGATCTATTAGAAAGAGATCTTTAACAGTTCTTCCATGTGATAATGGAAAATTTAAGCCGAACTATTCTCTAATCTACACAGGATCAGATACAGATGGCGTAATGCTCACTGGATCTGAAGGATACCTTTATAGGGATGATCTCGGTGAATTTGACGCAAGTCTGATAAATCTAAGTGACATGTTTGTCACAAGACCACAGCCGCTAACACCAATGATGGGCTGGGATGGGCTTGGTTATAATAGAATATCACATACACTATCTGTCTACACAGGCTCAGATCACGCTAGCCCGCCTGAAGCGTCACCCTATAGCCCAAATGCTAAAATTAAAGATGGAACAGCAGATGTTCACTTTATAGCATATCAGGCATCACTTGATCAGTCTAGCAATGAGATTGTCTTATTTAACATACCAAATCTATTCTATGGAAATAGAATTGAACCTGGAAGCTTTAAACTAGAAGATGAGAACATATCTGGCTCCAATGGAAAGATAAAGATCACACTTCGAGATGATGGTCTGGGAACACTGTATAGGGCAGACTGCGAGACTGCACACGCGACATCTAATGGTGTTGGAAATATCTTTTACGATGAGGGAGTTGTCTTAATTAAGTCACCCCATCTGGCTCAGCTTGGAAAGGAGCAGTTTAAGATGACGTTTAACGGCGAGCAAAATACTCATGTTCTATCAATAAGGGTTCCATGTCAGCCAGGTCTCATCAATAGCTCATCAAATCCTGGATTTAAGGTTCTATCTGCCTCACTAGACGCAAATGATATTGAATCTGAGTTTGTATACATTACAGGGATCAATTTTCACGATGACAACATGAATGTTATAATGAAAGCTAACCTTGCGCAGCCTGTTGTGAAGAGAGACGACGACGACTTTCTATTCAGGGTAAAGATGGATTTTTAATGGTTCTCGGTCTGGACATATCTACAAGTTGCACTGGGTGGTGCGTAGTTGACACATCTGGCCAGCTAGTAAAAATGGGATATATCTCACTATTAAAAGATAAGTCACCATTTAAAAAAGCAAAAAAAGTCCGCCAGGCTCTTTCTGATATAAACATAGACTACGAGATTGAAAAGATCTGCATAGAAGAGAACTTACAGGCGTTTAGACCTGGATTTTCATCTGCAAAAACGCTGCTTACACTAGCAAGGTTCAATGGTGTGGTCAGCTATCTTGTGCAGGAGGAATTTTGTATTGCTCCCAATTTTATAAATGTAAACACAGCTAGAAAGTCTTTAGGAATAAAAATTCAAAAGCAATCTAAGTGCGGAATATCAACAAAAGATCAGGTTTTAAGCTGGGTTTCGTCAAATGTTCCAAAGAATTTTGTCTGGCCGTCAAAGATTTTAAAATCTGGACCGAGAAAAGGTAAGACAGTAGTTCAGCCCGGGTGCTATGACATGGCAGATTCGTATGTCATAGCAAGAGCTGGCTTGATTAATTGAAAAGTTTAATTTTTAGTGTTATGATATACATGTGGTAACATTTACACAAAAGATTAACTTTCTAAGAAGAATTTTTGGTAGTTATGATCTTGATAGAAAGCAGCAGAATGCCATATTTTCATGCCCAAGCTGTGGCGGTGAAACTCATAAGAAAAAATTCTATATTAATCTAGATACGTGGCAGTGTCACTGCTGGTCTTGCAACCTAAGAGGAAAGACAATACTCTCTGTGCTAAGAAAGCATGGAACAAAAAGTGACGTTGAGTCATTTATGTCTCACATCGGTATCAAAGATAGGGGATTCTCATCTTTAAAGAGTGAATCACAAGATGAAATAGAGAGGATTAGGCTACCTGAAAACTTTATCCTCCTTGCTGATAGTCAGAGGTCGATAGATCCAGATATCAGGGGATGTATTAAGTATCTAGGGTCCCGAGGGCTATCTGAGAGAGACCTGTGGAGATATAGATTTGGAACTGTGACCAGGGGAAGGTTTAAAAGAAGGGTAATAATTCCTTCTTTTGACTCCTTTGGTGATCTTAATTTCTTTGTATCAAGGGCTATAGATGATAGTGCTAGAAGAAAGTATATTAACTCCAATAACAATAAAAAGTTTATTATATTCAATGAGATTGATATCGACTGGTCTAGAGAGCTTACACTAGTTGAGGGTCCTTTTGATATGGTAAAAGCTGGAGAAAATACCACCTGTATTCTCGGTTCTAGCCTAAGGGATGACTATCTTCTATTCTCAAGAATAGTGTCAAATGAGACACCTATTCTTTTAGCACTTGACTCTGACATGAAGCCCAAAGAGCAGGAGATAGCTATGCAATTAAATTCATATGGCTGTCAAGTTCGGGTGATGGACTTGGGAGGATTTTCTGACGTCGGGTCAATGACAAGAGATGACTTTATCAATCTTAAAAATAATTCAAAAGAATGGAACCCATCTCAGAGGCTTAAAATGAGAATTGGAGCCCTTAGGAGTGGATCTCTTCTCTAGTTCATAATATTTATCTCTGTTTAACGAAGGTGCATGATGAAGGTTAGTAGAAGTCAACTTAGGCAGATGATTAGAGAGGTCATGGCTGATCTTGAAGAGGACGCACTCTTTTCAAATCAGGATGTTCTCGGTCTTCAACCTGAAAAAGACATACCTGGACAGACACCCAGTCCGGTTTGTAAAAAATGTAGAATGAGCCACCCCCACGGATCATGTCCTCACACAGCTGAGATTGGAAGAAATTTAAGCTACGGTCATCAGGGCTCAGGAGATGAAGAAGGAAGAATGTCTAGAAGCCAGCTATACAAGGTTTCAAAATACGCGCAGAGTCTTCATGACATCATTAGAGATGATGATGATCTACCTGAGTGGGTTCAATCAAAAATAGCTGTGATGGATAATGATATAGATAAGATAAAACACTATCTTGAGTACAAGCTTAAAAGAATGGAGAAGTGACGATATTGTACATCGTTGATTCTAGTAGAATAATATACCATATATGAGAGTTATCCATATTGCCGATGTCCACTGGCGTGGTCTTTCTCGACATGATGAATACAGGGAATCTTTCTCAGCCTTTATTAAACAGGCTAGAGATTTAAAACCTGATATTATTTACATTGGTGGAGATATAGTTCATTCAAAGACTCAAGGAATATCTCCTGAGCTAATCGACTGTCTGTGCTGGTGGTTTGATGAATTATCAAAAATATGTCATGTTCACGTGATACTTGGTAATCATGACGGTCTGCTCAACAACAAGGATCGCCAGGATGCCATTAGTCCCATTCTATCAGCCCTGGATAACAGGAGAGTTCACCTCTATAAGAAATCAGGCGTATACCCGACGGGTGTAACAGGGTTTAACTGGTGCGTTTTTTCATGTTTTGATGAAGCAGGGTGGGACAACATCGTGCCTGTCGAGGATGAGATTAATATTGCCCTCTATCATGGATGTGTCTGGGGTTCGAAAACTGACATTGACTGGGAGCTCGAGGGTGAGGTCGATGTTGAATTTTTTTCCGGCTATGACTTTGCACTACTTGGCGATATTCATAAGACACAATTCTTAAATGAGAAAAAGACTGTAGCCTATTGCGGCTCATCAATTCAGCAAAATTATGGTGAGGATCCAGGAAAAGGATTTCTTTTATGGGATATTAGGGGTAAAGATGATTTTGATGTTAAATTTTATGAGATTCCTCACTTTCAACCATTTGTGACAATTGACTGGCTCGGAAGTGTCGATGCTACATTATCTTCAACAGGTAGTCTTGTAGATGGGTCGAGATTTAGAGTTAGATCTGATAAAAAGATACATCAGTCTGATATAACAACCCTATACAAAAGGCTAAAGGATAAAAAGAATGCTACAGAGATAGTGTTTAAAATGGATCACGAAGTTGATCCCGGTATAATAGAGACGAATGGAGCATCATTTTCAAAGAAAAATTTAAGAGATTTCTCTGTTCATCAAAAATTAATGAGAAATTATTACGAAAATACAGAAATATCTGAAAAAAATTGGTCAAAGATTGAAGAAAAGATATCTAACTATATCAGCAATATTTCCAAGAGAGATGTTGTTACTAGAAACGCTAGATGGTCAATTAATAAGCTATCATTTGATAATACATTTGGGTATGGAAAGGAAAATACTTTAAACTTTGAAAAGCTAGGGGGAATCACAGGTATTTTTGGAAAAAATAGGCAAGGAAAGTCTTCTATAATTGGATCTTTAATGTACTGTCTGTATAACACTACAGATCGCGGAGGAATTAAAAATATTCACATCATAAACACTAGAAAAAAATATTGTAAAGCATGTGTAGAAATAGATGTAAATGGAATAAGATATAGGATTGAAAGAGGGACAGTAAAACATCAGGCTAGAAAGGGACATGTTTACTCTACGACTAGCTTAGGAATATCAAAGATTGATAAAGATGGGCTCGTTATAGAAGATATGTCTGGAGAACAGAGAAGAGATACAGAGAAAATTGTTCAAAAACTGATAGGAACATCAGATGATTTTCTCTTAACCTCTTTAGCATCTCAAGGAGAGATGAATTCGTTCATTAAGGAAAAGGCCACTTCTAGAAAAAATATTTTAAATAAGTTTCTTGATCTTGAGATATTTGATCAAATGTTTGCAATGGCAAAAGAGGAGTCTTCTGAAATTAGATTACGGGCAAAAAATCTACCAAAAATTGACTGGTCCACTGAGATAGAGTCACAAGAGAAAGAAATAAAAGAAAAAAGGGATAAGATTAACAAGATTGAGATATTTTTAAATAAATTAAGATCTCAACATCAAGAATTACGAATACAACTGGCAACTTCACCAGAAAGAGACACAGTAACAGCACAAGATGTCTCTAGCCAAAAGGATCTAATATCAAATATTTTAAAATCGCTAAGTCAGCTTAAAAAAGATTCAAAAAATCTTGAATGTGAAATAGAAGAGTCAGAGAATAAGATTAATAAAATTGAATCTGTAAAGTCTGAATTTCCGCTAAGCCAGATAAAGGAGAGACTTTTAGATTTAAGAAATATTAAAACCGAGCTGCTAAAGCTTGAGCATGAGATAGATCGTCAAAAAACAGTTTTAAAAAATCAGCAAAGGTCGGTTAAAAAACTTGAAGATGTTCCATGTGGAGATAAATTTCCCAGTTGTAAATTTATTAAAGATTCTCATAAGAATAAGTTTAAAATAGAAGATCAAAAAGATTTAATTTCTCTACTTTCTTCTCAAGCTAGAGGCGCCAGAAAGAGAATTAAGTCACTAGAGAGTCAGAATCATGAAGAAAAGATTCAAAAATATGATGATCTCATAAATAAGGAGTCAGAATTAAGAGTTTCAATTTCATCAACAAGGGTGAGTATTCATGAAATATGCAGTGAGATTTCTGTGCTTGAGAAGAAATTAGAAATTGCCAGAGACTCTCTCTCGCATATGGAGGTACATGTTATTGATGATAGTGAAAATAATATAGCTTTGAAACTTAAGAAAAAGATCTCAGAGGCTTCAGATAAGATAGATCAAGCTGATGACAGCAGACTGTCTCTTGTTGAGCAAGCTGGAAAATATGAAATGAAACTATCAAACCTTCAAGAAGAAAGAGATATATCTGATAAAATTTTTAATGATCTTGAGATATATGATCTTATTATGCAGGGAGTGTCTAAAAAGGGAATTCCAAGATTAATTATGAGATCTCAACTTCCTCACATTAATAATGAGATTGCAAAAATACTTCAAGGTGTTATGGGATTTACAGTTGAGCTGGAAGCTGATGTTGATACTAATTCAATGGATGTCTTTATCAACTATGGAGACTCAAAAAGAGTTATTGAGCTAGGGTCTGGAATGGAGAAGATGATATCTTCTCTTGCAATTAGGGTTGCATTAATTAATGTATCTTCACTTCCTAAGCCTGATGTGTTTATTATTGATGAAGGTTTTGGTAGTTTAGATGAGAATAATATTGCCTCCTGCAATTTGTTGCTTAACTCTATGAGAAAGTGGTTTAAAAATATTATGATTATTTCTCATGTTGACGGAGTCAAGGATGCTGTTGACAATATACTAGACATATCGCTATGTGGAAAAGATGCCAAGCTCATACACAACTAATATAGGAGACGGATTCATTCAGATCGAGCATAGAATGGGATTTACGATAGTTAAGTCATCTAAGTCATCAAATATTCTACCTCTTTTTTGTAACTTGTGTGAGCTTTCAATGAATAGTGCTCTTGACAGGGTGTATCATGATAAATATAAGTGTTGCTCCTCTTGTGGGATTAAGTGGGCAGATTTAAATCAGGATAAATGGACGCTAGGCTGGCGACCTGATAAGGAAGAAATAGAAGATGAGATAAATAGAAGAACATCTGTTTCTGTCTATTTCTCTTCTTAGAAAATATATAGAAGAAGAGGTGTGCAATTATGCTAAATTTCCATGAAGTCAATGTGCTGGGTGGCATTTGTGATTCAACAGTTGGTAGGTCTTCAACAGTTAACTCTCCTACAATGTCAATTAAAACAACCTTGCAAAGTGATAAATTTTCTGTTACATACATGACTATTGTAAACTTAGGATCTGTCCGTGAAATGAGAGATCTTGCAAAGAGATATGAAGAGGAATCTTCAAAGCTTATTAATGAATATATGAAGCATGTTAAGAAGGATTTTAAGGTGGGAGCAGGTAGGTCACTTAAGGTTAAAGAGCTGTCTTCAAATGATACATTTGATATAATTACTGTGTCAGCTTATTCGCCAAGAAGGAATGCTTATTATAAAAGAACAGTAACATTTCGTGTGGAATAATGGCATCTGCTAACAAGTCACGTCAGATTAAGGAGATCATTAAGTGTGGAAAAGATCCAGTCTACTTCTTTAATAAGTATACAAAGATTCAACATCCAGTTAGGGGACTAATACCCTTCGACACCTATGGGTTTCAGGATGACTGTGTTAGTGATTTTATTGATAATAGATTTACAATAATCGTTAAGTCAAGACAGCTTGGTCTTTCAACCCTAACAGCTGCATATGCTACGTGGCTTTGTATTTTTCAAAAAGATAAAAATATCTTAGTCATTGCAACAAAGCTTAGCGTTGCACAAAACTTTATTAAAAAAGTTAAAACTATCTTAAGAAATCTTCCACCATGGCTTGTATTACCACAACTTGTTACCAACAATAAGCAACTTTTAGAATTTAGTCACGGATCATCAGTTAAGGCAATTCCAACATCTGAAGACGCAGGTCGCTCAGAAGCGCTATCACTGCTAATTGTAGACGAGGCAGCTTTTGTTAGAAATTTTGATGATCTGTGGATGGGGCTTTATCCAACAATCTCTACTGGTGGAAGAGTTGTCATTCTATCTACACCGAACGGTGTTGGAGGACAATATCATGAGCTTTTTACAAATGCTGAGGCAGGATTAAATGAGTTCAAAGCAATTAGGCTTCCATGGGATGTTCACCCCGAGAGGGATAAAGAGTGGTTTGATAAAGAAACTAGAAACTTTTCTGCTAGAAAAGTTGCTCAGGAGTATCTTTGTGACTTTGCATCATCAGGAGAAACGTTTCTCACTGATAATGATATAAAGTTTTTACAATCTCAGATCATGGGACCAGTTGATAGGGGTGGAAGAGATATGAATGTCTGGATCTGGAAATATCCCCTATCGGATCACAGATACGTTTTATCTGCAGATGTTGCGAGGGGAGATTCTAAGGATTATTCAGCTTTTCATGTTATTGATGTTGACGAGGGAGAGGTAGTTGCCGAGTATAAGGGAAAGATACCCCCAGATGATTTTGCTGTTCTTATAAATGAATTTGGTCTCAAGTATAATAAGGCAGTGGTCTGTCCTGAAAATAATAGCTATGGATTTGCTACAATTATAAAATTAAAAGATTTAAACTATCCAACGCTATATTATAGAAGACGAAAGGCTGTTACAATTGGCGGCTATATTCCGCCAGGAGATACATCTATAGCTGGATTTACTACCAGTGGAAAGACAAGGGGAATGATTCTAACAAAATTAGAAGAGGTGATTAGAAATAAGCAGATAAAGATCTATTCATCAAGATTCTACGAAGAGATGAAAACATTTATCTGGAAGGGAAATAAGGCACAGGCAATGAGAGGTAATTACAATGATGATCTCGTCATAAGCCTTGCCATCGGATTGTGGCTCTATGATTCAGCATCAGATCACAGTAGAAACTCAGCTGCACTTAACAAGGCTATGCTAGAGGCAATGTCTGTAAAGACAAATACATTTGATATGCCACGCGACGTTCCGTCTGCTGTCACTGACGGTCGACCATATAATCCTATAAGAACAGACTCAACCGGAGGAAATAATGGTCGATGGGAAGACAAGTGGGGAGAAAAGAGTGCTATACCCCCTGAACTAGAATGGGTGTATAAGTAATTTATGTAGAGATGCCCATGCTGTATGGTAGATCTGGAGAGTTTTATGGCTGAAAATAGACAACAAGGCCTCTTTAGAAGGCTAACAAGCCTTTTTAGAAGCGGACCCGTTGTAAAGAGAAGAATTAAATCAACAAAGGGTGATAGTCCGTCATCTGCATTTGACATATTTGGAAAGTCACAAAGTCACGTCTACAGCACAGCTATGAGCGCATATGGCACATATGATAGAATGGCTAGATATAGTGACTTCTCAGAGATGGAGTATACACCGGAGATAGCAAGCGCATTAGATATCTATGCAGAGGAATCTGCTGCAACTGATGAAAACGGGTATGTTCTTCACATACACTCAGAGAATCAAAAAATTAAACAGCTTCTTGAAGATCTTTTCTTTGATACAATCAATGTTGAATTTAATCTAACATCTTGGGTTCGAAATCTATGCAAATACGGTGATTTTTTTCTTTTTAATGATGTGTCTCCAGAGCACGGTGTGATCAATGTCATTCCAATTCCAGTGAATGAGATAGAAAGAGAGGAGGGCTTTGATCCAGAAGATCCCATGGCTGTGAGATATCGGTGGGTCACTCAGGGAAACCAGGTATTAGAGAACTGGCAGGTGACACACTTTAGGCTTCTTGGAAATGATGCATTTCTGCCATACGGCTCCTCTGTGCTTGAGTCTGCTAGAAGAATATGGCGTCAGCTTATTCTAGTTGAGGATGCGATGCTTGTCTATAGGGTCGTCAGGTCTCCCGAGAGAAGGGTATTTAAGATCGATGTTGGAAATGTACCGCCAGAGGATATCCCAAACTACATGGAACAGGTTCAAACAACGTTAAAGCGGGCACAGGTTGTTGATAAAAATACAGGAAGAGTTGATCTAAGATATAATCCTCTGTCTGTTGATGAGGATTACTATCTTCCAGTACGGGGATCTGAGTCTGGAACAGAAATTACTACACTTGCTGGCGGTACAAACGCTACAGCGATTGAAGACGTTCAGTACATTCAGAAGAAGTTATTCGCTGCGCTTAAGATTCCAAAAGCATATCTTGGATATGATGAAGGACTCGGAGCTAAGGCAACTTTGGCACAGGAGGATATTAGATTTTCACGTGCGATTAACAAGATCCAGAGAACTCTTATATCTGAATTAAATAAGGTTGCCATTATCCACCTATACTCATATGGATTTGATGGAGAGGATCTCCTAGATTTCAGCCTTCAGCTTTCTAATCCCTCTACAGTTGCCCAACAGCAGAAGTTGGAGCTATTTCGGTCTAGATTTGAGATTGCAAGTGGACCCCCTGAGGGTCTTGTTGATAGAAACTTTTTAAGAAAGACAATACTTGGACTAACAGATAAGCAGATAGAAGACATAGAAAGGGGCAAGATTCATGACAAGATTATAGATCTTCAAGTTGAAGAGACAAAGCTTCCAGTATCAGATGAAGAAGGCGGCGAAGAAGGCGGTGAGGAAGAAGGCGACGAAGACATGGGCGGCGAGGAAGAAGAAATGGCCGCTGATGATAGAAATACCCTAGGATTACCAGTCCTAACAGGTGATAAGTCAAAATACTCTAGATCTTTAGGCGAAATGGATGATTTTGATGATAATATAGTGACGTTTAAGCTAGATGACGAGAAAGGTCCAATAAGAGCTCAAAATAAGATTAAGAAATATTCAAATTTAATTTCTGAGGATGATGAAAGAGCTGAAAGAGATGAGGAAGACGACGTAGACATAGATGTAGACATAGATGTAGATGTAGATGTAGACGATTATTCATCTAAAGAAAAAGAGAGAAGAAATCGACGCCGCAGGGTGAAAAATGCTGCAACTGTAGCAGGTGACAGGGGTCTTTTTCCAAACTTAGCAAAGATGACTGGAATTGATAGAAAGAGAGGTTCAAATACAGGTGATCCGTATGGTACTCAATCTCTCGGTAGAGCTATGAAAAATCTTATAGATCCAAATCCGCTAAGAGAGGAAGATGAACAACTAACATCAGATGATGAGTCATTCTTTGAGAGCTTCTTTAGCAAAAAGATCACTCAGCAGGCCAAGATGACCTCAGATGTAAGATCAACATTGAAATCACTTGGGAATAGTATAAATATTGATAGCAGCAAGGTTCTTGTTGAATCACCAGACGAAGAAGAGACGGGTTGATATGAAAAATTCTCACAATAAAAAGAGAAATATTGGAATAATTTATGAATTACTTCTGCGTCATGTCTCCGATAGGCTTATTGAGGGAAGAAGCGAAGATGCACAGACTGGCCTTAATATCATTGAAAATTATTTTAATGAAAATACTGAAATTTATAAAGAGTTTAGACTCTTTAACGCTCTTGTTAAGTCGACAGTTAGTGCGACATCTGTTGCTGCTGCAATATTAACTGAAGCGAAAGGTGCAGCCAGAAGATGTAATTTTGAAAAACTTGATAGAGAAAAATCACTTCTTATTAGAGAGATTAACCATGGTCTCAATGATAATGGTTTTTACTATAGAAGAATACCAGACTATACGACATACGCAACAATTCAAACACTTTTAAATGAATGGAGAAGGGGTGATAGATCTGATCTATCAAAGCTTGTTATCTATGAGTCAAAGGTTGTTGAGTGGCTATTAAAGGAAAAGAAAGAAGAATCTATTGATGATCACTATGATCCAAATGTTGACAATCTTGTTGTTAAAATCTTAACTGAAAAATTTAATAAAAAATATATTGACAGGTTAAATGAAGAGCAAAAGGATATCATTAAATCGTACGTTTTTTCAATGAATTCAGATGGTGGTAGGTCAATTAAGTCGAAGCTAGCCCTAATAAAGGAAAATACAATTAATCAAATTGATGAGCTCAAAAGAACAGCTAACAGTCAGGTTATCTTAGAAAAGATAGATGAAGTTAGATGTAATATTCAGGGTATAGATTTAGAAATAATCAGTGATTCAACTATTTCTAGATTTCTCTTGATGTCAAAGCTTAAAAGTGAATTAGTGGAGTGATGATGGATAATAAGTTAAAATTATTAACAGAGTGGATGCCCCTTAAATATGATGCAGAGATGATAGAAGAGAATATGAGAAGGGACGGAGGAAAAATTATTCTAAAAGGTGTTCTTCAAAAGGCAGATACACTTAATCAAAATGGAAGAATCTATCCAAAGTCAATCTTGGAAAGAGAAGTAAAAAACTATCAAAAATTTATTCGTGAAAACAGGGCATTAGGTGAGTGCGACCACCCAGATTCATCAGTAGTGGAGCTTAAGAATGCATCTCATATCGTTAGAGAGGCTCACATGGATGGTGATATCTGCTATGGTTCTGTTGAGCTACTTAATACGCCTAGCGGCCAAATTCTCCAAAGCCTTGTCAAGTCCGGTGTAACCCTTGGAATCTCGTCTAGGGGTGTTGGTACGACAAGAAGTCAGGGAGACACACAGCTAGTTCAAGATGATTTTCAGCTAATCTGTTTCGACATGGTCTCGGAGCCTTCAACTCCAGGTGCATTTATGATGAATGAGGGAAAAGAGATCAATGCTAGTGAATTAGATAAGACTTTTACTAAGAGTGACAGGGTTGATAGAATATTTAATGAAATACTATCATGGGGAGATGAGTAATGGGTGAATATTATCCAGAAAGAGGCGCTGGACCAAATTTCGTTCCAGCATATCAGGCTTCAGGTGTTCCTTTTGTGACTTCATCGCTTTCAAGTGATCTAACAACAACACCTGTTCAGATAGATTTTCCATATGTGACTCGTTTCTTTGTTGTTAATAACATAGGATCTGTTCCAATAAGGGTTGGATTTACAGAAAACGGTGTTAATGCAAAGGGATCTGGTAACTCTAGCAACTATTTTCTTCTCGAGGCGTCTGGATCAACTGGACGTCTTGAGCTAAGGTGCAAGTCTTTATTCATAAGAACATCAAATTCAACAGGCGGATATACACTTCTTGCTGGATTGACCGGTATCAGCTCAGGGCAATTTCCAGTTTTAACTGGAACTGTCTCAGGATCTGCTCCTGGTCCTGTAGATGAAAAATTCCAGGGTGTCGGATAATGGCAAAGCTTTCAAGAAATGACCTTAAAGGAATTGTTAAGGAGTGCTTGATTGAAATATTAAATGAGGGAATTTCAGGAGATATGCCCGTAAGAAGGCCACAGATTTCAGAATCAAGATTGAAATCTAGAACTTCTCGAGCAAGTGTAGCAGCCTCTTCATCAACACCGAGCAGATCTGTGCTTGATTCTATAACGTACGGAAATAAGAGAAAGAGTAAGGGTAAGCAGGTTGCAAATGAAAAATTTGATAGAAATGTAAGTAATACTATTGAAAATCTTACAAGTGATCCCATCTTATCTTCAATATTTCAGGATACTGCAAGAACAACACTTCAAGAGCAGAAAGATGCAAGAGTTGCTGATAGCGGAATGATGTCACATGAAGCTGCTGTTCTTACTCAAGGAGACTCAGCAGCAAGAGTTGCTTCACAATCAGATCCAATGGATATGTTTTCCGAATCGTCTGAAAAGTGGGCACAGCTTGCTTTTTCATCTCCTACTAGCAAGTAGATTGAGTATTTTTAACTCGACATAATATGTATAGTTGTGATTCAATATCTCAATAGGAGAGCTTAAATGTCCAGATCTAAAAAACTTACTCCCAATCTTCTTAAGCAGCTTGTGCTAGAAGAGAAGCAGAAGATTGAGAAAGAGGCAAAAGAGGTTAAGGCCAAAGATATGGCTAATACCCTTGCAAATAAAGTTGATTATCTAAAGGTTCTTAAGATTCATGAAGCAAAGCTTGCTAGAAAGCTTAAGAAAGTTATGAGAGAAAGAGCAAAGATTAAAAAGTTAATTATGAAGGATCTCTAGAATGCCGACTCATAAGCAAGGAACTGTGGTATCCGTCGGACCAGTTGGAGACGGCGGCCTTGGAAGTAGAAAAGATTCTAATCTTAAGGCACTATTTCCTGGATCACCATTGTATGATGGAGGCTATGATGAGCAATCTGTTTTCAATATCGGCATATCAGCATTTAATGGAAATGGAGGTAAGGGAGATAAGCCCACTGGAACAACAAACGGAGTTGTTAATGATAGCGGTCACACATTTGGAACATTTGATCTGAACTATGGATCTGCTCCTGCAATAACTGATGTAAAGACAGGCGGAGGAGGGCTTCCCTCATCTCCCTATACACCAAATCCAACATCTCCAGGGCCGGGCAGTGTTTTTGCAAATGATCAAGATGCGTTTACAGGAGAGATTCCTGATCCTGGTGTAGAGTTTGGATCTGGACTGGGCGGATTAGCTCTACCATCTGAGACATCAAAGGGTATATCAGAACAGACGATCGGATCATACATATCTGGAAGATCTTACGAGGGATCTGACGGTAAGGTATAGAGTTGATGCGACGCTATTGTCGAATCAGAAGGCTAATACGGTCCATTCTTAATGAAGGAGGATTGCCAGGCCCACCATCAACATCCTATGTTCCGTATGACAGTAGAAAGGGTCATGGATATGGAACAATTGATCCAGAATTTGACATCACTTATAAGATGGGATCAATATATCCCTACACAGAACCGCCTGAAAGCGATGTTGATGAAGATTCTGATGATATCTCTGATATCTTTAGTGGAAATACGTCGTCTATTGATAAATTTGTCAGAATGATAAATAAGAATGTAATGAGAAATGATCCGTCTAGAAGGGCAGACCGAGCTTCATTTGTATCAAATCAGAGAATTAGTGTTCGTGAGACTAATATCCCTATGAGAAAGGGAGACAGTCTTCACGGAACAATGTCTCCAATTCCCAAGAAGGCTCTGTATGGTAGCTTTGATGGTCCTGCCATTGGCGGATCATCTGCAAACGTTGCGTTTAATCCCGGTCCCCTTAAGCGAACAGGAACACAATACGGAACAAGTAGGGCACCACTATATCTAGGCTCAGAGCAAGATGATCCAGGTGATGACATTGCTGCATATACACTCGAGGATATACTTGAGCCAGATGTAAAAGCTGTCGTAAAACAGAGAAGAAGGGCTAGAAGAGAAACGAGAAGAAGGGCTAGAAGAGAAACACAGTGACTAATTAAAGTTAATAGTCAATTGTAGTTTGCAACAGAGATGAATAATTAAGATTGTTGAAGGAAATAGGGAATGTCTAAGACTCTTTATGATGAAGCGATTGCAGAAGCTAGACAGCTAAGAGAGCTAGCAGAAAAAAATGCCAAGCAAGCCATTGTTGAAGCTGTAACTCCAAAAATTAGAAAATTTATAGAAGATCAGCTTATTAGTGAGTCAAGAGAAGACTCTCTAGAGCTTAGTGATTCTGCACAAAATTTAATTTCTGAATCATCTAAAGATAAAGATGATGTAATTCTTGATGAGTCAGCTTTAAATACTTTGCTTAGGCTTACTGGGCCAGTAGATGAGATGGATGCACACATAAAACAAAGATTTTTTAATGCGTTCAGCGATTCAGCCAATCTAATAGGAAATCAAAGAAGAGAAAAACTTTTAGAGATAGCAAAAAAGCTTCAGAATGATTCTGGAACTTTATCCTCTGGTGGCATAGTTATAGACCAGGAATTAAATTCTATTCATATTAAGGAGAATTCTGATATGTCGAGAAATCGTGAGACACTTTACGAAGTTGATCTTAATGACATCGTTAGCAGTCTTTATGAGTCTACTGAACCTAGTCATGGAGACCTCTCTAGTGAAAGTAGCATTAGAGAGATGCTTCGTGAGCTTGAGGATGGGGAAGCAGGAGAGGCATATGACCCATTGCAAGAGTATGATCTCTTCTTTGAACAAGATGAGCCTGAATCTGAGGTCGAGGAAGAAGAGGTCGAGGAAGAGGCGCCTGAGGGTGAGCTTCCTCCAATGGACGAGCCTGAGGGCGGTGAGCTCCCACCAGATGTCGAGGAGCGCCTCGATGATCTTGAAGACGCTATCATGGCAGCACTTGCAGGCGGCGGCGGAGAAGCTCCAGAAGGCGCCGAGCCAGAAGATCTAGAAGGACTTGAGGATCTTGAGGGCGGTGAGGGAGAGGAGTCTCCTGAGGAGCTTGCTGAAGTTCTCGATGTTGATCTCAATATGCTTAAATCAGAGATCCGTCGCATGAAGCGACTTTCAGAGACAGGACGCGATACAGATCCTGATGCAATGGAAGAAGAGATATATTATGAGGAAGGGGACGAAGAACAGCCCCCAGTTAAAGAAGAAAATAGAAAACTGCGTAGAGCGATATTAAATCAGGGCCGAAGTAATCGTGCCATGCGCTCTAAGCTCGATGAATACAGAAGTGCCGTTGGATCACTTCGTGAGCAACTTACAGAGATGAATCTATTCAATGCGAAGCTACTTTATGTTAATAAGATGCTTCAGAATAGAGATGTTTCATCAGCGCAGCGTCGTTCCGTAATTGAGGCTCTCGATAGCGCGAGAAGCCTCCGCGAGGTTAAGCTCCTATATAAGAGCCTAACCGAGTCTATTGGAAATAGAAAGAGCGGAAGAACGCTGACTGAATCAGCTGTTCGAAGAAATCTTGGATCAGCATCCCGTACCACCACGCAGTCTTCATCAACCAATAGTCAGGTTGCTGAGGTCGGCAGGTGGGCCAAACTCGCGGGAATCACAGAGTAATCAATTCATCAAACTTAGGAGTAAATTAAGATGAGTAAATCCTTTACGTTAAATCAACTAACAGAGGGTATTCGCCAGAGACATCTAGGTTCTCAAAACAAGCGTCTCGTTGAGAAGTGGTCTCGTACCGGTCTTCTTAGAGGCCTTGACGGACAGCACAGAGAGAATATGGCGGGCCTTCTTGAAAATCAGGCTGCACAGCTTCTTAGAGAAGCTAACTCGATCGGCACAGGTGCCGGTGGAGGTACAGCCTCCGGAGACCTTAACGGTTTCACAAATATCGCATTTCCAATTGTTCGTCGTGTTTTCGGCGGTCTAGTGGCAAATGAGCTAGTTTCAATCCAGCCGATGAGCCTTCCTTCCGGACTGCTTTTCTACCTGGACTACACATACGGCTCACGAGTCGGTGGTGATACAAACCTCGCCACAGGCGCTGCTGGAACAGTAGATGCACAGACATATAAGATTGGTCAGTCAATCTATAACAACCCTGCTGGAAAGGGTATCCGTTCAGGATCTCTTGGTGTCGGTGGTCAGTATGACCTCGTCGGAGCAGGATTCTCGAAGGTTCACACGTCTTCAGAGACAATTACCACAAAGGCCTCAGGTGCTTATGGTGTCGGCGGTTCTTCAATGACACAGGATACACTAGCTGTTGCAACAGGTACAGACGGTAAGCTTCTGCAGTTCGACCCTCAGGTCACAAGACTTATTGAGGATGACCCCGGTCAAAATAACACCGGAAGATTCTCATTCATTCTATGGAATCTGAGCTCATTCCCTGCAAGCATTGACCTTACACAGGCGAAAGAAGTTGCACTATTCAGCGGGCAGACTGTTTCAGATGCTGATGCTACCACATTCAACTATAAGAATCTTCCTGTGACAATTCAGGGCGGTAACGGAATTAAGAATGTTCGTCGTCTCAACCAGATCGGTACATACGATGCTGGATCAGGTGTCTTTACAGCAGATCCATTTGCCAATAGAAACACCACAAACGGTGTTCTACTAACAGTCGTGTCCGGTGTTAATGCAACACAGGCTGCTACAGGTCATCACATTACAGCATCGTTTGTTATCGCACCGACGCTGGGTGTTGACAGTAGTGATGGTTCCACACTTACGATTCCTTCGTTTGAGTCGAACTTCAGCTCATCGTCACCCTCACCGATAATCCCAGAGATCGACATCAAGATCGAGTCCATCGCGGTTACAGCGGTTACCCGTAAGCTACGTGCTCGCTGGTCACCAGAGCTCGCCCAGGACCTGAACGCCTACCACAGCCTTGACGCTGAGGTTGAGCTTACTCAGATCCTCTCCGAGCAGATCGCACTCGAGATCGATAGAGAGATCTTGAATGACCTACTGGTCGAGGCACAGGGAGCTAACTTCTACTGGTCGCGTCTACCTGGTAAGTTCGTTAACAAGCGGACAGGTTCCGAGGCACTTAAGGCTAGCACACTAGCTTCAGGTCCTCAGTTCACAGGTACAGTCCGTGAGTGGTATGAGACTCTTGTTGAGACTCTTATCGATGTTGCTAATGAGATCCATCGTAAGACACTTCGTGGTTCGGCTAACTTCATTGTCTGCTCACCTGATGTTGCAACAATCTTCGAGGCATCCGTGCTCTATAAGCCGGCTCTCAAGATTGATGGCGACGGACAGGTTGGTGCTCCATTCTCACTGGGTGCTGCGTCAATCGGTTCTCTAAGTAACCGCTTCACAGTCTACAAGGATCCCTACTTCCCACGGAACAAGTGTCTCGTCGGATATAAGGGTGGAAGCTACCTAGAGACAGGCTATGTATACGCACCTTATGTGCCGCTGATCGTCACTCCCACTATCTTCCAGCCGGAAGACTTCACACCCCGTAAGGGCGTGATGACCCGCTACGGCAAGAAGATGGTTCGTGCTGACTTCTACGGTACAGTTACAGTCATGGATATGGACGTTATCTAAGATAACAATCAATTAAATCTTGAGGCGGCTCTTTGAGCCGCCTCTTTTTTTGTCTGTTAACTGATTGACGTGAATTGATACCATTTATAGTGATCATCTCTCACAAGAATAGATTTGTCTTCTTTAAGCCTATGAAGGTCGCCGGATCTAGCGTGGAAGTAGCACTTAGTGAGCACTGCGATGATGGTGATATTTTAACAGGAACTAATCACGTAGATGAGATTTCGTCAGATGAATATGAGTATCCTACAAGAAATAACATCGTAAAGCATACACATAAGGGAGATGTTGCATTAGCAATAATGAGGAAGACAGGAAATATTCACAAGGTCACTCCTGAGATGATTGAGGCGGGATTAAGAATAGAGATCTTAGAGCCGAGATTTCACATGCATGCGCTTCCAGAGCAGATCTTAGATCAGGACATTCTTAAAGAAGGGTATAGAAAAATAACTGTTGTGAGAAATCCGTGGGACATGATCATTTCATTTTTTTGGTGGTCATTCTATACATCTCCAAGCGGATATGTTGACTCTGGTGGCACCGTTCATGAGAGCAATGGTGACTTAGGTTTTACTCCGAGAAGTCATCCAGAAGCTGCTCCTCGACCGTTAGACGATGCAGATACGCTGAGTCGTAAGCTAGAGATCTTTTGTCAGCTGACAGGTGACTTTAAGGGTCCCTTGGGTGTTGAGAAAGATAAGAATGTTCTTGATTGGTTCATAGAGACGAATAAAAAGTATTATCAGATTGATTACGATTATGTGATAAGACACGAAAGCCTCCAGCATGATTACAATCAACTCTGTAGTGATCTCGATCTGCCTCCTTCAAGACTGCCTAGATTAAAAAGCAGTCAGAGAAAGATAAGACTGCCATATCAGGATTACTTTAACGAGTGGACTAGGTCTCACATTGATGATAGGGTAGCAATGTGGATTGAAAAATTTGGATACTCATTTTAATTTAATGATGATATCTTAATACTTAGCGTTAAGCCCGATGCACGGTATAAGGCGGAACCTACACGTTAGCATTGGAAGCATGTAGGCTTAAACACAAAAAATAAAAGGAGAAATTATGCCAAAGGTAAAATATACATCATCTGCGGGACTAGTTCAGTCAGCAGGAGATGATGTTCAAATCGAGGGAACACTTCGTCTTCGAGCCACGAGTGCTCCAAGCCTGACAGTCAAGTATGCTGCAGCAGCTGTTCCAGGTACTTCAAATCAGACTATCACCATTGCCCAGCTAAAGACCGGCATTCTATATGACGATCCTGAAGGTGCAGGAACATGGACGCTTCCGACAGCAACGTTGCTTTTGGCAGGTCTTCCAGGATATGCTGTCGGTGATTGTCTAGACTTTTCTGTCATTAACAATGCTACGACAGGTGCAGACGAGATAATTACTATGGCAGTGGGAACCGGTGGCACAGCTGCTGGAAATATGCTAGTTGCTGCTCCAAATGTTACTGAGGACCAGGAAAATTCCGGAAGTGCAATGTTTAGAATTAGAATTACATCATCTTCAGCGTATGTGTGCTATAGATTAGCATAGTACATCTGATTAATTGTCCCATTAAAAGCACCTCTTTTTACAGGGGTGCTTTTATCATTTTCATATTTCACAAGTTGCACAGCTGAATAATTATCTATAGGGCTGCTTTATGGCGTCTAGCATGAGAACCCTTAAGAAAAACTACAGGAAAGAACCACCAAAAGAGCGTAAGAAGAAAGAAACTAACTCTAAATTTTACGCCGACCAGGACATGGTGGAAAATAACCTAACGCTAGACGATAATAGCAAGCAAGAGCGAAAGCCAGCCTCACCTAAAGGGGAGATTAAGAGAGATATGACCAGTACTAATGACGATTTTGATTTTGTAGCAGACTATGATGATGCTGTGGTCGGAGAGAGTGAAACTCTTCTTCCTGGAAACACAGCACCTTCGTCACTTTCCGTCGGTTTTGTCGGTGTAGGTGGGGGTGGCGGAAAGATGGCAAAGGCCTTTATAGATCTAGGATTTACTCAGACTCTGGTTGTGAATACCACAGACAAGGATCAGCCAACTGAACTGGGAGAGGATCACTTCCTTCTCATTCCAGGTGCAGACGGTGTAGGAAAGAATGTTGAGTTAGGTCGTCAGATTCTATCTAATAATAGCGCACTTGTTGAGGATCATCTTAGATCTAAGGTTGGAAGAGTTGACTGGCTATTTGTTCTTGCAGGCGGCGGCGGTGGGACAGGAAGCTCTTGTTACTCACTGGACTCAGCACTTCAGCGATATCTTAAGTCAGTATCTGCTTCTGGAAATGTTGTCTATGTAGTGACATCGCCTACAGCGCAGGAGCTCTTGAACCCGACGATTAAGAAGAACTATGAGTCATTACTGTCAGATGTCACAGGATCAGCGCATGTGGTTATAGACAATGAGAGACAGCTACAGCTACTTAGAGGAAAGGTTGGCATGCTCGGGCTCTATCCTTCTGCAAATAAGAACTTTGCAAAATTGATTGCACAGGTTCTTAAGCTATCTTCAGAATCTTCACCAATTCAGACATTTGATTCCAAAGATCTTGAAGTTTGTCTCTCAACAAAGGGAAGACTCTTTCTCGGAACAACAGTTGTTAAGGATCCAAGCGATCTAAACCTGGGATCGATGATTTATCAGAACTGCATGACGAAGTCTCCATGTCCCTCACCTAGCGGTAAGATAAAGACAGGTGTTTTGTTGCTTGTAGTTACTGAGGCGATGGCCTCCGATCCGGCAATAAGCACTCAGCTCGAGGCTGCAATATCTTATGTCGGCGGAAGAACTGATGCACTATTCTCAGGTGTCTACGTTAGAGAGGGATTGCCGGGGCTTGTTGCTATTTCTGCCCTAGGCGGAATTGAGTAAAAAATAAGAAATATTTATATACCCCGCTTTCAAAGATGCTGAAGACTTTACTCTGTACTCTTTGTTAAATATTTTCATCATTGAATCTCCCGTTTAAGTCCATATTTATGGATAGTTATCTTAGTAACCGGAGTGTCAATGGCAACATTTACAAATACAACTAATCCCACACCTTTTGGATTTTTTGACTCTGATGGTGACTTTAAGGCGGAAGCTGATAATGTAGTTACATTTGTCAAGAGAAAGATGGGAGATGATATTCTATCTGTTGAATTAACAAAAAAGCAGATCTGGGCAAATCTTGAGGAGTCATGTCTAGAGTATGGCTCAATATTAAATCAATATCAGGCAAAGTCACAGCTAATTCAGTTTCTTGGAATGCCAACAACAGGCTCAGATGGTCACATGTCAGGGTCAGAGAGCAAGTATCCAAGAGAGAATCTTGAGTACCTAATCAGATTTGCAGAGCCGTATGCCATGGAAGCTGGCGTGGGAGGCTCATATAATATGATCTCAGGCTCTATACAGCTAGAAATGAATAGACAAGATTATGACATCTACTCAGAGCTTAAGAATTTTGACGGTGACGTTATATTCACGTCTGGATCAAATACTAGACCGAAGACAAAGCTTAAGATTAGCGAGGTCTTTCACTTTGGACCTGAGGCTGCATATAGATTCTTTGACACGACAAGTGCTATTAATTACTTGAATAATGAATTTTCATTTGAGTCGTTTACTCCAGAGACTATATTCTATGTTCTTCCTGTCTTTGAGGATATTCTTAGAGCTGGACAGCTAGACTTATCAAATAGAGTTCGTAGATCAAATTACTCTTATAAGATTGTAGGAACAAATATTAGAGTGTATCCCACACCCTCTAGTGCTAACCCGGCAAAGCTTTATCTGAGAGTGATGTACTATCCAGATCCTCTAAATCCATCATATCATGATGAGACAATAGGCGGCGTATCTAATTTGTCTAATGTTCCATTTGGAAATCTAGTGTACAGTAAGATTAACAGCATCGGAAGACAGTGGATTAGACAGTATTCACTTGCTCTATCTAGAGAGCAATTAGGTCTAATTAGATCAAAATTTGGAAGTATCCCTGTTCCAGGGGCTGAGGTATCTTTAAATGGAGGAGAGCTTATAACACAGGGAAGGGCAGATAGAGATGCTCTTATCACTCAGCTAAAGGAGATGCTTGATACACTTACATACGATAAGATCATGGAGACAGCTGCATCTAGAGCTGAATTTATTCAAAAGCAGCTTAGGTTCTCACCCATGCCAAATGGGTGGACAATTTTCATGGGATAGTAGATGGCTAGACTTTTTATTACACCGCGTGAGATAGATTTCATCAATGATACAGCCAAGGAGCTTGTCAAGGACGTCATCGGTCAGAGAATATATTACTTTCAGATATCTGAGATAAAGACAAATGTCCACGATGTCTATGAGGAGGCTCCAGAGAAGATCTTCGAAACTCCGATAGCAATTGATGCTCTAGTTAAGTACGAGCCCCAGACAATCAAAACAAATAGATTTGGTAGTGAGGAGTATTATTCAATAGAAGTGTATATTCAGAAAAGAGATTTAATTGACAAGGGGGTCAAGATACTTGAGGGTGATTTTTTTAGCTACGGAACTGTATTTTTTGAAGTCATAACAGCACCAGATTCTCAGAATATTTTCGGAGAAATTGAGTATAAGAGCTTTATCACAGTTAAAGGAAAACAGGCTCGAGCTGGACAGTTTGTTTCGAAAGTGTTCGGACCTACAAGTGAGGAGTATACAGATACCGACGCTGTCCAGGAGACATTTGTTCAGCAGCGAGGATTTAAAAATAATAGGCTTGGATCAACAGAAGATGTGCGAGACCTACGTAAGAAGGGTGTTCTAGATGAGCCGATCTCAGGTCCGTCTGAGGTTTCAAGAAGAGGCATCGCAGGAAAAACTGGGTCAAGCTTTTATGATGAAAAATAGTGAGGTGATATATGGCTGAGGGAATTCCTCCAAAATTTGAAGGAACTAACGTACCTAGTGATTTTCAAATCCCATCATGTGGAATAGAGGATATTGACAGGGCTGTGTTTCAGCTGTTCGACGATAGGCTTAATTTTTCTATTGAGGTTGACGGAGAGTCAAAAAAGGTTCCTGTCGTTTTTGCCGCTGGTGAAAGATTTGCTCTTACTAGAAGGTCGGCAAATTTTAGAGATGTCAATAATGCACTAATCTTACCGATTATTTCAATAGAGAGAGGCGTGATAGACTACTCACCAGGACTTGGTGGGTATGGAACACCTATCGCCTCTAGGGACCAGATATCATACACAATTAAGAGAAGACTTAGTGAAGCTGACAGAGATTATCAAAATATAGTTAACAAAAAGAGACTAAAGCATCAGTCAAATGTTGCCACCAGGGGAAATTTTGGAAATACGTCTGCGTTTCCTGGGTTAGGTGCAAAGCCAGGAAAAATTGCATCAAGGAGAAATGGAACAAATCTTTCATTTATAGATAGCCCACCTGGATCTCTATTTGAATCTGATATCGGAAATAATATATTTGAAATCATCACTGTTCCATATCCTGAGTTCATATTGATTGAATACAATGTGACATTCTGGACTCAGTATATGCAGAATATGAATAAGCTTCTAGAATCCATGTTAATTCAATTTGATGGTCAGGAAAAAGCCTTTCAGATTATTACAAGAAATGGATATGAGCTCGTTGCTTATTTTCAGGGTCAGTTTACTGCAGATACTAATTTTAGCGATTACACAGATAGTGAAAGGGTGATTAAGTATAACTTCAATATAAAGGTTCCAGGATGTATTATTGCGCCAGACGTTGAAGGATTACCAAGTCCGTTTAGAAGATTTCTCTCAGCACCTCAGATAGAGTTTGGTGTTGATCAAGTCAATACACAGGTCTCATCAACAGCAGATAAGGGACCTAGTCAAAATAATATTAATAAATTTATATTAAGTGACGTAGAGGAATTAGGATCAGATGGTGAGCAACCAACACAGAGGGGTCAACGAGGTGTTAGACTCTTAGAGACAATTCAAAATCCATTCACGGGTGAGAAAACTCAAAAATTTGTCAAGGTTATAACAAGAAATCAGAGATCGGGAGAAACTGTTGCTAGCTCTAGAATTGTTGTCAATCTTGAAACAATAAACGATACTGATACTGAATAGGACATTTGAAGTTCAGGTCAATAGTTATATGTGTGTATAGACTGATTTAGAGGAGAATGATCTATGGCCGAACAGACCTTCAGATCACCAGGATTTTTTGAGAGAGAGATCGACCTATCCGGGAGAGTTCAGGAAGTTGCAGGAGTCCCCGCAGGTATCATTGGAACATCAGAATTTGGTCCAGCATTTATTCCCGTGACACTTGGATCGTTTGCAGACTTCAAAGAAAAATTTGGTGACTTAGACTCAACCAAATTTGGGCCCTACGCTGTTAATGAGTTTCTTAAGAATAGATCTGCAGTGACATTTATAAGGGTTCTTGGTGCCGGAGCAAATTCAGAAAGCACTGATATTCAAAATACTGTAAACCAGGGAACTGTTAAGAATGCAGGATTTAGAATTAAAGGGTCTGCTGCAACAGAGGCACCTGGTGAAAAGGGACATAAGGGTGCAGTTCAATTTATAGCTGCAAAACACGCCCTACAGACAAATGAGGCATTTGGCTATCCGATCTTTACTGATAATGATAGTTTTGATGTATCTGCCGGTGGTGATGTCTTTCTTGTCAGGGGGATGATCTTTACGTCAACTGGTAGCCGTGTACAGATTCTTCCATACTATGCAAATTATCCCGTTACAGCGTCTGTTGAGGATATTGCAGCAGTTGGACCTGATATCAATGATTCCGTAAGCTATAAGAAGTTTAAAATAGTTCTTTCAAGCTCCGCGGGAGCAACATTTGCCAATGATGATGGAGTTGCTGGAATTAGAATCTACACAGCGTCACTTAACCCAACAAGCGATGACTACATTGGAAAGACATTAAATACAGACCCCACTAGATTTCAGGAGGAGCAGCACCTGCTCTACGCTGACTTCGCTGTAGAGGATGAGGTTGCATCTGTTACATCCTATGTTGCAATTCTTTCAGGATCAGCGTCAACATCTGCTGGGTCAGGAGATACCTCACAGACTTATCGTGATATGTACGGTAGATTTGACACAAGATATAGTCCATCAAAGACAACGTTCTTTACGTCGCAGTTATTTGGAAATGTTAAGTACAATCTCTTTCACTTTGAGACCATCTCTGACGGAGCAAATACATGTGACAAGTATAAGATCTCAATATCAAACCTTAGAAAGTCAACTGACCCCAGTGTTGAGTATGGATCGTTTACAGTTTTGGTAAGAAATTTTGGTGACTCTGATACAAGTCCAGAAATCTTAGAGCAGTATCCCCTTTGCACACTTGACCCAACTGATGAAAATTTCGTTGGAAGAAAGATCGGTGACCTTAGTGTTAAGTACAATTTTGATGCACTAAGTGAGGATGAAAGAAGATTTGTTGTGAAGGGAGATTATCCAAATGTCTCTAGCAGGATTAGGATTGTCTTTAGTGACGATCTAAAGAATGGAAATGTTCCAGCTAGCGCACTACCCTTTGGATTTAGAGGTCTACCAGCGCTGAAGACAAATAATCTGCTTTCTGATACGACATCGACATCAGACGTAAGGCAAATTATTAAAGACGTCTTAAACGGAGGCTCAGACGGAACAAGACTGGCATTCATTACCGGATCAAATTCAGGGCGACCTGGAATTGCAGACGGTGGTGTAATAGTAGGGTCAATTGTTCCACCAGTTCCGATGACGTTTAAAGCAACTCAGGGAACCATGGGAACTTCTGGATATGCCGGGAAGCCAGGAACTAATGAGAGGGTTAATTCAAAGTACTACTGGGGTGTGAAGACAACACGAGTCCCACTGACAGGATCTCTGTCTAATGCTGTGTTGAATTCAAACGCATCATCAGAGACAAATGAGCTAGTCAGAAGTTATACAAAGCTCTTAGGTATTCAAAAGCTAGATGCTCTTGTTACCGGCTCAGGCGCAGATGTCTTCTGTAGTAATGAGTTTACCCTTAATAAGGTTGCTTTAAGCACAACACTTGAAAGCGGTGCAACAACAAGAACGTTAATTAATACAATTGTACAGAGCCTTACTGGAACTGCAGATGAGCACATGCTAGAGGCTGCGTATATTAGAGATGGAAGAATCAGCAAAGGAAAGAGTTACACAGTTAGAGAGAAGGGTGTTGCAGACCACAGAGTATCGCTAGGTTCTCTCTTAACGTTGACATCGTCAGTATATTTTAACAGGTTTACAAAGTACGCAAAATTCACTAACATCATGCACGGCGGATTTGATGGAAATAATATTCTAGATCTGGACATGTCAAGAATGAATGATAGAGCAACAACAGTTGACTCTAGAGGAAAGGCCGGAAGGTCCAGACCGGAAGGTTCGACAGATCTTGATACCGGTCTAGATGCAACATCTACAAGTGGAGCAGGAAAGAATAACAATGCTGTCTTCTCATACAGATCAGCAATTGATATCATGACAGATCCGATGGTGACAAGAATTAATATTCTAGCTGTTCCTGGAATTAGAGAAGGCTTTGTGACTGATCACGCAGCTGATAAGACAAGGGAGTATAGCCAGGCAATATATCTGATGGATATTCCAAGCTACACAGACGGTGATGTTAGGATATTTACCAGCGATGACTTTAGGCCCAATGTCACAAAGACGCGAGACAGGCTTGATAGAAGATCAATAGATAACAACTACGCTGCAACCTATTTTCCTGACGTCACAATCACAGACGATAGGAATGGAAATGCTGTTAGGGTTCCATCTTCTGTTATAGCGCTTTCTGCACTTGGATTCAATGACGCAGTTTCTTATCCCTGGTTCGCACCCGCAGGATTTAATAGAGCTGCTTTGTCAAATGTTGTCAACGTTGCAACAAGATTAAATAATGCTGATAGAGATGATCTGTACGATTCCAGAATTAATCCGATAGCATCTTTCCCACAAGCTGGGTTTGTTATATTCGGTCAGAAGACGCTACAGCAGGCAAAGTCTGCGCTAGACAGGGTAAACGTGAGAAGAATGCTTCTGGAGGTTAAGAGAATAGTCTCTAATGCAGCTAAAAAGCTGGTGTTTGAACAAAATACACCTGCCACAAGATCAAAATTCATAGCTCAGGTAACTCCCATGCTAGCAACAATTCAAAGCCAGCAGGGAATAGATAAGTTCCGTGTAGTTATGGATGAGAGTAACAATACTGTAGAGGATATTGAATCTAATAAGCTGAACGGAAGAATAGTTCTAGTTCCCACAAGAGCAATTGAATTTATTGCTATTGATTTCATTATCACTAATTCAGGTGTAAGCTTTGAGTAATCTATATTTAATGATTAGAGTTTTTAGAGAGGATTGGAATGGCTGAGCTGACATTCAAAAGTGCTGGAGTTAGCACGAGAGAAATAGATCTTTCATCGTCTAGCGTAACGGGTCCGGTAGGAGTTCCTGCTGGTGTCATTGGAACAGCTGATCAGGGACCAGCGTTTGTTCCCGTAACAGTTGCTAATTTTACTGAGTTTGTATCAACATTTGGACCAACAGATGGTGAGAAATTTGGACCGCTTGCTGTTAATGAGTGGCTGAAAAATGCACAGTCGTGCACATACGTCCGTGTTCTCGGTGTGGGTGATGGTAAGAAGAGAAATACGTCTACAGGAAAGGTTACAAATGCAGGATTCATAGTTGGTGCCAAGCAGGTTCAACCAAACGGTCTTGTAGGAACTAATCCATACGCAAACACACACGGTGACAGAGGAAACGTTCACTTTCTCGGATGCTACATGTCAGAGTCGGCTGGTAGTACAGTGTTTAGTAGTGCTGGAGGTCCACAGGCTTCACTTGCTTTTGCAAAAGCAAAGCTCACTATGGCAGACGGTGATAATAATACTAACGGACAGTTTACAGAAGGCGAATATGTCATAATCGTATCCCAGGACGGTACAAAAAGGGTATATGTTCTTTCTGATGGTAGTGAAAGTGGTGCAGCTGCAACCGGCGCTGTTTGTACCACTTCCACTGACATGGGCTCAGCAAATCTTTCCTCCGATGTTGCAGCTTTGGGTACATGTATAGCTGTAAACAACAACCTGAACACACATGGGCAGTATTTAATTTTAAATGAACTTAAAGCTGCAATTTCTCACGCAAACGGTCACAATGGAAAGATTACATGTAGCTCTGATGTAGCCAACACTGACGGCCCAGTATCAATTACACTAACACAGGCAATAGCAGGTGTTGACGGAAACACTGTAATAACTACAAATATAAGTCAGCTAACTACTGTTAATTTTGGAGGCGGGGGTGCAATTGCAGTTCCCATCCTCCGCGGAATTCTCATGTCGGCATCCGGTGTCATGCCGCTTCTCTCAGGAAATTTCCAGGTTACAGTCCCGGGATCAGGACCATCGTCAGCTGCAATCGGCAGAGACAAAGATGCCACCCTAAGGGGAGGTCTAACTGGATCGATGATACTAAGCAGCCAGGACTTTGTTCTATTCCTCAACGGTCACAAGGGATTGGGTTCTGATCCTAGAATCATCACTGCGTCGATGGATCCTAACTCTCCTGCCTATATGTCTAGAGTTCTAAACACAGATCCCGCGATGATTGAGCAGAAGGGTCACCTACTCTACGCTCACTACGACGTTCATCCAGCGATGGCAGTTCCTACAGGTTCTGGTATCCTGACTCCGGGTGCTACAGAGTTTCATAATAGTGAATATAATGATTGTATATTCATCACAACGGGATCACTGAGCGCTGTGAACTTTGAAGGAAAGGGTCAAGCTGGCGGAAGCGCCACAGTTCCGGAGTATAGGTCGTGGGAGGATAGATTCACATCAGCAAAGTCACCCTACGTGATCTCACAGGACTTTGGTGGAAAGCCGTATGATCTATTTAGGGTAGAGTCACTATCTGACGGATCAGGCGTCAGCACTAAATATAAGATCTCAATTGAGGGTCTAGCTAAGTCTAACTCTGACGTTAATAAATTTGGAAAGTTTGACCTCGTCGTTAGGGACTTTTACGACACAGACAATGACAAGGTTGTCCTTGAGTCATTTAGGGGTCTAAGCCTAGATAATGAATCTGATAGATACTTTGCCAGGGTCATCGGTGATCAGAAGACATACTTTGACTTCGATCAGTCGTCAGACTCTCAGAAGATAGTCGTCGACGGCGATTTCACGAATCAGTCAAGATATATTCGTGTCAAGGTGAGCAACACACAGAGAGCAGGTGAGGTTCCTGACAACGCCCTCCCACTAGGCTTCAGAGGTCCTAGCCACCTGGTGACATCAGGCTCAGATCTTGTAGCGACTCTCGGTCACGGTGCTGCTAACTTTGTTACTGTTCAAACAGGATCAATGAAAGAGCTTACTGAGCTACCAATTCCATACAGGGATAACTTGGCTCTCGGGACAGGTGACAAGAAGAGGGTTTCATCTCAACTATACTGGGGAATCCAGACAACAAGAAAGACAGATCCCACAGAGCCCAATAAACCTGATCTCTTCGACAGGTCGTTTGAAGGATTCGCGAAGTACTTCCCAGACTTTGCACTAAGCTATCAGAAGTTCTCAATTGGAAATAATGCAGGAAAAGCAGATACATTTGCAAATGGAATTCTAGACTCTGATAGGTTCAATAATAACAAGTTCACGCTTGAGAATGTCAAGGTCACAACAGGATCAGACACATACGCTAATCCTCGGGAATGGGCTAGCGCATCATACACACGTGCCGGCGGCGTAGGAACTGATAGAGATAATAAGACGCGGGCATTTAGCGTAGACGATCTAGGTATCGTTGGTAATAGAACATATGCCAAGTTCACATTCCTTCTTCAGGGAGGGTTTAACGGAACGAACATCTTCAACAAGGATAGGTCTAACCTATCTGACAATGCTGCCAAGAGAGAGATGGATGACTCCACAAATCAAGGCGGAAAGGACGGTTGCACAGTCGCATCATTCAGAAAGGCTGTAGATGTAATGGGCAATAAGTCTGATGTTGAGATTAAGCTTCTAGCAATTCCCGGCATGAGAGACGAGGCCATTACAGATTACGCAACTGATGCAGTTGAGAATAGGTTTGACTCACTCTACATCATGGATATTGAGGAGAAGGATGTTCTTAACAATGTTGTAACATCGTCAGCACAGGACATAAGTGTTAGCGACACAGTGACAACGTTTAAGAATCGTGCTCTCGACTCATCGTTTGCAGCTGCATACTTCCCAGATGTTGTGATTCAGGATCCAAATAAGAGAACAAATGTTAGGTGCCCTCCGTCAGTAGCTGTTCTTGGAGCATTCTCCCTCAACGACGCTATCGGTCATCCGTGGTTCGCTCCTGCAGGATTCTCCCGAGGTGCGCTGACATCTGTCATACAGGCATCAGTTGACCTTAACAGGGCAAATCTAGATAATCTCTACGACGCTGACATCAATCCGATTACGGATTTCCCAGGAACCGGTGTCGTTGTCTGGGGTCAGAAGACGCTTCTAGCAGCTGCATCTGCTCTTGACAGGGTTAACGTAAGAAGGCTTCTGATAGACATCAGAAGAAAGGTGAGAGCTATCGCAAACACCCTTCTATTCGAACCCAATAGGGAGTCCACCCTGGAGAAATTCTCCGGTCTTGTCAATCCAATCCTGCAGAAGATCCAGGAGAAGAGCGGTCTGGCTCGCTACAAGGTGATCATCGATACGACCACCACGACACAGGCAGACATAGAGAATAACACACTTCGAGGAAAGATCTTCGTTCAACCCACAAGAACTGCAGAGTTCATAGCACTAGACTTCGTTGTTTCAAATGCAGGCGCAGAAGTCTAGAAAAACAAAATTGACGAATACTTAGGATAGTATACTCTCAGGAGAAATTTAGAGATGGCAGAAACACTTTCAGTTAACGACTTACTTCCCAATAAGTTTGAACCCAAGAGAAAATTTAGATGGGTCTTTGCTATAGAGGGAATAGACTCCTTCTTGATCAAGACGGCAAGTAGGCCTGGGTATGTGATAGCCGAACAGCCAATTAAGTTTATTAACTCAATTAGATATGTTGCAGGTCGTCAGACATTTGATCAGGTTACCATTACCATGCACGATCCCATAGCGCCCTCAGGCGCTCAGCAGGTGATGGAGTGGATAAGGCTCCACTACGAGTCAGTCTCAGGTAGGGCAGGATATGCAGACTTCTACAAGCGTGACTGCCAGCTCAAGATGCTTGATCCAGTCGGAACAGTTGTTGAGCTGTGGGACCTAAAGGGCTGCTTTTTGATCGGCGCAAAGTATGGTGATCTCAGTTACGATGATGACTCAACTATGATGGATGTCACTATAACAATGAGATTTGATAACTGCGTCCTGCAGTACTGATATATCCTTTTCTGATACTCTACCAAGGCCCACGTTTGTGGGCCTGACTTATTTACAACTTCACTTCTTATGTTTAAAGTTACATATGTGAGGAGATGACTGTGTCAGATAGTAGAAAAGAGAGGAATAAGGTCTTTGGCGGCGATAACATAGACCACAACGTTCCAGCGAGAAATGTCATGGTAGATGACTTTAACTGGGAGGTTCCAGTTGAATCTGTCCCAGTCCCTTCAGAGGGGAAGGTCTACCCACCAGACAGTCCTCTTCACGGAAGGAAGACAGTGAACATTAAGGCGATGACAGCCAAAGAGGAGGACATCTTATCGTCTCGCGCTTTGATAGGCAGCGGAACTGTTATCTTGGAGCTTCTAAGGTCTTGTATAGTTGACGGCGATGTTAGTGCCAGTGACATGTTAACTGGAGATAGAAATGCACTCATGGTGGCTGTCAGGATCACAGGCTACGGTCACGAGTACCCAGTTGTTGCTACATGCCCAAAGTGCTCAAATTCAGATCAACACACATTTAACCTTGCTGACATGCCGATACGTCGCCTATCAATAGACCCTGTTGTACCTGGAGATAACTGCTTTGAATTCCTTCTTCCTGTGACAAAGAAGACAGTTTACTTTAAATTTCTTACAGGTAGAGATAATGATATCATGGAGGCTGAGGCTGAGAAGATGAAACGTCTATTTCCAGAAAGCAAGATTGAAAATAACGTGACAAGGAGGCTCCGGACCTCAATCATCTCAGTCGATGGTGTGGCTGATAGAAATAAGATAGCAAAGTTTGTAGAGAACATGCCGGCAATGGACTCAAGAAAATTAAGGGCATATATCGAAAATAATGAGCCTGGAATTGAGATGTCTGGAAAAATGAACTGTAATGCCTGCGGCCAGGAATCGGAGGTGGGCGTTCCGCTAGGTGCCTCATTTTTTTGGCCTAAGTTCTGATCATAGGGTCCATGTACTTGAGGAGATATACCAGCTAATTAGACACCTCGGCGTGGGATACGAGGAGTGTCGACGGATGCCCATCAGATATAGAAGGTGGTTCATAGATAGGATTGTTGAGGATTTCAACAAAAAGAAGAAACAGCGTGAGAAGGATGTGATCACGCAGGACACGGGTCCGACAGTCAATCTTATGGGAACTGATAAGAGAAGTTTCTCCTGATCTTCTCTCGGTCGAAATACTTAATAGTGTAGGGGAATCTCCATGCCAACAGATCAAGAAACAGATCAAGAAAAAAGAGATAAATTAGTAGCTGAGATCTCTGCCCTAGAGACACAGATGGCAGGACTTGACAAGACGACCGCCGAGTGGAAAAAATACAACAAGGAACTCGGAAAAGCTAGAGAGCAGCTAGTAGAGATTAGCAAGGATGCAGATACGGCAGCTAGTAGCCTATCTGCACTTGGAGCATCCGGAAAGACAGCGACAGGAGATATCCTTGCTGGTCTCAGCAAGACAGCGTCGGAGTCAAAGGAGGGGATAGACGCATACTACAAGCTGCTTGGATCTGTAAGCAAGGAGAAGAGAAAGCTATATCAGGAACTTCACGTTGCGCTAGGGACAGACTTCACAAAGGAGATGGAGAACTTTAGTGACGGTGCAGAGAAGTTAGGAAATCAGGTCGGCGGAACAATCCAGGATATGTACCAGGACTACTATGACAAGGGGTATAGGGTCTACTTCGGAGATGTTGAGGAATTCATGGAGTATGCCTCAGAGGTCTATCTATCAGTCGGGTCAGGATTCTCTGCAATGAGGTCGATGGGAGATCAGGCATCTGAGCAGATAGAGTCAGCTGCTATGATGGCAAGAGGTCTAGGCTTTAGCTCAACTGAGATGATGGATGCCATGGACGCTCAATTTAGCAAGAGCGGTGAGTTTAGCAATAAGATCCTTAGAGAGATCACGACGTATTCTAACCTGATATCCAAGGAGACAGGTGACTCTAACAAGGTCATAGCCAAGGGAATACTAGACATCAGGACAAACTTTGAAAGCTTTGGAAAGGTCTCTGTTGAGACAGCTGCCATGACTGTTGCAGGACTGAGATCAGTAGGCCTAGAGGTCAAGGACCTAGCGTCAATAGCTGATAAGTATATGAACTTTGACTCTGCATCTGAGTCTCTAGCAAACCTGAATACATTAACGGGAATGCAGATCGACACCATGGCGATGATGGAGGCTGCAGCTAAGGATCCGTTTGATGCCATGATGATGCTGAGAGAGGGATTTTTAGATACGGGCCAAGATTACACAAAGATGACCTTGCAGCAGCAGAAGGCAATAGCAGCCCAGGTCGGATTAAGCACAGAGGCAACAGCCAGGCTTCTCGATCCAAGCAGGGTCGTTGCAAACATGGAGGATCTGACAGCTGCAACTGAGGCACAGCAAAAGAAAGGTGTGGACAGCACAAAGGAGGCACTTGAAGCTCTTGAGGATTCAATGGCCACAATTCCAGAGCACCAGCAAGAATTCAGTGATGCTGTGTTTAACACGATGGCCAACCGAGACCTCGCAGCGCTTACAGATAAGGCTGCACTTGCGCATAAGGAGCTAACAAAGCTTGCAGCTGATCCAGCTAGGTTGAAGGGCGGATTATATAAGGACTTCCTTCCTGAGGATGCTGCTGAGAAACTCGAGGGTGATATCGCTTCACTGAAGGGCAAGACTATTGGTATTCTTAATGATGCATCAGCAGCTGTCGGTGAAAAAGCAGCATCGGTCGGTAGAAATATTCCATCCGAAATAGTAAAGAGCCTTGAAGGGACAGACGCTGAGATGGAGCTAAAGAGAGCCGGGATGATCGCTGGTGGGCACTTTGGAGAGGGTTTCAATGATTCTGTAACAAGAGATGTGAAACGCGTCCAGGGAGACAATAAAGACGTCGCAGTAGTACCGCCAGCGGAAGACGCCGACGACCTCTACATTCCCAGGGTTGGGATGCCAAAGAGGCTAAACATGGCTGATGAGGTCCTGATCGGCAAGAGCGGCGGCCCAATAACTACGGCGATAGCAGACTTTGGTAGCGCAGTCATTCAGAATGTTGATGAGATCGTCGGAAGCATACACAGCGACTATCACGGTACAAAGGCCGTCTCTCCCACAGCAAAGGGTGTCGATGAATTTACTCCAGATCTGAAGCAAGACTTCAGTGATGCTGTGTATGGCTCGATGGCAAAGCGGAGTTCTCCACCCGGTTCCAAACATGAACGGATACCTGCTAAATTCGAGCCTATTTCGCCAGGTGTATCACCTCCCATCAATCTTAATCTTGAGATTAAGCTCGGACCAAGCACGATACTTGCTCTAAAGGATCAGATATTAAATGCTGGGCCTGTAGGGGATATTGAAATCATGAGAGAGACAGTATGAAAGACCTATTTTTACAACTTGAAAAGGACCCTGAGATGCAGCAGGTCCTTGCCAGCCTAACAGAGGACCAGAGAGATATTCTTCTCGCAGAGATGAGAGAGATAGCAGATAACTTTGGACGGTCACTAAAATCTCTCCAGGAGAACCTATCAGACGAGGATTCCATCGTGAAATTTGTCGATAAGCTTGGGAAAGCTATAAGTATTGGTGACATATCAGACAATATTGGGACAGAGGTGCTACAGTGGCCAGAGAAACACTGAGAGATTTTTTAACATCTATCGGAAGCGGAGAGGATTCTATCTCCTATAAGCTTAGAGACGACTCCGGTGACGGCTCATTCGGCAAGGGAGATGATCTCGGTGTCGATCCAAACACAGGAAAGGAGCTTGTAGATCTTACAGATAACGAAAAAGGTCTTCTGGGTGACTATCTAAATTTTATTCAAGCTGAACGTAACGTCATCTTTAATGTTAGTCCGGGAAACACAGAGGCTGTGTCGTCAGACAGGGGAGCCTCTCTACCCCCAGCTGAAAATCAGGGTGCAGATAAGGTGTTCATTGAGACAGGTAACTCAAGTCCGATGTCAGTTGAGTTGGGAATGTACTCTAACAGCGGACAATTTGACACAGCTGACACATCTCTAGATCAGATAGTAGACAAGACGTCTGGAGAGGACGGTCACGATCTTCTCTCTAAGATTGGCGGAAGGGCGTTAGGCACAGAGGGAGATCTGTCAGTAAATCCTCCGATACAGTATAAGTCAACTCCCATAGGTGATAGAGAGAAGTATATTGTCAATGCATCGGTAAACATCTTAAGGAATAATAATAGATTCTCTCCTGCAGGAGATACAATTGGAGATGCATTTTCTGAGAGAGGAAAGACAGATCAGGAGCTAGATGAGGAACAGATCCTAACATCTCAGAGGGAGTTCGGAGAGTATGATAAAAATCCCTCAGTCGTAAGCTTCGAGGAGCTTAGTAAGATTGGAGGATCTCTTCTTAAGGCATCTCTTGGAATTGAGGGAGATGTGAATAGCATAGCTCCCGAAGATCTTCGTGCAAAAAATGCAGAAGGTTTTCCCGTGATAAATGACGCTACGAAGGAGGTTGGACTATCAACTAGGTCCGGAAGGGGAGACTTTTTAACTCTAGATAGAACAGATGCATCAGACTCTATTGGATCAATGACAAGCACAGGAGATGCATCATTTGATCCATCTAATAAGTGGCTTCTTAGAGCTCGTGCTATCGCAGGTATAAAGACAGCACTAGTTGCAATTGATGCGTTTAAAAGTATTGCTTTAGAGAGCTCCGGAGGAATTGACGCTCTTGTCAATCCATCGAGGTCGCCTCATATAAGCGGAAAGAATAAATACTACGTTCAGCTTGGAATGTCAATGATTATGAACTCTATATTGGTTCCAACAGACAGACCATACACAAATTGTGTGAATATGGGTGCTAGGATAATGTTTGGCCTAGATAAAAGCCTATCAGATGTAGCATCTGAGAGTGACATTAAAGATGAGAACCTTGAAAAGTCAAAGATCATTATGACATCACCTGGATTTAGCCTAGTCCTTGCAAGATCAATTCTTTCATCTATTAATAGGTTAAATGATACCATGTCTGATCTCTCTGGTGAGGATTTTGACTCTGTAGAAGATGCACAGGAGATTATTAACAAGCTAGGAAGAACTCGTATCATCGGTGTTTTAAATTCACTTGCAATTGTAGGGGATATAAGTCTATCAAGGGCAAAGTCAAATTCTGGAAATTTTGGATTCCCTAGATCTAATTCTGCCTGGGACGTTGATAGCCTTCCAGACGGCCCATCAACAAGGGTCTCAAAGAGTAGGACATCTGATGGACACAACGTATCTGCCCTGTCGATGAGAACATCTGCAACTCCCTCAGCTTACGTTCTACCAGTGGGTGTTCTAAGGGCTGTGTCTAGAATGGGAATGAGCAATACAGACACAAATCCAGCAAGGCTTCTGGCATCCACTGTGGGAAAGAAGATCTATGCAGGACAGTCTATCTCAAATGGAGGAAGAATACCTGCATCAGTTGTCCACAGGCTTGAGGATCTACTTGACTCTGAGTATGTTCCATTTTACTTTCACGACATCAGGACAAATGAGATAGTAGCATTTCACGCATTTTTAGATAGCCTATCTGATGGCTTTACAGCTAACTTTACAGAAACAGGTGGGTACGGTCGGATGGATCCAGTCCAGACCTATAGCAACACCAAGAGGGCCATAAGCTTCTCATTTACAATAGCTGCTACATCTCCTGAGGATTTTGATGAGATGTGGTTTAAGATTAATAAGCTTACAACACTCGTCTATCCGCAGTGGACCAAGGGTGACATGATCGAGGGTCCAGACTCAACTAGATTCGTTCAGCCGTTTAGTCAGATCGTAGGCGCATCACCTCTCATGAGGCTTAGGGTTGGAGACGTGATCAAGGGCAACTATTCTAAGTTTAATCTCGGTCGTATCTTCGGAGTCGGTGAGGCAGAGGCAAATCTTGAACCACCCTCAGGTGTCGGAGGAATTTCAGCTATGATTGCCAGCGCGCTTAGGCCGCTAAAGAGAGCATCAGACGAGGTATTTTTAAAGATATTTCTTGCTGCATTTGGAAGCCCTGTAGACTTACTTCAGCCAGGCGGGCTTCTTGGTGTGGGCGGAGGAGGACCGCTTGCCTCTAGGCTAGAATCAGCAGCTACAAAGTTACTGGGAAATGGATTTGTGAATCCTATTTTAGGAACAATTCTTAAAAAGTTTGAGGATCCTGATAATGATATATCTGAAATGATCCCAGGCGCAGCGGGTGCAACAGGCTATGATCCGACACGTAATAGCCAACTTTTTGGGACCCGTGTCTTCATCAAGGCCACACAGGCATATCCCTACAGGGTTATCGGTAAGGACGGTGTAGATCTAGATACATTTGAAACAGTTAGGTTCTCTAGGCCAGTTCTTGGAATAGTCATCGGGAGAGAAGTTCTTGGAATGGACGCGCTGATAGAAAGATTTAAGGATCACTTCTCTCAATACGGGGTCCCACCGTCAGACAATATTGATAAGAGCAAGTCAAGAACACTTTACACGGTCAGCATCATAGACTGGAATGTTCCTGACGGATTTAGGGGAGCCAACCTCATTGTCACTCACTCAGATATCATTCACGATCCGTCACAGACATTTAGTAGATTTATGATGCCTATATTGAGCCCAGGTGCTGCATTGACAGCCGCAGGACAGAATCTAGCTAATGAGGCAGGATCTGCACTTGGAATCGATGCTAGCGGGCTATCTATATTTCTATCCCAAGAGAGAAGATTTCTAAGCGCTGAAAATAATGCAATAACTAGAGGATTTGAGAGCACCAGAGGCCGAGGTCTTGCCGGTGTCCTTAAGGGACTAAATTTTGAGTGGCTTTCTGAGAATACAACTTGGGAGATTGACTGGGGTTCACGTGCTCCTAAGTTTTGCAAGGTGTCATGCACCTTCGCACCGATACACGACATTCCCCCTGGAATGGATCACGAGGGATTCAACAGGGCACCCATATACAATGTTGGAAGGCTATCTCGTGCGATGGGTGGAGATGCTTACGACGACGACGGTCGATCATCTCAGGAGATGTATGATCTCGAACATAGAAAAACATTTAAGAATGAGTAACTAAGATGGCAATAAGCAGATATGCAGGAATACAAAAGATCGATATGGGCAGGGGATTTGCAACTGTTAAGACCTCATCCAATATAAGAAATGCCATTAAGACAGGAGCGCTTGCGTATTCAACAGTTACCTTTAAAGAGGGACAGAGGCTTGACATACTTGCTGGTCAGAAATATGGAGATGCTAGCCTTTGGTGGATTATCGCTGCAGCATCTGGAATAGGGTGGGGGTTACAGGTCCCACCTGGAACAATTATATCCATACCTGACAATCCTGGTGCAGCTATGGCACTTATCTCCTGAGGAGCTCATGCCTACATTTCCTAAGACATCATATCTTGCAATGACAGAGCTTATAAAGTACTATTCATTCGACAGGTCTGTCGGTGATGTCACGCTATCTACAGCCGACTTCTTCCCGAAGAAGGAGGTTCTATCAGGGCTAGAGGATGATCAGGATCTTCTTGAGATATTTCTTGACGTGTCAAAGGGTGCCATGTTTACGTGTGACCTTCTACAGTTTCTAGCTGATAGAGCATCATCAGATAAGTCAGACAAGGCATCAGCTCTTGTTCAGGTTTACTATGAGCCCAATATCACAAATACTAGAATGGGTGCAATCCAGCCAGGATTGAGAGAGTATCAGATAGCTCCCAGCGGATACATCTCTGAAGGAGTTACTTCTGGATTTGATGAGTATGCGTCTTACACTCTTGCTGGAAAGGCAATATCTTCACTTTGGGCCTCTTATGATTCCACAGCTGAGGCATTAGAAAAACTTTATGATCCTCTAAGCATCAGCAATACACTAAAGCTTACAACGTGGAGGGCTAAGAGTGATATAGACACTTATATTCTCGCAGAGCACATGATGGCAGTTGCAGATCGCCCAGGTTCCATTCTTGGCGAAGGCACGCTTCGTTTTGAATTTATGGCTATAGCAGAAGACGGAACGGAAAAAAAGTTCTATCTTGACCTTGTAGAATCTGATATAAATCCCAGCAACGGCGCCACAGGAGCATCTCTTGTTGCACACATTGAGAATACGATACAGATTGCATCTCCTGAAATATCCAGTCAGGATTTAGTAACCGAGACTAGAAATTTAATTGAGTCGATTGAATCATTTGTTGGAATGAAAAAAAATATTAGACCTAATAGCATTCCTGTTGCAACACCTACAGAATTTCTTAATAACTTTAAGATAAACGGAAATCCAAAAAACCCGAGCTCATATTCTACTCCTGGACTTTCTGTCATTATCATGCCCAATCTATCATTTAACCCTACAATGAGACATGTTGGACAGGCAGCTTTATTTTGTGCCGGTCCACCAACAACAGAGATGTCTCTGTGTGCTCCGTTTATTAACCTTAGCTTCATTATTAACACACCAGCTGTTGACACCAATCTTACGACTAGCGCAAACATGATCTCTTTCTTAAGCGATGGAAGTCTCTCGCTGGGAACGGTTGACTATGCCATGGCAAATTCATTGCCATCTGATATTGGAAAAACTGGCGGGTTTATAGATTTAGGCTTCATTGGAGCAGGTGACAAGGGGTCTGTGTCATCAGAGGGCGCTGCTGTGACTAGATCGGGAATGGATCTATTTATGTCACCTCAGACTCTTGTCAACATGGACATTAACCAGGAGAGGTCAAATCCAGTCATTGATCCCACACAGCCGCTTATGTCACTTGATGGAATAACTGTGAAGGAGTATCAATCTGGCTGGGGTCTTATAGGGTTTAAGAGAGCGACTATAAACATAACACTTCATGATAGATCTCGGCTTGGTGAGGTTGCTCACTTTATAGCACCTGCATCTTTTGGACAGGTTAGCTCATTTTTAGAATTTGGCTGGTCACATCCTAACGGTGACATAGCGACTGGAAGCCCGTGGGGAATTTTTCTAAATTCGCTTAGAAATTCTGGAAAGTATAGGCTTATAAAGGGAAATTACTCTATGACATCAACCGGTCAGGTGAAGATCACCCTAGAGATGGGCTCATCAGGAGGCGAAGACTCAAAAACAACACATGTCTGTACAGGTCAGTATGTCCACACATCTCTAGTAAAGGGTGTCCTAAGGGAGATTAAGGCTCAATTAGTTAAGCAGGCTAGAGATCCGCTTGGTGTAAGTGTAGATGTAATGGCAAAGCTGCATGTTTCAACGAAAGGATCAGGGGGAAATCAGCTAATAGACAGGTCAATCTATGACAATCTTAGAAATGCAAGAGAGAAGTTATTTTCTGGTATGATGGCTGGTGAAGAGATGGAGGAAATACTATCACACACGTGGTCAGCTCTTGAGACACCTGGTACTGAGGGAGATGAGACATATGTCAGAAAGGTTTCAGTTAAGTCTATGCTTGGTGATGTATTTGACAATTTAAATCCCTGTACAACATCCTCAGATGATCCGTTTATCTCTAATCTTTCGTGGTCAGCTTACAAGCCTGGATTAAACTTTGCTGATATTTCTATAGCAGTTGATAGACAACAGGGTGGTAGCGATGCCCTAGACCTCACTAATCCGCCAGAGACTGTGACGCCAGAAGACAATGACGAAGAAGCTGAGGGAGAAGAGGAAGGATCAGAAGGTGCAGACGAAGATGTCACACCTGGGAATGACCTTATCCCTGACGTTGAGGGTGTTGGAGACTGGGTGTCACTTGGAAAGGCAATGGCTGTCTTAGTTGCAAAGCCCCTCGCTGCTACAGGAAGATACGACGAGGTTCAGCTTATCTTCTATGGATTTAATGAGTGTGCAGGAGCTCTTGCTGGACGTGAGATCTCATGTTTTCCGATAAGATACAGTACACTAAAGGGAAGGATAGCAGAGGCTGCAAAGAAAAATCCAAATGTAACAACAGCAACTATCAATAGTATTCTCGGTGATCTTGTTAACAACGGTGCAGCAAAACCGTACGGATTCGATGACCTCTACACCAAGGCGAGAAATCTTCAGGAAATTGCTGACGCTGAGAGAAAGAAGAAAGAGGCGGCCGCCGCGGCTGCGGAAGAAGCCGGCGAGCCTCTCCCCAAGGAGGATTCAGTAGAAGATGAGACTCCGAAGTTTAATCTACGAGAGGCTGTTATTAAAGAAATGTATGACCTCGGCTTACCGATGCCTAAATTTAAGATACCGACACTAAAGATACTTCTTGAGGCAGTTCCTGCTGTCACATTTCCAACAGGTCACAGCAACCCACCTATCAGAGATAGATCTAAGACAATTCTTCGGATTCACGTTCTTGACTCAAACTCATCATCTCATCCAGGCGAACAGCTGATCTTAGACTCAATATCAACAGGGGATGTTCCATCTCTATTTTCAAACTGGAATGTCCAGAAGGGTGATATCTCCGGAATCGGAAGGGCTATTGATAGCGTCTACTCCGCAGTTGATCCAGAGACACTTGATAGCCTAATCACAGAGGGCTCAAAAACCGCTCCAGGATCTGAAAATCAGTACGATTCATTAAAGTTTTTTGCCGCAAAGTCATCAAGAAAGAACATTCATAGGTTCATTAAGAGCAAGGTTCCAACAGTTCAGTTTGGAACAGCATTTAGCCCATTTAAGGATATAAGCATATCTGGAATGTCCAGCGGTGCTCTCTTCGACGCCCTCTTGTCGGCAGCATACAGAGAAAAATCAGACCCTCAGACAAAGCTTGGAAATAAGACAGGAATTGAGGAGGTGACAGTTGTTCCAGTTACTGCAAAGGCGTCTGGCTTAGGAAATCCGATGTTTCACTATGGGCAACAATTTTACCTTGACCTCAACACTGGCACGACAGCAGACAATATCTTTACAGTTCGTGACGTAACACATACCCTAGGTCCGGGAAAATTTGAAACAGATATCAGTTTCTATCCATCTGGACAAAACTCTTCTGTCAGCTCCATCCGAGGCAATATGATCTCTGCTCTAGCGACGCTTGATAAGGCTAGTGGCCCACGTACAAAAAGTCCGACAAATCTCCCAGAGCCACCCTCATCAGATATTCCGCTAACCGATCCCAAGACAGGCATTATTACAGGCCTTCTCGGGAGGATTCGGGGTAGCCGACAAAAAAGGCTGGAGGTCAGGCAGGAGCAGGCAGAAGCTGCTAAGAGAGTTGCTGAGGCAAGTGATGAGGCTGACGACTTTTATTGGAATCTGGATCCAGAATAATTGTCTGTACAGTCATCATGGTTTAGTTAAGATATATGTGTGATGAACGTATGCATTCACAAGGATCTACTGGGTTCTGATCTTTATCTAGTCAGTGATTCCGATGGATTTAGATGGTCAAGTTCTATACCTCATGACTACTGGCTTTGTGGAAGATCTGATGATTACGCTAGAAGCATAGACCTATTGGCATCTGCTGCAGGTGTTGATCTTAGGATTGAACCTTCCAGCTCATATTCAAAGATGTGGAGCTCTCTAAGGGAATGTGGAACGATGGGTGTCCCTCTTCGGCATGCGCTTGCGGGAGACGTCTTTTGTGCTCACATTAAGCAGCTTCTGGCCCAGATCCATGAACTTCTATGCGATTATCATGACACATATTATACTAGGGAGTTCGTGACAATACGTCAGTTCCTGCAGGGTTTAGAGAGATGCAAGATTGATAAAAAAGGTGTGTATAAGATCTTAGACGACGACTCCGAGAGAGACGGATCTCTCAGGTCATTTCTCCCTGACCAGCGCGGCTTTATTCGTAAGCCCGTGTATAGCCAGATTTCATCATGCAGCGGTAGGTTAACAGTCACAGAAGGTCCGTCAATTCTAACACTTAGAAAGGATAGAAGACATCTTATAAAGTCTTCCTCACCAACTGGATCCATTGTCCAGGTTGACTTTGTCTCACTTGAACCGAGGGTCGCACTTTCAGTTGCAGGACGTGAATCACAGGGTGATATCTATGAGATGGTCCGTCAAGACGTCTTGGGTGGCATAGCTAGTAGAAATGTTGCAAAGGTTGCAACTATCGGATCTCTATATGGGATGTCATCTAGAAAGCTATCTGAGATCTTAGGCGACATTAGTGCCTCTGAGGCTGTTAAAATCTTAAAGACAATTAGAGATTATTTTAGAATATCTGGTCTTGAAAAGAGATTAAAGCTAGAGGCTTCCAAGGGAGGCTCTATCAAAAGTCACTATGGAAGAGCTATGAATGTTGAGGATGTTTCTGGGCATGTTCTTGTTAATAGATTTGTTCAATCAACAGCGGCTGACGCAGCCATTCTTGGATTTTCAAATCTTGTTAATAATATCAGAGAAAGAGGTATCGACATAAAGCCTATCTTTGTAATACATGACGCACTTATTCTTGATATTGAGAAGAGAGATCTTGATCAATTTTTTGAAATAGCGTCAAAAAATATTATTCTTCCAAGATTAATAGGAAGTTTTCCTGTCTCATCAGAGATCATAAGCTAACATTGAAATACTTATAGCTGAGGCTGGAAATGAAGATTACTAGAAGACAGCTAAGAAGATTGATTAATGAAGAGATTGAAGTTTTCAATATTAGGAATAAGGGCCAATTTGCCTATGTGATGCAAAATATTATGGACAACCCCGATCAGCAGATTAATAATGATCTTATAGAGCCAATAAAGGGAAAGATAATTCTATCAAAGGGGCAGACATTTAATGATATTACGCCAAATGCATCTTATATTTTAATGAAGTATTACAACATAGAGTCAAATCCATCTGCAAATTTAAGAAAACCTCTTTCAAGAACCCCTAGTAGAGAAATTGATCAACAGCGACGTCAAAGTCAGGCTTTACATACAGGCCCAGATGATGTTGACTCAGTCGCAAGTTCACTAATGAGTCATGTTATGGGAGGATCGCCACCGCTTAGGGGATCAATTAATAAAATTGTAGCGGATGCCAAGAGGGGTGAGATAGCTGTATATCTTCAAGCTCCTGATAAAAGATCTGCAACTGACCAACAGGTTGCATGTGCTTTAAGATTTTTACTTGATAACAAGATTAATCCAGCAAGTAAGTATATTATTAATCCGTGCGGCTATAAAGATAGAAAGCATTCTGATCTAATGATGATTGTTAAGCTTTAATGTACAGTTAAGCTCTTAATGTTATAATTTATAAGAGGTGACTATGGAATTATCATTAGATCAAATTGAAAATAACTGGAGCTTATTTGAAAAACTTTGCGGAAGGCTCTGCGATCAAAATTTAGATCGGATGGTAGAAAGCTTAGGGGAGAGACTTTCTATATCACCTGCCAGCTCAAGAATCGATCAGTATAATGCGTATCCAGGAGGTTTAGTTCAACATACACTTGACGTAACTTCTACTGCGAGAACGGTTAATGATTCTCACGATCTTGGATTACCTGTAAGCTCAATATTAAAAGTATGTCTTCTTCATGATCTGGGTAAGGTTGGTGATCTTGAGAATGACTATTTTGTCTCACAGGACTCAGACTGGCACCGGGATAAGCTTGGTCAGATGTTTAAGTTTAATGAAAAGATATCGAAGATGTCTATTTCGCATAGATCACTTTTCCTTCTTCAAAGCTTTAATGTCTCACTTACCAAAGATGAGTGGCTAGCCATACAGCTATCTTCTGGATCTCACTTTGAGGAAAATAGATTTTATGTTGGGCATGAGCCCACACTTGCTCTAGCCCTACAGCAAGCAAAATCTATGACAATACACAGGTTCAAATCTTGCAATAGCTAATTGTTATGAATAATTAGTAATGTGAAAGGTAAAGGCGAGAGTAAGTCTGGATACTATTCCAGCCACGGAGTCATGGTCCCAATGGGACCTGCATTTTCTTCCGATGGATCTAAATATCTAGGAAGGCCAAGAAGGCCTAGATATGCTGGGTCATCTGGATCACCCTCAATGCATGCTGATAGCGGATTCTCATCAATCGATGGGCTCGGCAGGGTCAATAAAGGGTATGAAGAAGATGTCAAAATGCTACCTATGTTTCCAGGTCAGTCAGATGACGATTTTGACGAAGAAGATGACATTGTAGCATTTTTGAGAACAAGAAAGCTACCTGTATATTCCATCGGAATTCATCCAAAATTTGAAGAAAGCGGGCTTAAGACGTTTAACGAAGGATTTATTCCAGACTTTGTTTCAGATTTCTTTAAGAGCGCAGGACTATCTGTTCCTGGAATTGATATTCTAATTGGAAAAATGATTCTCGATAGAGAAGCAGAGCGCGGAAAGGTTGCTATTGACAATCTATGTAGCGGAATTGGTGTCAGTGTTAATGAGTTAAGCGCATCACTAATAGATCCAAATGACGATCCAATGATCTTAATAATACAGAGGGTGTGTGAGCTATCTGATAACGATAGACTTGATGCTCGAGATTATTTTAGAGAATTTCTTAAGGCACTTAAAGACTCGATTGTAACACTAGTTCAGGCTTATGACTCTCTTGCTGTAGTCGTAGCAGGTCAATTAGGTCCGCAGGCTGCTACTCCTGAAGAGTTAGTAACAGTCCCAGCTACAAATTTTATCTCAGGACTGGCAGGATTTTTTACAAGGGCTCTTCCAGTAGAAAGGCTTGTCTTTAATCTATCTTCTAGGCTTGCTAGAATGCTCATTGGTACAATGGAGATATCAGACACACTGGAGAAAGCTTCTCCAAGATACAAAGAAGCTATTGATAGATTTGAAAGCGGATTTGGTCCTATCTTTTCTGCCATTAGATCTAAGCCTGCTCTATCTCTTTCTCGTTTAGGAACACTTTATGCAGCACTCAATGGAGATAAAAGTCTCTGTATAGTTGAAGAGCTCCCGAAGACAGAAGAGGCAGAAAGTGAAATTACTGTAGATGAAGAAGAGCTTGATCAAGATGATGACTATGTTGAGACAGTCGGAGCCGAGCTATCATATGAATCAAATTCTCTTGAATTCCCAGAAGCTGCTGGATGTGCCTGCCCAGTTTCAGAAGCAATGTTTGTGTTGCTGGAGAATAGATATAATAGTATAGCGAGGAGGCTAGAGATGCCTAAGTCAACATTAAGAGCTTTTGTTAGAGAGATGATAAGAGAGGCAGCAGAAGATGAGATATCTGAAGATAACCCAAGCAGATATGGGGGAAGAGGATACCTTCCCAGTGATGTTCTTCCGTACGGCCAGAGCTATATCGATGCTGACGAACGTGACATGTGGGAAGATGTTAAAGATGAGTATGCCGTAACTTACAAGGGTGATGAAGACTTTACAGGTTACAGTGCCAGATCAACAGCAGAATCAGAGCTTAAAGAAGCTGCACTTAGAAGAATCATTAGAACTGAAGCAAAGAGAATTCTTGACTCCGACAACGACTCAAAAAAAAAAAAGATACCAAAGACGATGATCTAGATGAGTTCAGCGGAGCATCAGCAGGCGGGGGAGGACCAGCTACACCAGTTGGAACAGGTCCTGACGGCAGAGACTCTAGTGGAAAGGCTGCACGACAGAGAGCAATTGATGCTAATAGAAGATTCTTTGGTGGAGGAAAAAGCTCTGATTCCTGGATGGTTTATCCGACAAAGGGATACTAATTCTTGAACATTCGTGAATTTGGCTGTATGTTTAAATTGTGATCTTGTTATATCACAAAAATATTGCCAATTTACCAGTTTAAAAATTTAGGAGGTTAACATGGCATTTGACAGAGAGGCCTTAAAGCGTCGGCTAGACGCCTTGAGTGGAAATAGAAGAAAGAAGTCTTCAACCTGGAGACCTACAGAGGGTGAGGATTCTACTATCCGCATTCTTTCATTTCCAGATAATGATGGTCAGCCGTTTAAGGAGCTTTGGTTCTACTATAATATCGGAAATAACCCAGGACTTCTTGCACCCTATCAGTTCGACGACAAGGATCCAATTCAGGAGCTAATTACAAAGCTTCGTTCTGATGATAACCGTGAGTCCTATGAGCTTGCAAAGAAGCTTTATCCAAAGATGAGAGTCTACGCTCCAATTATCGTCCGAGGAGAGGAGGATAAAGGTGTTCAGATCTGGGGATTTGGAAAGATGGTATACCAGTCCCTTCTCAATATTATGCTTGATGAGGACTATGGTGACATCACTGATCCAGAAAACGGTCGTGATGTCAAGGTTGTTTGTAATCGAGAGGCGGGAAGAAAGTGGGCAACAACTACTGTACGACCCAGGGGAAGGGTGTCTGACCTCTCATCCAATAAGAAGCAGGGGTCAGAGTGGATGACTAACATTCCTGATCCAACAAAGATGTATGAGTGTAGATCCTATGACGAACTCACGAAGATCGTTAATGACTGGCTAAACGCTGACACGGACGATGACTCAACAGGAACAAGTATGGGCGGTCCATCAGACAAGCCTAGTACAAGTGATTCGACAGGGTCTGGCTATAAGTCATTAGATGCTGCCTTTGCTGATCTAATGGATTAGTAATTAAACGAGGAGAGGGGGTAATCTCCTCTCCTCGTGGTTTTAAACTACTATTTCTAAACATCAGGAGGGTATATTTTGTCAAAGTCAGTAGATTTTACTAGTGATCTTATTAAGTCACTGAATAAGGAGCACGGAAGCCGTGTAGCATATAATCTAAGTCAGGACATGTCTCCCACACATGTAAAACGATGGATTAGCACTGGCTCTAAGCTTTTAGACTATATTTGTTCAAATAGAAGAGATGGCGGGCTTCCAGAGGGAAGAATTATTGAAATATTTGGTCCGCCGTCAATAGGAAAGTCTCACATCGCCACACAAATAGCACGTACCACCCAGAATATGGGTGGAATAGTTGTGTATATTGACACTGAAAACGCCACATCTGTTGAAAATTTAAAGATGCTTGGAGTTGATGTCTCCAATAGATTTGTCTACGTTGACACACACTGCACAGAAGAGGTTCTTTCTATTGCTGAAGCGACTATCATGAAGGCAAAGGCAATGGACAAGGATATTCCGGTAACTATTGTATGGGACTCTGTGGCTGCATCTTCTCCAAAGGCAGAGCTTCTAGGAGACTATGACAAAGAGTCAATAGGGCTACAGGCACGTGCGATTTCTAAGGGAATGAGAAAGATAACCGGCGTCATTGCAAATCAGAATGTACTGTTCGTAATTCTTAATCAGATAAGAACTAAGATTGGCGTGATGTATGGTGATCCTGATACAACACCAGGTGGGAAAGCGATCCCATTTCACGCGTCAACAAGAATCAAGCTAGGGGCTGGGCAGCAGATAAAGGACGGCGACGATGTCATTGGAATCCATGTCTCAGCAAAGACTATTAAAAATAAAGTAGCACCCCCATTCAGAAAGATTGACTTTGAGATTCACTTTGGTGTAGGAATTAAAGAGCATGAGCAGGTTTTCGATCTATTGAGAAAAAACGGTGCTGAGGCAATTGGTAAAAATCGTGTAGGTGTTTCTGGAACAGGATCCTGGAAAACATTTTCTGTGATAGATTGTGATACAGGTGAATCTATTATTGAGAAGAAATTTCATAAATCAGACTTTAATGACATAATGATGAATCAAGAGTATAAAGGATATATTGACGACCTTTTAGAGGCTGTAATGGTTAAGAAGTTTAGTGAGGATCCTGACATTGACATTGAATCGTATGAAGAGGTTAGGTCAATAGCTCTAGAGGCTGAGTAGGAAGTAGATGTGAGTCAGATTAGGCCTGTCGTTTTAGTTGACGCCTTCAATCTTTTTATTCGACACTTTGTTGCACATCCAGCAATGAATGACCATGGAAGTCATGTCGGAGGAATTGTTGGGTTTATTAATGCTCTAAGGAGAATTAGCTCTGAGATGACACCTTCAGACATCGTAGTTGTGTGGGAAGGTGGGGGCTCAAAGAAGAGAAGAGATATCTTATCTACATACAAGATGAGCAGAAGACCTCAGAAGCTAAATAGATTTTATGATGATGAGAATATTCCAAACACAATTGAGAATAGGAATGATCAAGTTGCTTTTTTGATAGAAGCTATAAAGATGCTACCTGTGATCCAAGCGTATATTCCTGACTGTGAGGCAGATGATGTTATCGGCTATCTTTCAAGATATAAGTTTAGAAATATGAACAAAGTTATAGTATCTTCTGATAGAGACTATTATCAGCTTTTAGATGAGAAGACAATAATATACTCACCAACATGGAAAAGATTTGTCACAAAGAAAGAGGTGATTAATAAGTTTAACATCAGTGCCTCAAATTTTTGTCTTGCTAAGTCGATTTGCGGAGATCCCTCCGACAACATCAAAGGTGTAAAGGGCGCAGGATTTAAAACAATTTCTAAACGATTTCCAGATCTTTCAGGAGAGAGTGACTGTACAATCTCAGAGGTGCTGGAAATTTCTAAGAAAAAACTACAAGAGAAAAACTCACCTAAGATCTTCAAAGAAATAGTTAATAATGAGAGACTGATTAGAAGAAATTGGAAGCTAACATATCTTGACACATCAAATCTTGCACCCACACAAATTGAAAAAATTGAAAATTGTATTGATACTTTTAGCCCTTCACCTAATAAAATATCACTAATCAGGATGATGATAAAGAATGGAATTCAGAATCTTGATATTGATCAACTATTTTTATCGATGAGGAATATTGGAAAACGTAATAATGATGAGTGAATTTGCTTCTGAGGGTGTATCACACTTTAAACAATACGGTAAGTCATTTCAGGAGAAAATCTTTCAGTGTTTGATCACTGATAGAAACTGGGCAACCCAGATGACTGAGGTTATGACCCCATCGTACTTTGACCTTAAATATCTTAGATATTTAACAGAGAAATATTTCTCATATCACTCAAAGTATAAGGACTTTCCCACTCTGCCTCTCTTAATTACAATTATTAGAGATGATCTTAGAGAGGGAAAAGATATTATCATAAGAGATCAGATTGTTGAATTTCTGCATAGAGTTCGGATGAATCCAGCAATAGGGGATCTTCAATTTGTCAAGGACAAATCACTTGATTTTTGTAAGCAGCAGGCGATGAAAGAAGCACTGGAGGAGGCTGTTGAAAGAATCTCTGATGGAAAGCTTGAGTCTGTGATGGACCTAATGAGGCATGCCCTTTCTGTGGGAATTCCAGCATCTATCGGTCATGATTTTATGGAGGATGTTGAGGCTAGGCTTGTTCACATAAGCAGAAATACATGTCCAACAGGAATCCCTCAGCTTGACAGAAAGGATATTTTGAATGGTGGACTCGGACGAGGCGAGATAGGTGTTGTTGTAGCAAATACTGGGGTGGGAAAGAGTCACTTTCTCGTTAGCATCGGAGCAGAGGCACTCCGTAGAGGAAAGAATGTAGTACACTATACATTTGAACTTTCAGAAACAGCTGTCGGTCTAAGGTATGATTCTAATTTTTGTAATATTCCAAGTAATGAGGTAGTCAGTAGAAAGAAAGAAGTTCTTAAACAATATGAAGAAATGGATCTTGGAAGATTAATTATTAAAGAATACCCAACAGGATCTGCGACTGTAATGATGATTAGAAACCATCTTGAGAAACTATCTCTTAAGGGATTCGTGCCAAGCTTAGTCATAATAGACTATGCTGATATCATGAGATCATCTAGAAAGTATGACTCTCTTAGACATGAACTTAAATTAATCTATGAGGAATTAAGAAATCTTTCAATGGATATGAACATTCCTACATGGACAGCCTCTCAGGCAAATAGAGACTCAGCTAATTCTGACATTGTTGGTCTTGAAAATATGTCTGAAGCCTACGGAAAAGCCATGGTTGCTGATGTTGTCATTTCACTTTCTAGAAAGCCCATAGAGAAATCAAGCGGCATTGGTAGAATGTTTATTGCAAAAAATAGAGCTGGAAGAGATGGCATTCTATTTCCTATAAAAATGGACACTGCAAGATCAAAAATCATTGTTGTCGACAGTGATGATGAAATGACTCTCTCTGAGGCATTGAGTTCTGACAATAATGACATGAAGACCATATTGCGGAATAAGTGGAAAGAGATTAACAGTGATAGTTAGTCTGCAGTAAATTTTAAAAATATTGGAGAAACAGGTATATGAATAAACTCGATGATGTTATTAGTGCCTCAACAGAGTATTTTGGCGGTGATGACCTAGCGGCAAGCGTATTTTCTACAAAATATGCGCTGTGTGATAGATCTGGAAATTATCATGAAAAAACTCCTGATGATATGCACAGAAGAATAGCACGTGAGTTTTCAAGAATTGAAAATAAATATCTTAATCCGATGCCTGAGGAGGAAATCTATGGATTGCTTAAGGATTTTAAGTATGTTGTTCCTCAAGGCTCTCCAATGGCTGGTATTGGTAATAATAATCAAATTCAGTCAATTTCCAATTGTTTTGTCATTGAGTCCCCTCACGACTCCTACGGGGGAATTTTAAAGTCAGATCAAGAATTAGTTCAGATAGCAAAGAGACGCGGCGGCGTAGGATTTGATATCTCAACACTAAGGCCTAAGGGCCTATCTACTGGGAATGCTGCAAGAACTACTGATGGAATAGAAGTCTTTATGGAAAGATTTTCTAACTCTACTAGAGAGGTTGCACAGGGAGGAAGAAGAGGGGCATTAATGATAACTATTTCTGTTCATCATCCTCAAATTGAAGACTTTATAAATATCAAGAGAGATAGAAAGAAGGTCACAGGTGCTAATATTTCCATAAGGCTTTCTGATGAATTTTTAACTGCAGTTAGGGAAAGAGCTGATTTTCATCTAAGATTTCCAGTTGAGAAAGATGCTCATCACATAGTTGAGAGATGGCGAGATGCTAATGAAATCTGGAATCAAATTATTGAAGCTGCTCATGACTCTGCAGAGCCTGGTTTAATTTTTTGGGATTCTGTTATTAGAAATTCACCTGCAGATATTTATTCTGATGAAGGGTATGGAACAACATCTACAAACCCATGCTCAGAGCTTCCCCTTGCCCCCTACGATTCTTGCAGGCTGATGCTTGTCAATCTTATATCATTTGTTGACAATCCGTTTACACAAGATGCGTCATTTAATTTTGAAAAATTTTCTGATTGTTCAGTCAAAGCTCAGCGTCTTATGGATGACATGATTGATCTTGAAGTTGAACAAATTGATAAAATTATTAAAAAAATTAAAAATGATCCAGAGCCTGGAAATGTTAAAAAAATTGAAAGAGATATGTGGAGAACAATTCGAGATAAAGCATTGACAGGACGAAGAACCGGACTGGGTGTGACCGCAGTTGGAGATACACTTGCTTCTCTCGGAATACGGTACGGAAGTGAAAAATCTATAAGTGTAGTGGAAAAGATATATAAGACGCTCGCTGTCAGTGCCTATAGATCATCATGTATTATGGCAAAAGAGAGAGGTCCCTTCCCAATTCACAATCACATCAGAGAAGAGGGGCATCCATTCTTAGAGAGAATATGGGCTGAATGCGAGAAGACGCGCACTATGAATAAAGTGTCAGGTCGGAGGAATATTTCAATTTTAACAACAGCACCTGCTGGGTCTGTATCAACGTTAACACAGACAACGAGTGGCATTGAACCAGCATTTATGCTAAAGTATACTAGAAGAAGAAAGATTAGTCAGCTATCTGAGGGTGTACAGGCTGACTTTATAGACGATTTAGGCGATTCATGGAAAGAGTATGATGTATACCATCATGGATTTAAAAAGTGGATGGATATTTCTGGACAGTCTGAGATTGAAGCTTCGCCGTACTATATGTCAACAGCAAATGAAATAGACTGGAAGTCTAGAGTTAAGCTTCAAGCTGCTGCTCAAAGGTGGATTGACCATGGAATCTCTTCTACAATTAATCTTCCCAGCTCTGCAGAAGTTGAAGAAGTTAAGCAAATTTATGAGGCAGGATGGGAGCTAGGGTGTAAGGGAATAACTGTTTATCGTGACGGGTGTAGAACCGGAGTTCTAATTAATTCAGATTCTAAAAATAATAAAAAAATAAACTCTCATGAGTCTCAAAGACCCAAAGAACTTGAGTGTTCAATTCACCATGCAACCATTAAGGGTGAGGCATGGACAATACTTGTTGGCATCCTGGGAGGGAGGCCCTATGAGATCATGGGAGGCCTTCAGCGGTATATAGAGACACCAAAGAAATTTAAAAAAGGTGTGATCATTAAGCACCCGTACAAGACAAAGAATTCTAGATATGATCTAAGAATTGGTGGAGAGGAAGACGAAATATTAATCAAAGATATTGTTGCTGTATTTGATAATCCCAATCATGCAGGATTTACAAGAACTATTTCTCTCGCACTTCGTCATGGCGCGCCAATTCAATATGTAGTTGAACAGCTACAGAAAGATAGAGAAACGGACATATTTTCATTCTCTAGAGTTATTGCACGTGTTTTAAAGACCTATATACAGGATGGAACAGCACCTGGAAAAAATATCTGTGAAAGCTGTGATGCAAAAGATTCCCTCCGATATCAGGAGGGGTGTGTCACATGCATGTCTTGCGGATACTCTAAGTGCTCTTAAAGGAATGAATATTTTACAATGAAGTGGACAACAAAAATATCTGATCTTGTTAAAGAGGTGGAGCTAAGAAAGAATCCAGTAATCATTACTGTTAATAAGTTTGATGAAAAATCAGCTAAGGAATTTCAGCAGCAAGTCGCCCAGGCTCATAATACAGGACAGAATGTAATTCCCATTGTTATAGACTCTTACGGCGGACAAGTTTATAGTTTGATGTCAATGATAAGCGCAATTAATCATGCAGAACTTCCAGTTGCTACTATTGTTGAGGGAAAGGCAATGTCTTGTGGCGCAATTCTATTTTCTTTTGGAGAGCAAGGATTACGATTTATGGATCCAGATGCCACAGTAATGATTCACGATGTTTCATCAATGAAGCATGGAAAAGTTGAAGAGATAAAGGCATCTACAGAAGAGATGGAAAGATTAAATCAAAAAGTCTACACAATGATGGCTAGAAATTGTGGAAAAAAAGATGATTATTTTCTTAAGCTAGTCCATAAGAAAGGTCACGCAGACTGGTTTTTAGATGCAACAGAAGCTAAGCGACATGGAATGGCAAATCAGATAAGAGTTCCTAAGTTTAATATCAATATTTCAGTTGACATAGACTTTGAGTGAAAAATGGATAAAGTATTTTATAATAAATCATCTTCTTTAAGTCTTGGCTGGGATCCTAACTGGTTTGGGTGCGATCATTTTGACGATACATTGACATCTGCTGTTAGAAAGTGGCAAAAAGAAAGCGGATTAACAGCAGACGGTCTTGTAGGTCCGGCTACATATAGAAGGATTTGGACAGAGAGAGAGTCTGAAATATCTATCTTTAAACCGTCGAGCAGAAATTTTGATTCAAATCGCTGGATAGTTCACAATGGAAAGTTTATTCCCATTGAATGGAATAAGGTTATTCTTTGGGATGAAGATTGCGGACTTGATACAAAGAAGGGAAACTATTATGACTATTCGGGAAAGCCTGAAAGAAAGCCAACATTCTTTGTTAATCACTGGGATGTCTGCTTATCATCAGAGTCATGTGCAGGTGTTCTAAAAAGAAGAGGAGCATCTGTTCACTTTTGTATTGATAATGATGGAACAATTTATCAGCTTTTAGATACACAACATGGCGCATGGCACGCAGGCGGTCAAAAGTGGAATCAAAAATCTATTGGCGTGGAGATATCAAATGCGTATTATACAAAGTATCAAAGCTGGTATGAGAAAAATGGCCTGGGATCTAGGCCAGTTTTGGAGGATTCATGGACCCATGGGAATAAGCATAAGCCTCATCTCGGATTTTATCCAGTACAGGTTGAGGCAGCGCGAGCACTGTGGAAAGCAATCCACATCGGACACGGAATACCATTAGAGTGTCCGCTAAGAGATGGTCAGATGTTGACGGGTGTGTCTTCAGAAGCTGCTAAGGGAAAGTTTGAAGGATTTATTCATCATTATCATCTCACAAGAAGGAAGATAGATTGTGGAGGATTTGACTTAGTGCCAAATCTCCAAATTGTAAGACAGTCGCCTATGTATTGTCTATAGTTTTGTGAGAAATAAATTGGAACTTGTATCGACGCATGTTTGTAAAACACAAAATCTCGGTATGCATGGCAACCTCTTCGGCGGAGTAATGCTTTCCTGGCTGGATGAGGCTGGAGCAGCATTCACGTCCCAGGTGTGCGGAACACCAAGGATGGTGACTAAGTCAATTTCTGAAGTAGTGTTTCAGAAGCCAGTTAGAGCTGGACAGATCATTAAGGTATACGCTGATGTTGTAAGAATTGGAGAATCATCAATTACAATTAGGCTGGAAGCTAGAAGGCATAGTGTGTATAACGGATCACAGAGAAATGTTGTCTCTGTTGATATGGTTTTTGTCAGAATAGACGGTGATGGTGAGCCTGTTCCAATTAAGACAATTAGGTCTGACTATCAGGATAGAAGATCTGAAAAGGAACAGTAAGCTTTTTAACAACAGAAGATAGAGATGGTACTTTTATGAAACATCTGTGATCTTTTTTGTTATCATCTTGGGGTAAAAATGACAGCCGTTAGAGTTACTGAATCCACCGGCTCTGTTGGATCTATTCAAATCGCTGACGGCTATGGGAGCTTTCTATCTGGGACACTGAAGGCTGGGGACAATATCACAATAGCAGATATGGGATCAGGATCTTTTGCAATATCAGCATCGATATCAGCAGGATCTACAATCGGTACTGCAGAAGATAGTGACTATTCTGATGGTCTCTTTTCCAGCTTTACTTCTTCAACAGAAATAGGGACAGCCATTGATAAATTTAATGAAGTGCTTAAAGCGCTTGCACCTGATCCGGGTCCAGATTTAGATGATATAAGCTCTAAAAATACTGGAACAACTTCAATTCTTTCTTTTGGATCGAGCAATAATCAAGCCTCTGGATCTCCTGCATATATTAGTGTCTCAACTTCTGCTGGTCTTTCTGCTGTTGATGTAAACGGATCTTATACAGTAACAACTAGTAGCAATAATATACGGCTTGGAGTTTTTGACGGTGATACACATGTAAGCGGTGTTTTAAATGCTGACGTAGGATCCAATAGCCAGGGAAATAGCGTACAGAATTATCCTGAATTTTCTTTTGGAAATGGTGAAACAGGTGTTCTCCGACTTGAGGTTAACGGCTCTACAATTAAGGAGATCGATCTAACTACGGCAATTATTGGAAGCGGTACGTCAGGGATAGGAACAGGATCATACCTTGATTCAGACGGTTCGGGCTTTAATTTTTTCTCTACTGAGTCAACAGGAACACTTTCAAATGGAAACTCTTTTGCATCCTTTAAGCATAGAACTGGTCAATTTGTTGTAGCGTCAGGAAGCCAGAGGCGCGGGTGGAACTACACTAGAGTTTCACATGTCATGACCGGAACGACATCAAATACAAACTACGTTGAGTGGGTTAATGATGATAACGCTAATTCACTGGCTGCAGCAGGAAATGAATTATCTTTCGTAGGCTCTGGTAGCATTCATCTATCTGGAATTGAATATTTTCAAAGTGGTACTGCTACGTATGCTGCTAGAGTTACGAACGCATACAAGTATGTTTATGATAATACTGACATAACTTTTACAACTTCAAATAGCGCCGCAGCAAGTTCAAGCCCATCATTCTCAATAAGCGCACAGTCAAAGCCCACGATAGGCGGAAGTGAAACACATACCAAGGTTCTTCACATAACTGGATCTGGAGCTGTAACTTCAAATTATTTTATAAGTGGATCACTAACAGCAGGTATCAACGTCACACACCCACTTAAGTCTAATCTTTCAAACAGCGGTCAAGCGTCAGCGACAGGGATATTGATGTATAACTTATCAAATACATCAACAGCCCAATCAGAAACCCTTAGGAGAGAAGACTATAGAATCATTAGCGGTGCATATAGCACTCAGGCTTCTTTGACTGATGCTTCAAACAATTGGGACTCTGAGAAGCACATAACTGGATCTAACGGAGGTCATAGTAACGGGTTACAGGTCTATAATTCTAGACTTTACTCTCCGACTAGTACACTAAGATCAGGTGACTTTAGAGACTCTTCAGAGAGTGGAAAGCTAGATAATTCTCCGCCGGGAAATCCAAACTATTCTGGTGAATCTGGACAGAGAACATTCTATAGATGGTTTAAAAATGAAACTGGATCGACAAAGTATGATCTAACGATTGCAATTAACGGATCAGGAACAACAATTGTCACACCTGCGACAGCACTTAATAGTGGAAGAATTAGAGTTTTTGTCAAGTTTCCATCTGATGGAACAAGGGAGACTGGGTGGCTTGATCTAGCAACTGAGTTTGTACTTGATTCCTATGATGATAATGATGGTGCGCATACAGCGAATGGCGGCTTAAGCTTTGATAGCAGCTTAAATGCTACAAACTATGTTACCCTTGGTACAGTTGGGATCGGAGATGATGAATACATTGGATTGAGAATTGAAGCAGATACAGCCTGGACAGGCTACATAAGTCAAGTTACTGTAACGTTTGGTGCGGGAACAGGAACAATAGCTGCAGTTCCAGACCTAGACGACATTGACTGCAATGACGATGGAACAGATTGCAATCTTTCCTTTGGATCTTCAAAGTCAATATCAGGATATACTGATGTAGGAACAGCTGCAGGATTTTCTGCTACAGATGTTAATGGTAAATATCAAACCGCTGCTTCTTCAAATAACTTAAGAAGATCTGTCTTTGCTCTTGATACAATTATTGAAGGTGATTTAAATGAGGATGTTTCTGCAAACTCTCCTGACTATGTTGCAAATTCATTCTCTGATGCAAACAGCGGCTCATTAAAGCTTGAGGTAAATGGGTCTGTTATTCACACAGTTGAAATAACTGGATCATATAATCTAGTAGGCGCTGGAGAACCCGGATCTGGCACAGGAACATCTTTGAACAGTAATAGCTCAGGATTTTTCGACCTGAGTGTCTGGAGGCCTGCAGAGTGGGATAATGAAGTTCCCTATTATCCTGAGACACATAGAACAGGAAAGTGGAGAGTTAGAACAGCTGATCAGAGAAACGGATGGAACTATGCAAGAGTGATCCACACTGTGGGAGGAAGCGATAGAGAGACAAATTATGTTGAATGGGTAAATGACAGTAATTCAAATGCACTAAGCGCTGACGGATTGATTCTACAGCCCTTTGGAGATGATAGTTTATTTTACCTAAGCGGTGTAAAGTATTTTGTTGAGCCAAGCGGAAGTATTGAAGTCAGGGTGTCAAATCTCTATAAAAATGTTTATTCAGATAGCAATTCAGCAGTATCGTTTACAAATTTGACAAATGCAACAGGTGAAAAGATTATTCAGGCAGGAACTGGACTTTCATCGACAAAGTCAACTAGCTCATCTACAGACAGTCTTCAAACGCTAAGCACATCTGCAAATTCTCAAAATGATGACGCGAACGTCACTGGATCCATTCAATTTTCACGATCATCATCTCTAAGCGGATCCTTTTCAACTGCATATAGTGCTTCTGGGTCTCTTGTCTTTGATCACCCGCTTAAGACAAATTTAACAACATCTGTTGTGACATCATCAATTCTTCATGTTTATTCTGCAAGCGATAATTCAAATGCAAACACTACAGAGTATTTTAACGGAGAGGTATTCAGAATTCAGAGCGGAAGCTTTCCTACACAGGCAAGTGTTACATCTACTTCTTATAACTGGTCATCTACAGGTTCGATAAATGATAATAGCAATTTTTCTGGATACTATACAGGCCTCATGCTCTATGATGGAAAGTTAATAAGCCCACTAAAGGGCGGAAATAGTGGAGACTTTAGGAGATATAGTGAGGGAGGAGTTTTAGATGGACCGGTTAGTAATGTAAATTATAGCTCACTTGGTGTTTCAACTAGAGAATACTATAGAGGATTTTTAAATAATACTACAAATGATAGGCCCAGCGTGACAATTGTAGTATACGGAGATGCTACAATTGTAGGAAAAACAGGTGCAAATGCTGCATCCCTTGGTGCTAATAAGAATATTTTTGTTGAAGTCAACATTCCCGCAAAGACAGCATTTTTAGATTTAGGAAAGCCATCCGCAGGGGCAGGAAATACTAGTGCAGGAGATGGATGTCTAAGTGGAGATCTTGATGCAACTGTTGATGGAGGAGGTGCATCAAATACATGCACATTTAATGGGTCTACTGTAGATGGAACTGTCTCTGGTGCAGAATATCTTGTGATAAAGATATCTTCTCATAAAAGCTGGACTGGGTACGTTTCACAGGTAAGCGTGAGCTGGAGCTAGAATGGCAGGAAAAAGTAATACTTCAGCAACATTTTTTGCACAGAAGAAGCTTCTTGGAAAGGCTCACACGTCAAACCTTAAAGTTGACGGTGAAGAAGTTATTGGATCCAATATCCAGGCTGCATCAACTCTTATATTTGGAGAAGATATACCAACTGGCCCAAGTCAGACGCTTTACCTTATTCAAAGTGCTTCAAATGGAGGAGCTGCAACTGTTGAATATATTCAGTTTGTTCTCACAGCCCTAACAGGCACAACGTACGACGCTGACTCTTCTGGCGGCGGTGCAGGATCAGACTCAGGTGAATCTTCTCAGTCATCTGGCCCTCACTGCTATAAGTTCGTAATGCCTTCTGACTATACGTCTAACTCTAGTAACGCTAGGGAGGGAAATGGAACATTTAATAATAATAAGATTGTTCACGAAACCCTCGGTGCACTTCAGCTAATTCCCCCATTCTTTTCACAGGATTCGCCTAATCCGTATATAGTGAAAATTTTCGAGGATGACGGTGGTGACGCTGGTGATGAGATTCCCCTTTTGGATAATATTGACTGGAATGTAGACTACTACAATGGTGTTTTATTCTTACAGGATTACGATTCAGGGAAGATACCTGCACATGCAAAAGCTTTTGCGTATGTTGGAAAAATGCTTGATGAAGTTGTTTCTAGCGGAAGTAGTGGAGGAGGAGGAGACGGAGATCCAAATGCTACATACCTTGTTAAGACGGCAACAGGATCACTTAGTGCAGAGAGGGCTTTAGTTGCAGGAACAGGATTAAACTCAGCAGACGCTGGTGCAAATGGTAATTTCACACTATCTGTAAATAATTCTGTTGTTGCAACACTTACTGGTTCAATATTTTCTGGTCCTGTGAAAGCTTCTCAGATAACGGGATCCCTTACACGTCTTACTAATGGGACTTCATATATGTCTGCTGGGTCTGATATAACTGTAGCATCGTCTTCAGCTGGGCAAATAACCGTAACATCTACTGCACAGGATCAGAGAAAAAAATTCCTATATGAAGTTACAGGATCCCATCAGTCATCTGGTAGATTAGAAATACCATCTGTAAATTTCTCTAATGTAGAATATAATCCCAATAGAATTGACATATTTGTAAATGGTCAGATGATGAGTTCTGGATCTGGGAATGACTATTCTCTCCCACACACAGGGTCTATTAAATTTACCTTTGACCTAATTTTAGGAGACATTGTCACAATTAGGACTTACTAAGCGGTGACATCAAAAATCTTATAAAGTTTCTTCATTTTATAAATTAATTCGTATTCACAGTTTTTTTTGATACTTATGACTAGAGCTACACCAGCCATGGAATCTAGTCAAAAAATGAAAGAATATTCTACTCCAGACCTATCTCTTGCTGCCTTTTTATTAATGAGGGGTATCAAGCTAATAGGTGCAGAAAGGCTATCAAGTGGAAAATTTAATTTTACATTTAGTGATCCCGACAATAGATGCGGGATTTTAGCTTTAGAGTTTCTGAACTCGGAATTTTCTGATTATGATAATCATATTAGAAACCTCAAGAAGGTGATATATAGTAAGTGAGGCAAAGGTCTCACAGTTAAATTTCTTCCTTTGTTAAAGACAGCATACGTTAATTTGATTAAATTTTGTTGTTAAGGATTTTGTTAGATTTTTAATCTAACGTCACACAATGTGACCTAGATTACGCCAATAATCTATAAAACAAAGGAAAAATAAATAATGGCTAATAAAACACAAATTAGGGTAACTCAGCTTTCAGGATCAATTCCGGGAGATACTGAGTCAGCAGCTGCATCAACCGGCCTAGCTCTCTCAGACCTCGGTGATATTCTTGATCACATGGCCTCCTCTATTAAAAGAATGCACGGTGCAGCTACTTTCACAGCTAACGCATCGGGTTCATTCTCAACAAACATCTACCCAGCTTCAGATGACGGAGCTGCTCTAGGTTTCACTGATAAGAACTGGTCAGATCTCTATCTTGCTGATGGAGCTGTCAT